ATGCACATACTCACCGTATCCGTCACACTCAGGGCACACTTCCCGACAGGTGGGAAGCTTCACGCCGTAACAGTCCTCAAAGGACTCAACCAAACTCTGCTTAGCCATTAGTCATCCTCCTGTGCCAGCCAACCCAGCACTCCGATGGCGACAAACACTGCCGCCACTCCTAGAGCCATCCATCCACCAACGTTGTCACCCTTGGTGAACATCTTGTGCGCCTCGTACACGAAGTTGCCAACAAAGCCTACGATGACCAAAGCCATGAAGGTTTGCAAGCAACGGATCATCACACTCTCAGTGCGTGGAGTCATCAACCGATTCCTGTCAGGTCACGAACATGGGTACGCAACACCAGCGTCAGCGTCTGCTTCACACCAGCGAGCGTAGCAAAGGGAGAAATCTCCAACTCGACCGGCCACTCCATGTAGGGCTGACGACACCGGACGGCAGCGATCTTACTGCCATAGTTCCACTCTATCTGCCACGGAGTCTGCACTTCGTCAAACGGGTCCGTGATGTAGAGATCAACGGTTAGTTGCATGGTTACCTCACACAAGCTTGGGCAGCGGGATGCGCTGCACGTTACTGTAAAGGGGGGAGAGCAGGGGGATGATCGTATCACCCGCAGTAGGGTTCTGCGAATGAATGAAGATGTTGCTGATGAACTGCGGTGGGCGTACCATGTCAGATGGATTCATGATACCTGACTGCCTTCCGGCCACATACAGGAAGTCTACGACCGGCATGATCGTGTCACCCTCACCAAGATCGTGGTCAAGGTACAGATCGACCATGTTCCCATAGTGCAGGGCGTAGTTGGTCCATGCCTTGACGATGGCAACGATTCCCTCGTCGGACGTGCGGGCATACACCCAATCAACGTAACCAACAAGGTTTGGGTCTTGAGCGAACGTGCGCTCGTCATCAATCACGAGGATCATCAGGTATCTCCGTAGTAAAACGGTAGCGGCTCGGGATCATCGAGTTGTCTCAGCATCCAGTTGCGAAGGATACTTGCAGTGCGACCATTGCCATCGGCCCACGGGTGGATGTCGAGCAACTGCTTGATGAGAGAGTCAATCTCGTATGGGGGCTGCAAGCCATCAACCATTGGCCCCCAATCTCGCAACCACTCGTGAGTGAACTCGCACCAGCGGTCGAACCGTTCACGAACCTCGCCAGCAGGGGCAGCAGAGCCACCGTGCATGAAGCCAACGTGTGAAGTACGCAGATTCTCACCCTCACCGGGACGGTAAAGGTTGGCGTAATCCACTGCCCTTGCAATCCTCATGACAAAGATTGCGAATTCCTGCCAAGAACCGACACTTTCACGATCTCTGGCGATCTGCCAGCCAGTAGCAAAGTCGCCGTAGTTTCCAACATGCTGACGCTGGCACTCGTCGTAGATGTAGTCGATCAGATCCATCGTCAACCTCTCAGTAGGCCAGCCACAGCGCCGAACCTCGGGCCGTGGAGTGTGTGGGCAAATCGTCGTAACGCTCCTGTCGCAGTGCCTGCTTGGTCTGCGCACGGGTGCGTCGGTTCTCAACCTTGCGGTAGTTCGACACCATCCTCAGGTCACGCTGAGACACGCACTCGTGCCAGTCTCGGCCCAGCAACTCACGCTGGACGTAGAAGGGCATCGTGTTCAGGGTACCGGCCATGTGTTCTCCCTCAGTCTACGAACTTGATGATGTGGTCACCCAACTCTGCACACTCCAGCACCTGAAAGAAGTGGACACCGGGGTAACTGTCGTTGAGCAGGTTCAGCGTCTGCTCATCAGTGCCACAGGTCAGCAGTCGCTTGGTGAAGGTGGTGTTGTCACACTGACCAACCACCCGCATGTATCGCACGTCACTCACTTGCCTGCCTCCTTGACCTTCTTCATTGCGTCCTGCCACCCACTACGGTAAGCGAGTCGTTCCATCGGCTCCCAATGGTCGGGCAAGTCAGGGCACGAAAGGTTTGCCGCCTCTCGCATTGCCTTGACTCTCTGCCAATACCAGTCAACCGACCAGTATCCCCCAGAACTCACACATCCTCCAAGGTGTTGATGTCTAGCGACACGTTGTTGATCCGGTCGATGCATTCGATTTCGATGCCCTGCACCAGTGAGTCTTTGTCGAACTCGTCAATCTGGATCTCGTACAGCAAGCCGAACTTGCTGTGTGCGACCACCACAACGTAGTGGCCCTTGCTCATCTCTCGTAGCTCTACGTCTACGACACCGACAGTTGCGGTAGGAATGTCAGTCTCTCTCAGGTGTGCAGTGGACAGCGAACTCAATATGCTTGCGGATCATAGCTTTGGCATTCTCCAAGGTACTCGTCTGACCCATCAAGGGATGGATGCCCATGTTGTTGTTGATCTGGACATCGAACTTGCCATCCAGATTCTTCAGGATGATGCCCCAGAACTCACCAGCACCCCATGAACCCACACCCCATGCGTGATCCTGTGCCCTTGTGATGTCGATGGTCTGCTGCATCGTGGGCCGCACTTCGACGTGTGTTCTCACTTGCTGTCCTTGGGTGTCAGTACGAGGATCACTAGCCCACCGTTCGGTGAACCAGTTTCGTCTAGCAGGTACTTGCGTGCTTGGAACTTGTAGTCGAACGGTCCCACATACACCTCATGTCCGTCCTTGCCCAAGTGCCGCACGACGTAGAAGAACACCTTGTCCTCAGTCAAGGCCCCATGCCTTCTTGTCTCGCTTGATGTGTCGTGCCAAGAAATCGTCCTCACAGGCACCGATTTCCTCACACACAAGGCGCACCAGTCGTGCGTTCTCCTTGCCACGACTCGGGTGTAGGGCTTTGAGGTTCTCGTCAAGCAGCTTGACGATCAACTGACGGTCTGTGAACTGACGCTCACTCATGGCAACAGTCCCGCTTCGATGTCTGCACGGGTGAACAGCGTCATCTCACCGAGCCTGCCCTCAGGACCGGCGATCAGTTCTGCTTGGAAGGTGTCGTCATCGAACACCGAGCCGGGGTTGACTTCCCAGACGATGCTCTCATCAGCGGGGTCGCTGAACTTGGTGCCCATGGTGATCCACATATCAGTCCTCCTGACAGGGCTGGTTGGGGTGGTGGCGGGTGGCACAGAATCCACAGAACTCTGAGCTTAGACGGTCATGCCGCAGAGCCTCGGCAGTGTCGTCACCCTCGTAGTCATCCTCCGGGTCGATGGTGGGCAGGGTAGGAGTCAGGTCTACTCCGATGATGCTGGCACACTCCCAGCACCGACGGTCCCCGTAGGGATTCTCGGTGAAGGTCGCCTCGGCCACAACCATGTCACGGTCGAAGCCAGCGGCCCCGCAGAGCGGGACGTTGTGGTTGTCGATGTGCAGGCAATCAAACATCTTCGTCCTCCATGAGTTCAGCTAGCTCTGTCTCTAGCTTGTCGAGACTTGCTCGTTCTTGTGCGAGGTACTCCCTGAATGACGAGAGGGACATGAAATGGAAACCCTCGTAGCCATCATCCGAACGGTAGAACCGCACCATGCCCTCGCTTACGGATGACACGTACTCAATCCTCATCGGCCATCCTTGTAGTGTCCGGGCGGGAGCACAGGGTTGTGGCTCTGCCAGCCTGTGCCGAACTTGTTGTGACGAGCGACCCACTCGCCCTCACCGTGGAGCATTCTCCATGCGTAGGACGCAGAGCCAGTGTTGCGCTCCCAGTCCCACAACCATGTGTCGTCCTTGACGATGTGGCCGTTGTCGTTCACCACTACCTGTGCAGCGACGATGCGATCCTCGGCCGCTTCGGTCAGGGTGTTGTACGGACCCTGCAAGCCGTCGTCGCTGCTGTTGCTGGACACTGAGGCTAGCCAGAACATGATGACTCCTAGTCGTCGTCGGTGTGGTGGTCTACGAAGTCGTAGGTACGGGTGGACAGGATGGCTTCGATCTCGTCAATGGAGAAAGGCCGACGCTCAGGGTGGCAGTCGATGCCCACGTCCATACGTGTGGACTCAGGTGCGTTCAGGTTCCCGTGCGAGTGTCCGTGCAGGTGCCACGATCCGTGGTGTGCATTGGGCCACGTCAGCATCGGGTAGTGGCACATGATGTAGGTGTGACCGTTCAGCTTGCGGCGCACAAGGTCATGCACGCTGCTCCACCCTAGCTCAGTCACCCACTTGGGGTCATGGTTGCCACGCACCATGTGCTTGATCCCATGCAGTGAGTGGAAGATGCTACGGGCACGCTCCTGTGAGCACTGTCCCATGCGGAAGTCACCAAGGAACCACACCTCGTCACGGGGACGGATGGTGCTGTTCCACACATGGGTGATGTAGTCGTCGTGGTCCTGCACCGTGTCGAAGCCACGGATACCACAGCCTACGAAGTCATGCCCAAGGTGTAGGTCTGCGGTTGCGAAGATGTCAGCCATGACTTACCTTCCGTGCTCGTACTCAAAGGGACACCGGCCAGCGGGTGCGGGCGTCGTTGCGGTGGACACGCTGTCGTCCCAGCCACGTCCACACTCACTACACACGGTGGCAGTGGGGTCGTCGGAGCGAAGTTCCACCACGCCATTGCGGTGGATGAACTTTGTCGTGGTGGTGGCCCAGCCCATCGGCTTGCTCATCAGTAGTCCTCTCGGTTGCGCCTGCCCTTGTTCTTGCGGCAAGCGTTGCGGTCGTTCTTCTTGGGCTGGATGGCGTGCTTGACTGCACGCTGGTTGACCCGCCACATGCGGGGGTCTGCCCTCGGTGTGGGAGGGACGTTGCTCTTGGGCTTGCTCATCATCCCTCCTTAAAGGGTGTCGTGTGGCACGGGTACAGGGAATCGAACCCCAGCGGTACAGGTTTGGAATCTGACCGGCACAGCCTACGCTTACCCGCATGAAACGGTTAGGCGGGAGTTTAACCCGCTTCTTGACGGCTGTAACACCCCCAAGCGCATTCACGTCTGCCTACTTACCTAACCGTTCATGCTATTTGTGGTCACTAGTCGCACTATCGCTAATAGCTTAGCGCCGGATTGCTTGCTCACCACCGGGGGCCGAACATACTTTGCTTTCCCAAACTGCCGCATTTGGACTCATGTTTAGGTGGCTATGTTAGACCGTTGAGTAGTTTAACGTCATGCTCAGGACGGTAACTCACTTGGCGAGCACGTAGCTCTCGGTGCGACCGGACTTGTAGGTCTTGGTCACAGTCTCACCGGCCACCAGCGCATCCATCTCGGACTTGCTGAAGGCAGCGAGGTAGTACGCCTTGGTGCGGACCTTCTCGCCTGCGGGGCGGGACTTGTTGTTGCGGCGACGGCCCTGCTCCTGCTTGAGAGCGAGGGGCTTGACCGTCACGGTACGGATGGGAGTGTTGCTCACGTTGCCTCCTGTGGCGTCGTGGTTGGTTGGGTTGGTTAGCTAGGGAACTAGCTCTGGGTGCGGGTACGCACCTTGCGCTTCACCACCGTGGGGTTGGTGGCGATGGCACGGGCACCCACCTTCACGGGCTGCTCCACGACCGAGATCGGGAAGTTGCCGTAGGTGGGGTCACCGATGCGCTCCCGCAGGATCTTGCGGGCGAGGTTGGTCGCCTCACCTCGGTTGGCAGCGGCCACCTTGATGGGCAGCTTGTGGTCGCCCACGGCGAAGATGGCGGTGTAGGTGGTCAGGGTGGTGATGGTGGTCATTGCTGGGTGCCTCCTTAAAGGCGGGTTGGGAACTTGCGATGGTTGTGTGGGCGATTGCGGCTCAAACACTCTAAACGAGGCCAACAATTCTTACCTAGTGCTAGACCCACACGTTGTCAGGTCCGGGGATCAATCCAGCCAGACTGACGTTCTTGCGTTCAGCGGGTGGCGATGTCTCGCAGGTAGTCGATGACATCGGCTGCGGTCAGGTAGCCCCGCACACCCATGTCATCCAACCCGTTCTTGGGGTCGATGGGAGCCACCTCAAACAGCCCCATCTGACACCCGGAGCCATCGGTGATGATGGATGCGCCCCACCCGTTGTCGAACTTGTAGACCCACTGCACACCCGTGGTGTGGACCTTCTGCGTGCAGGACTCGGTGGGTGACAGGCTACGGAAGGCACTGTCTCGGCGGTTGGGCATCTCGGGCATGGGCATGCAAATCCCTCTCATGGGCTTGGTTGGTGTAGCTAATAAGCGCAACAAGAAGGCTGGAGTCGAACCTAGCCCGCTGTCCTTCACCCCGGCACCAGCACGGTTGCTGCGTGAACTCCGGTCAGGGATCAGCCCACCCTTCTTCACACCCGGAGGGTGCGGGGACGCTACCGATTCCTTGTTACGCTTACTAGACACACCATACGATGGTGTGGTTGTAAAGGTAGGGCTGACTTACGACACCAGCCTGCTAGTAGCGGTTTGGCTACACCCTTGACTAAGGCCCCTTGGGTGGCTACCTTTACAAACGTTTGCCACGGCTTACCGTCCGTAGCCTCGGGGGTGATATAACACGTCACCCTAGCGGAGCAGTTTACGTCATACTCAGGACCAGCTATCACTCACACTCCAAGTTGCCGTAGCACCTACGTTGCGGGAGCAATTTGTGTGGCATTGCTCAGTGCCATTCCCTCTGCAACTGTGTGCTAGGGCTATGTGAGCAGATGTTTAAAGTCTTACTCAGGACCATTCATGTAAACGCTGTGCGTGCGGCCAGCCGCTCGTCCATCTCCTGCCCGGACGACCCGGTACAGTGTGGCATCGTTGAGTCAGTTTCGTGTCCTGCTCAGGACTGTGTAGTGAACATCTCGTTCCTCTCACCACACCCCTTGCACACTGGCAAGGTAGCTGTGGTCAGTCGATGGGCTGGGACTGGGAGGCTTCCCAGTCCTCGGACTCGGCGGTCAGCACCCAGTCCACGATGCGGCGGTCACGCTCGTCGCTGAACGCCTGCATGTGGGTCTTGGTACGGACGACGTGCTTGGTCTTGGTGGGGTTGGTCATGATGTGTGTACCTCCTAGGTACGGGGAAGGACCATCCAGCCCGACTTGCGGACTGTCTGTGCTTCTACGAAGGCTTCCGCCTCTGCACGGGTTGCGAAGATGTGGGCCTTGCGACCCGGTTCCACGGTCACGCAGTTGTGACCCTCCATCACCTCGGTCACGAGGTGTGGCTCCACGGTCATGCCCTCATGGGTGAAGCCGGGGATCTGCACACCCGTGCCCTTGAGGCCCATTTCCTCGGGCAAGGCACAGATGCTGAGCGGGACGAACATGGCGACGAAGTTCTTGACGGGACGACCGTTGACTGTCTCGGTCATGGGACTAGCCTCTCGCTAGAGTGGACGGACTGGCATGACAGCGTGCCCCTTGTGCATGACTGGGTAGCACACGTTGGGGTACACCTGACCCTCGGCGGCGTGGTAGTACCACTCGGCCTCGGTCTGCGTGCATGGCACCCACCTGATGCCACCGATGCGGTAGACGATGGTGGGTCGTGCTGGGCGTGGCTTGGTGGTTCGTCGGTTGCGCTCGTTCATGGTCACTTCCCGTCTGCTGCGGCTCGGTGGTTGTCGGACTTGCGGGCGCTCGGCCCACACTCGGGGAGCTTGGAGGTGCGACCGACGTACTCGGTGCGCTTGTTGTCCTTCTCGACCCGGTAGCGGGCCTGCTTCTCACCCATCATGCCCAGCACACTCGACACTGCGGGCATGTTCGACACGATGTGCTGCGGTGATCCGGGCAGGGTGCGGTACTCGGACGGGATCTGCTCCACCCGACGCTCGTGCTTGCGGGGATCGTGCATCGGATCTTCGGTCTTGGAGCGGGATCGCATGTTCGCTCGCAGGGCACGGGGTGCCATGTAGTTGTAGGTGCGCTTGCTCAACTCAGCCTCCAAGCTGGTCTTATGGACGTTTGCCCGGTGTGTGATCTCAGCCCCGGTACTTCATCATGCGCTCCAACTCACGCCGGGTCAGCTTGCCCTCGGTGTGCGAGCGGGTCACCACACCGGGGCGGCTGGTACGGTCCACGGTGTAGGCCGTGCGGGTACGGGTGACCTTGGGGTCACGGTCGGTCGGGGAGAACACGTTGCGCCGTGTGGGTGGCGGTGGCGGGACGGGCTTGCTCATGCATGTACCTTTCTCGCAGGTGGCCCCCTAGCGTGCATCGAAGCACCACACCCTAGGTGTAGGGGCGAGCAGTTTCAGTCATGCTCAGGACTTGGCATCTCAGGCGGTGATGAACCCGAGCGCCACACCCAACTCGTCCAAGGTCATGTCCTTGGTCGAGCGGTAGGCGTCCCACCACGCCGGGGTGCCCTTGGAGTCGGCACCCACCAGCTTGTCGGCCAGCAGCGCCCGGTTGCGCTTCACCGGGTCGCCACCCCGCACACCCGGCTCGTTCCACGCCGGGGCGGTCTTGATGGTGGGCACCTCGGGCTGGGCCTCGGCGGGCTTGACGAGCAGGTCCAACTGCTCACCCGACAGGGCCATGAGCACCGGGTCGGTGGCGGCGATGCGGGTGAACTTCTTGGCACCCTGCTTGCGGGCCGCTGCCTTGGCGGCCTTGTTGGCGGCACGCCGGTCGATCTCGGCCTGCGCCATCTCGGGGGTGATTGCGGTGTTCTCGGACACGATGGTCCTCCATGTGCTAGCTACTGCGAACCTCTGTCGCATGGCGCCCAGAGCAGACGTCGAGCCTTAGGAGGACCGGCGTAGCAAGCGTTCTGGAGTGCAGTTGCACGGTCGGCCCAGCGGGCACACTTGCTAAGCCCTAGTCTCTCGACTCTGGGCGTAGGTTAGGGTTGCGGTAAGCTTTAGGCGCTCTTACACTTAGGTTGGTTTCCGGGCAGGCTTCGCACTCAGTCGTCCGTGGCCGTCCCTGACGTTGCACTGTCCAGTCACCCGTGGGTCCGACACATACCCACACCGTTCTCAGTAGCACCCCGTTCTTACCGGGCCGTCCCTAACCGATGACGCTAGCTCCTATTGTGGCGCACTACCTAGGTAGGCTCCCCGTCGCACTAGCTCACACTTCCTTTACGGCGTACCTAGCATCAGTCCATACCTGTCGCATGGGGACAGACTTCACGCTAGGGGAAGCGTGCCAATACCTCTCGTCACAGGGGCGACTATCTAGCTTGCACCACGTTGGGGTCCGGTTCGCACTCGTCGCCACTCTAGGTGGGGAGACTATGCACCTGCCACGGCAGGACCAGAATCGCAGGATAGCGAGGTTGGCTATGAGGGATGCCCGGTGGACTGACACGCTAGCTGTTCAGAACTAGCACTGCCGATGGTTAACGGTGCGGCCTGTTAGGCGGGACCGATACTCCCTTGTACGACACGAGCATGACACGCCTAAGCGTAGCAGTCAAGTGCCTATGTTCGGGGAGCCTTGCCGCTCCCCCCCCCCGCTCACCTCGGCGGCGGGGACAACACCAATGTACCCCGGATCGACCCGTCGCACCACCCCCCGGGGCCGAACCCCGTGTTTACTAGGGACTGGGCGGTATTGCCTGCTGCCCACTGGCAAAGTATTGCATTCCAACTCTTTGTTTGTCGCAATTTTGGTGTGAATCCTGCAATATCACTGCAATTTTTCACATTATTGCTTGCATATATGCAATTTCTTGCATGTTGGCCCGTAACATGGTGTATGAGAATCAAAACGCACTTCCCATTAGACCTACCACACATCCCTTTACTACCTCAGCATGCTCGGGACAAGATTCTGCGCAAGGTGCTGAAGGAACAGGTGGGCAAGATCGTGACTGTTGAGATGGACGGGGAAGAGTTTGAGGCAACCATCATTGAGGTTCGGCAAGTAGATGGTGGCTTCGACACTGTTGTTGAGTACGAGGATTGAATCAACAGTTTTGCTGTCGTTGTATGGTTATGCTCGTACTTTGGTTGGATGTTGTCAGTGATGTGATTGTGACTATTGCTGCTATTGCTGGGATCATCTGGCTCTACAACAACCGAAAGCTTTAGGAGTTTGATATGGCTATTACATTCAATACAATTCTTGCATCAGATCTGCGTGATTCCAGTGGTAATCAGATCAAAATCGTTGAGGTCACTGGAGTTGAGGGACCTTATACTGTTGGTGGCGTAATTCTTGAACCAGAGGATTTTGGTTTTACTGAGATTCTTTCGATTCAGGCACAGCCAAAGGTTATTGGACCAAGCGACATCAATGATCCAGATACTTGGACTGATCCTTGGGCAGCGGTTGCTGACATCAACGTGATTCGAACTGACATGAACCTAGATGGCAACTATGAGTGGCGAGCAGTTTTGCTGCTGCATCCTGCTGGTTATGGCGGTGCTCAAGGTGATGGGCTTGTTGAACTACCGGACGGCACGCCGATGACATTCTTCCCTCAAAATGCTCCCGTAATGACAGTAATTGGCTCAACAAAGAAGAAGAGAGACTGATAATGCCATCAACCGTTCAGCAAGCAGATTCACAATACGCTTTGGATTGGTCGAAGTGGCCTGTTCCGACCATGCCAGACCTAAAGGTCGTACCGTGGGGCAACATTGATTCTTTCTGGCAGCACGACCTCCTTTCAGAGCCTGTTGACACAGAGCGCACCAATGCGTTGTCTCTGTCAGATTATGATCTTCCAATTGATGCTGACGCTGGCAATGCTCCATGGGAGGGCGTCAGCTATGGCATGCCCTTCAACATCATCAACAATGCAACGCCATTGACCAAGGTATGGGATATGTCGAGGCCCATTACTTGGAACTGGTTTACCCCCAAGTTCCCGATCACTCGGGTTCCACTTCCCAATCTGGTGCGTCGTGGTGGCGATCCCACCAATTCGTTCGACATGCATTGCATTGCTTGGAACGAGGAAAGTAAGATCCTCTGGGAAGCCATTGTGCTGAATAGCTCGCCATTCAACCGCCTGAAGACATTCGGTCAGTGTGACTGGGTGTGTGGTTACGATGGTGGCGGTCGTGGTATTGAGCGTTGGGATTGCAACAAGCCATGGGACGCTCCCGGCCAGCCAATGGGTGTTGTGGCCGCAAACGTACCCAAATTCCCTCTCGTTGCGCGCTGGGAAGAGATTCAGAAGGGTCGAATCGACCATATGATCTTTGCAGTGCTGCCGAACTATGCTCCCGAAAAGGTTGGGTATGCTCGTGGCACTGATGGTGACTGGGTTGGTCACCCCTGTCGTGCTGGTGAGCGGTTGCGCTTAAAGGCAGAGGTTGTGCAGCGTTTTGCTCCCGGCACTGCTGCCCGGATCGTAGCTCAAGCTCTGCATGAGTTCGGCATGATGATCGGTGACCGTACTCGTGGTAAGGGTGCTCGTACTGGTCCTGCTGGAATTGAACTTACACAGGATCGCCGCTGGGATCAGGGTGATGGCAACATTGGTCCCATTGGACGAATGGGATTGATGCTGAGCGATTTCGAGGTGATAGCTCAGTGAAAGCAAGAGATCAACGCAGCGCTCAGGTAACGCCTAGCAATCTGATTACCCTATTGACCATAAGTGTACTTATTTTAGGGCTATTGGTGCTACTGGCTAGTTGTCAACCAGCACCCACAGCAGATGCTAGGCGTCCTCGCACCACGACCACTACGACGACAAGCACAACTACAACGACAACCCCATCAACAACAGTTCCAATTGCTGGCACTGACTCAACTGCCGCATTGCAAGCAGATCTCAATGATGGCTCTTTGTTCGTTGATCGTCAGTATATTGTTAATGGAATGCTAAAGCCTCCAGCAAACTCTACCATTACTTTTGGGACCAATGGCTCTTTTGTGAGAAACATCATCCCAACAGCCAACACCACTCCTTTCATCATGATGGAGCAGTCTGGCGTAACTATCAGGAATGCAAGGATCACCGGCACTAACCCATGCTGGTGGACCAACACTCTTCCCTATAACCCAGCTTCTATTGGACAAACCTACTCGCAGTGGGCGGCGGCTTCCGAAGAGCAAGCGGCATTTTATGTCAAAAACAAGGCTGGAAACATTGTGATTGAGAATGCCGTGGTGCGGGACGTGTGGGGCGATGGCGTAACGCTTTTGGATGCTGGCTCTAATATCACCATAACAAACTTAGATGCTCGTTGCCTTGGACGATCTGGTATCTCCAATGTCAGTTCGGATCGGGTAACGGTCACTGGCGGGAAGGTTTCTGGAGCATTCTGGTGGGCTTTGAACATTGAGCCGTTCTCGACTCGTGCAGTCTCCAATTACCGAGTGTCAGGTATGGAGATTGGCTTCACTCGTAACTACTGGCTCTTTGTTGGTGGTCCATACTTCAACTGCAATGTCACCAATGTGGACGCCACTGGCAACATTTTACTTCCAACAAGTTCAAGACCTCCACAAATTGCAGCTTGCGTTGCAACACAGGTCAAGTACTGAGTCCAATTCTTTTCTTCAGTCGTCGTTAAGCAACTGAATGAAAGGACTCAGGATATGGCTATTGACGATTCGTTCATAGGCAAGGGACTGAACAAGCTTTTCCCTTCTAAAAGGTATGCTCCGTATCGTGCAGATGACGTAGGTTGCCCTACCCCTCCACCGTTTGAGGATGACGAGGATGAGGGTGGTGAGCAGTCATGAGTTGGCCCGCATACACTGCCGCTGGTGCTTGCACCGGTAGAACTCAGCCCGGAGCACAGGCTTTGATGGATTGGGCTGTTCATGATTTTCGTCAGGGTGCTCGCAACTATGGTATTTACAATTGCCGTAGCGTTCGTGGCAGCACGAACCGTTCAGTGCATGGCGAGGGTCGTGCGCTTGACGTTGGGTTCTCTGGTGTTGGTAATCCAGCAGGTACTCGACTAGTACAGGCTCTACTGCCTCATGTTGGTACCCTTGGTATTCAGATGATCATCTGGAATAGACGCATTTACAGTGCTCGCTATCCAAGAGGTGCAGCCTATACAGGTGTTAATCCTCACACGGATCATGTGCATATCGAACTTACATGGGATGCGGCTCGTAGACTGACTCGTGCTCGTGTGCAGCAAGTTGTGCGTCCACCGGCACCTGCTGTACCTGACTGGAATGCTATTCGCCGCTGGAATGCAGGTATTCTACTTCCCAAGATGCAGAATGTGAGAACGCCACTCAACAACAAGTCTTGGAATGAGGACATAAAGCTTCTTCAGCAGTCGCTGAACATTATACAAAATGCTGGGATCGTGGTTGATGGTATTTATGGCCCAGTGACGTTCATGCACGTTGCTGGTTTTCAGCAGAACTGCAAGAAGCTGGGTTTGAAGATTCTTGATCCGGTTGGTGTCGTTGGTGATAGCACGAAGTGGTGGCTGTGTGCCAATCTTCAGAACATTCGGGACGGTAAGTGACAGAATCCTCTGAGACGCTCCACATGGCCCTCTCAGCGCACCTCTAGACCGTTTGGCTACCACCATAGCTCAATACCTAAAGTCTTCGTAGAAAGCAATTTAAGCCCAACACAGCGAAAGGCCCGTAAGCTAGATGCTCACGGGCCTTTCGCATTGCTATGGACTTTTACTTACGAATGTGGATCGTAACCAGTGCCGGGACCAAGCTCATCGTACTTGGGAACCTTGGCAACACCGAGTAGCCAACCCCAAGCAGGCGAGACATGCTCTTCTAGAACACGAACAGCAGCGTAGTAGAGGGTGATAATCACAGCAGCTACAACCTCAGTTACCAGACCTTCAGGAAGATCTAGCCCGACAGAGGCAAGAGCAGCTAGAACTGAACCAACCACAACAGGCACCAGAGTTCGTACAATAGAGGTACCGACGCCAGAAACTAGCCGATTTGGCTCGTTGTCAAAAACTTCAGACATATCGCACTCCTTTCATGCCCTATCTCATCGACATCCGAAAAAACCGATTCAAATGTTCAAAAGTAAAGTCGATAGCTAAAGGACAATCTATTGAAGGGCTTATCGCATGGTATATGTGCTTGATACGTCGGTGTTATTGTCTGACCCTAAGGCGTTTGAGCGCCTAAAGGATAAGGATTTGGTTATACCTTTGATAGTAATAACCGAGCTAGAAGCCAAGCGAAACCATCCAGAACTGGGATTTGCAGCCCGAAATGCACTAAAAACGCTCGAAAAGTGCCGAAAAAGTCAAAATATCACGCAAAAAGTCAAAAATAGTGCAAATGGGTCCATTAGAGTCGAAATAAACAACATTTTTGACTCTGAACTGCCAAATGCGTTCAAAGAACCCACTAATGACAACAAAATCCTTGCAGTAGCGTCAAATCTTGCAAAAACCGATGATGTCACCCTACTGACCAAGGATTTGCCGCTACGACTGAAGGCTTCAGTAGCAGGCGTGCAAACAGACGACTATCAGCCCGACAAAATGGTCGATAACTGGAGTGGATGGGCCGAAATCGCTGTCTCAGACAATCAACTGAATGACTTATACGACTACGAGTGCATTCCGACTGACGAAACCACTCTACACATCCCAGAAAACACATATCTGATCACGAAATCACCATATGGCTCTGCACTTGCACGTAAGCGTGGAGAACAGATAATCCACGTCAAGGATCGACAGGTGTTTGATCTTCGTGGACGTAGCGCAGAGCAGAAATTCGCACTCGACGCACTCATGGACCCTGATATTGGCATTGTGTCCATTGGTGGTGCAGCAGGTACTGGCAAGAGTGTTCTTGCTCTAGCTGCGGGTCTGGAGTCCGTTTTGGAGCGCAGAATGCACCGTAGAGTGGTTGTGTTTCGGCCATTGTACGCTGTTGGTGGACAAGATCTTGGCTTCCTACCGGGGACAGCAGAAGAGAAAATGTCGCCATGGGCAGCCGCAGTTTTCGATGCTTTGGAGTCTATCTGTGGCGAAAACGTCATTGAAGAAGTAGTTGAGCGGGAACTGCTGGAAGTGCTTCCTCTTACGCACATAAGGGGCCGAACCCTTACCGATTCCTACGTCATCGTGGACGAGGCGCAGAACTTGGAGAAAATGGTACTTCTGACAGCCATGAGCCGGATCGGCAGTAACTCCAAGATCGTTTTAACTCACGATGTAGCACAACGCGACAACCTGCGTGTGGGAAAGTATGATGGAATTACTTCAGTAATCTCGTCGCTGGCCGGGGAGCATCTGTTTGCCCACGTTACACTCACAAGATCCGAGCGTTCACCTATTGCGGAACTAGTCTCTAGTTTGTTAGAAGACTAAGGGCTAAGTCTCTCAAATCGCACTCGCACCAACTCTTTCCTTGACGGTGGATCAAATTTCATCTCCATCACAGTCATAACCTTAGAGCCATGGTTCGGATCAGATGTGGTATAAAGTCCTACGCCTCTATAAAAACCTAAAAAAAGATCATTGCCAACGTATTGAGGTTGCTGAAAACCTTGCTTGGGGATATATGCACCGCTAGTTGGCATAAGGTCCAAAATGAATTCCATCAGTTGGTTTGTGCCAACGAATGCAAAATCGCGAGATGTGTACATTTTACGCATCTCATTAGCAAGTGCGTTGAGGAAATTTAAGTGGACGTAGGGATAATCGAATCTAGGGATTTTTGGGTCAACGAATTCGTAGGTTTCAGCAAATACTCCCCTATTTCCCCATCCTATGATCTTCTCGTCTGGTATGTTGAGAGCACCCGGTCCAGATGTTTGAATACGATCAACAACGTACTGACCCATATTGATAAATGTTTTTCCGCCATTGATCGGCATTATGATTCACCTTTGTACACACGCTCTCCATGGTCACAAACCAAGACACCGCTGAGGTGATCACACTCATGCTGAGCCACCCATGCACTCAGGCCAGAGAACCGTAGAATCTCTTCGTTTCCGTCGAGGTTGGTGAACCGGAGAGTGATTTTACCATAACGCTGAGTGGAGTACCAGCGCTCGGGAACGGAGAGGCAGCCCTCAAATACAGATGTCTCGTCCGAAGACTCTATAATTTGTGGATTAATGTAGGGGACACTTAGCTTGTCAACGTACCAAGCGTAAGGAATTCCTATCTGTGGAGCAGCTAAACCGACGCCATCTTCTCTTTTGAGAATATGGATCGCCTCATCAAGATAAGGCTTGACTTGAGTTTCGATGTCGGTCACTACGTTGGTCTGCTGTCGTAGGCCCCGCCCCTTAGGTCCATTTAACGTTACTAGGCCCATTAGATTCTCCGTCTTTTAGGTTTATGCCATTTCTTCTGCTGCTGTTTCTTTGCTATACGCTTATCTTGTTTAGCAACTTGCTCTTGTCGCAGCTTTTCAGTGTTCTGAATTGCCGCTAATTGCGCTTTTCTTTCGACAATATCTTCTTCATCTAACAAGAACAATTCATCGTCTGGATTCGACATATCGATTCTCTAGGTAGATTCCAAGCATACTAGCTACAATAACAAAGGCAAGTTGTACCAAATACTGGTCAAATATCGTGACGGCCAAAATAACACTCAAAACTTGGTACCAAGAAAACTTAGATTCAAACAACCATTTCATGGACAGACTCTTCCATTTGCGTTAAATGCCTCTGCGACCAACGGCATCAGTTCATTGAACTTGAACTCAAACTTCTCTGCAACCATCGCAATCTCACGCTGAGGCTTCGAAGGGTAGGTTGCGTCTTCGCGTTCGGTTCTAAGACTCAGGAAGGCCATCAGGCTGCGAGCATTACAGGTAGCATACATGGACGAGTAGATGTTCACCGGAAGTGTCATACGGGCAACTTCCTTGGCTACACCACGCTTCAGGCGTTCCTCGTACTTGTTGTACAGATAGAAGCAGTCTTCGGCCATGTCAAGCTGTAGCCACTCTGAAAGCTCAGGAGGACCCTGCTCAAAGTTGTAGTCACCAGTCTTGCCTGTCTGAATGAGGTTGCGCTCACGATTGGGGATATAGAAGACTGGATCTAGCTCCTTGTAACGCCCAGACTCTTCATTGTACGACCAGCCAATACGATGGCGATGGAACTCACGAAAAACAAAGATAGGAGCAGAGACTAGGAAGGTAAAGGAATTGTGCTCAAAGGGAGTGCCATGACGGTTGCGCATCAGAAAGTTGATGAGTCCCTTGCCCTCTTTCTCGCCCTCTGAGAGATAGGAAACGGATTCCAGTCCCTCGGTCGAGACTCGTGCCGAAGCAACGACAGAGGCGTCTCCACCGACGTTTGAGATAAGCTCAACAGTTACGTCGTCACGGAAGGTTACTTCAGTCATTTAGTTCCTCTGGAGAGATGGTAAGCAATTCAACATTGGCTGTGGTTAAAAAGTCGGACATGATGTCGGTATGTAGACGATCCTTTTCATCAAGGATAACAATCCGATAGATACCGGAACAAGCAATCATCTTTGCGCACGTAAGGCATGGTCTACCATTCACATACAGAGTCGCTCCCTTGTAACGGGACCCGTCTGCGTGAGCGAGTGCATTCTGTTCTGCATGGCCCGAAAAGCATAGACCATCACCATAATCATATGGTGTGCCGGATGGTACGTCATTCAGGTAACGTGGACACCCACCATCTTTGCAGTGCAGCATACCTGACGGTACACCATTGTAGCCACTGCCAGCAATGCGGCCCTGCTCGTCAACAATTATGCACATAAACTGTGCCTTAGCGCATGTAGAGAATATGCGAGCACCAGCTACACACATTTGTAGCCACTGCTTGTCCTTCTTGGTGATCATGAAAGGCAATCCCAAGTTTCAGATACTGCATCATATTCCCAGCGTGAAACCTTGCAGCCACTCAGATCCTGTGCATTTGTCATATACGCTAATACCTGATCACCAGTTGCCGGGAAGTTATCACCATCGTGCTCAATGAGATAGATTGTGTCAACGTACTCTGGTTCGTCAGCCATCTTCGCTCATTCTCTCCACAACATCTGTCCAACCCATTCTCGTAAGCTGTGCGCTAATTCGGCCTCCCATTGCAGCATCAGCCTCTCTACAGACAGCAACCATTGCATCGGAGTCACGTCGCAGGTGATGTGTCTTACCATTTGCGTCAAACACGTAGGCATACGTTCCTCCCCCTAAAGAGATAATACGATCTACCTCACCGCTTGGCTGGTAAGGAGACTCTTTCCCTTTTCTGGCGACCATCCCGGCCCTCCGCTTGTCGTAGTTGCGACAAGTTTAGCAAAGCTTCGGGTGACGGCAAGTTAGGAGGTAGTGGAGGACGAATTCCAGCGAGGCACCGGGAGCCTGAATGTTTGAGGTTCGTACCAGCGTCACCGGGAACGTTCGTAGTTGGAGGTTTTTGGCTGCGACGTACCTGTGGTTACCGTCCTTGAGCCGAACCTTCTTATCGTCATAAATCAGCAGGCCCGGATTCAGAATCCCCCGACGAGCAATGTCTGCCGTGAGTGCCTGTATCTGTTCAGCATCCTTGATTGCTATTTCTCTGATGTACCTAGTGTCAACAATTTGCCCTAGCAGATCCATTTCAAGGTCCACAATTCCGCTGGCGAACTGTGGCACCAGACGTTCGGCATTCTCTTCAACAAACTCACAACCCCAAAAGTCCATAGCAAATACCTCTATGGATTTACGGACAGCCATACACACAAAAGGACCCCACCGCAATGGCAGGGTCCTTTTGGGGAGGAAGGCTTGATTGTTTATGATACTAGCAAAGCTTCGACTTCATCACCGTTTGGAAAACGAATGTCAATCTTGAAACCGTCGTTTTCCAGCAAGTGGAGTCCTACAATCCTTGCGGTATCTCCCTGAGAGATGTGCTGGGACAGTTTCTCAAAGTCGGGGTATGAGAATTCGTCGCCTTCACGAATGGCGTAAATGACCTCTCTGCCATTTTTGCCAGTTTGGTAGATCTCGTGATCTTGAACCATTTTACGAATGGTGATGATGGCCTGTGAGTATGACCATTCAGTATCACCAAACAAATCTTGGATGGACTTTGGTCCTTCCTGAAGCCGCTCTAAGACGTGCTTCCTTCGACACTCCATCTCAAATTGAGTTGAACGCTGTTTCTTGAGCGTTGAGTTCACTTTTCTTCCTTTGGTTGTGGACGTTGGCCCTCCTGATCCACTACCCCCATGCCGGGTGGATATGACCCGATCGGTGGAACTTTTCCATTCTCTCAAAATTAGCTACCGAAAGTCAAGTGGTCCCTTGTGACATTTGTCCAAACGTGGTTCAGAATTCCTTAACTTCTACAAGTTTGGCGGTCTAGTACAATAATGGGATGGTTAGCGAAGAGTTAACGTTAGAAGAAGACGATGGAGTCAGTTTCTTCTGTTTCAAGTGTGGAACGGATGTACGTTTCTCCAAAACGGACCCTCAATCATGCGATTGTGACTTCATATTATCATTGCATCATATGATGATGAAACCAAATCGTGATGACGAGTTAGAGGACTCGCTTGTCTTTGCCGACAATCATGCGTTGATTGTTGATGATGGTATAAATGTCATGCTTTTTCAGGATGAGGATCAATTGTATTCGCTTGTCCGCAGTGACGATACGATATCATGAGCGATTGGCAATCTAGAATGAATGCCCTCACAGAGACGGCGAACATTCTTCTCAATAAAAACGTCATAGACTTGCCTCTGGTTGATGGAAGAATACTAGAGGTCTATGTTGCCATCTCTGCACAAGAACGAGCAATGGGTTTGAATGACATTGCTTACATTGATCTTGACGGGATGCTCTTTGTCTACGAGCGTCCATCTTACACTCCATTCACCATGAACAACATGATGATGGATCTTGATATTGGCTGGTACCGCCACGATGGTTCCTTGATCAAACGAGGAACCTATCAGGCTGGATACGATCAGCCACTTTTCTCTCCAGAGGCGTACTCCTACGTTCTGGAGACTGAAGCAGGTGCTCTTGATGACACCGCTTTACTCATTCGTTTATAGGAAGGGCCTGAGGTGGCTAGAGATTTTGAAGATTGGTTAGATGAAGACGAGTGTTGCTTGGAGTGTGGCGAGATTGATTACGCCATGTCAAAGACACCCGGTCTGTGTGTTGACTGCTGGAACGATCTCTATACGCATCAGGATCGCTTCGAAGAGGCAGAGCAAGCTAATCAGTGGCTCTAAACGCCCGAAGCCCCGACTAGTAAAGGTGCCGGGGCTTCGGGGTTCATGCAATTAAAAAATATCGTTACAACGGCTAAAAAGTTTGCTCAGTTCCTTCCAATTCCTGTCCCCCATCTGCCTGATGGTTTCTAGGAGAATTTCCGGTTAGCTTCCCTTTTTGCCCAATATAATATAGTCGTGGTTGAGTTGCATACTTACAATATCGGTTGTATGCAACTCATTTATTTAGTCGTCACAATCATCATCAATGATCTCAAATGACGAGGAACAGACGACCCGCCCTTTATAGCTCACATCGACTGGCGGAATCAACATCTCCAAGGTATTTATTGCCGATTGTAGCAGAGTGATCGCCACAAACGGACTTACGTTACCGAGATCAAGACTTGGGATGTCGCCCGTACTATTGTCGAATACAAGTGTGATGATCTGAAGATCTGGCATTTCTGTGATCATGTCATCTTCTGGATATTGATCGTCTTCTGGTTCTAGATCTTCCATAACGACCTCAGTTCTTGAGAGCTTGTCCGTTGGGTGTAACGGTAGCGGTGAATAGTCTATTATCTAGAACGGTTGCGCCGTTATTGATAAAAAGAGGACTACAAAAAGCTCTCTGCTGGCCTTCTGGTTCATAGTTGATAATGAACAGACCGTGCTGCCACTTTTCCCTTGCTATACCGGCCTGACCGCCTCTTGGTGAGACTCCTGTGCGAGATGATGGCAGAACACCATCTAGACGACACAGGCATCCCGGTGAGCCAGCAAAAATGGTTGTGTTGTCACGATTTTCAACCTGAGCCATCAGGAACTCTTGTCGGTGAATGTGGCCGTACACGGTTGAAACGTGCGACTTGGCTAGATACTTCGCAGCGGTTCCACCGAGTGCAGATGAGACAACGCTACCATGCACAAATCGCAGGTAGTCATTCGCCCAGTACTCGCCATCTGGATAGGTGTCGATGGCTGTGATGTCGTACTCGTCAAATCGACATAAACTCGCTATGGACAAAACTGGGCGTCGTTCGTTGCCTCGGGAAATCCCGTGCAAACCGGGTAGCTTGTCAACGAGCGAGTTGTTCAGGCGATCCTCGTGGTTGCCGAAGAAGGCGATGATATCGGCATCTGGCGCAAGTTCCCGCTGGATCGCAACCTCGGTTGTGTAGCGGTCGATAGCTAGCTGCACAGGAGCCGGTCCCATGAAGCCGGGAGCCGAGCGGTGGTTGGAGAATCCGGGGAGGTCCAGAGCATCTCCCAGATTCACTATTGTGTCAACCCCATATTTCTGTTGCATGTATCCTATGACTTGATACACAACATCGATGGCAGCTTCGTCGTGAGTCGTCGTTCGCTCACCATCTACATCAAGATGATATCCAAACTGCTGGTCTGGAATCACGATCATGGTTTTGAAACCCGTCGCTTTGGGTTCACGATCCGCTTTCGTAACCTTGATCTTGAAACTTCCAACTGTGCCGAGATCGAACTGCGGAATGTTCTGCGGCACCACTTCAATTGTCTGAGAGACAGATTCTTTCTCTACAGGAATTGATACACCGTCTTCTTTGTCCCAGCCGGGGTATCTCTTCTTGGAGAAGCCAATCTTTGTCACCTTGCCAAGACCGGCTTGTTCAATCTCGTCAATCATGTACGAGAGATCTTCGGAATGTACTGGGTTGACGTTGATTTTGAACTTCTCGGTCCAGTATCGCTGACCGTAGCGAGCGATTGTTGTCTGCTTCAAAACCGGCAAGCCTTCAGCTTCCAGCCATTCAACAATCTCTTTGGCTCGACCACCTTCACGCCAAATCGCTTCCATCTGTTCTCTGGCTGGGTGGTCTGAAACTCCCTTGGGTGCTGTCATGTGCTGCTTCTCCGTCGAGCGACCGTCGTACTTTACCAAATAACGGTCGCCTCTTAAGTTAAAGGAGAGAATCTTGTTTTTGGCATAGAGGTTCCTTCCCTTTCGCCTGAGAAGGGAAAGAGTTGAGATCATCTCAGTGGATCTCTATGGGCCTAACTCCCAATATCTGGTTAGGACAAGTAACTCTAGAACACCAATGATCTAATCTCTTAGATCATCATCCTCCCCGGTTTAACTGCCGGTACAGCGCCTTCGGTGAGCCTTCTACTCACACCCTGTTGAGGCTGGTATACTGGTCTTTCGATCGCAGCAACACAGCTAGTCCTCGTTAGGGAATTTCTTCTCAGGTATCGATAACGGATGAACCCACCCATTCAGAGCCTTGCTGTTAATGTCATCGGGCCTTGCCCGGTTATCTTCTGGCAGCGATCTCCTTGAGTTATGATGAACGAGCCAGATTTTACCAAGCCCAAACTCGGCCAAAACTTAAGAGCGGGTTTTCATGGATTACGCCACTTATATCAAATCAGACAAGTGGAAAAGAAAGAAGAGTGCATTTTGGCGTGCTCATCCTAAGGTGTGTAGATCTTGTGGTTCAAAGGAATCTTTGCATTTACATCATGCAACATATGATAGACTTGGCGATGAGAGGTTTGAAGACTTGGTTCCATTGTGTGATAGTTGTCACATTGCGTTACATCAGATGCACAAGGATTTTGAAGATCTAAGTTTACAGGAATTTGCAAATGAATTTCTTGCCATGAATAGATCTAAGCAAGAGCCTGAAATTCTCACTCAGCGTCAGTTGAATCGACTAGCCAACGATAAGAAAATCAGAGCACGAAAGAAAATTAAGGCTTGGAGGAAATGATGACTATTACTGCTGAAGAAATACTTGCTCTTATCATCAACGAAGATAGTATGGATTGGTATTTAGATACATGGATACCTGAAGAAAGCATTTCTTTAAGGTTAGAAGGTCATATTATTCTTCCTAATGAAGCTGAAAAATTAATAGATTCGTTGCATAAGCAAGAGCTTCGTGAAGCTATCAACGAAGCCTTGGATCATGGTCTTTATATGGACACTGCTCGTGAACTTTTGGAACGTGTACAAAAAGAGGTATTTAATGAAGGGTGAAGAAGTTTATCTAGTTTTTCGAGATGGTGGCTATGACGATGGACTTTCAGTCCTAGGCGTTTTTGCTTCTCGTCATGATGCAGACCTATGTGTACTTGACTACACTAAAGACCATTTGGAAATGTATCCGAATGGTGATGCCTTTCCATTTGATGGTAGTTCTAGGTACTTTTACAAGGCATGGACTGTCAAATGAATGACAGAGCAGATCTACTGAACCAGTATAGAGAAAACCCATCCAAAGAGTTGATGGGTAAGATCATGGTAGCATATGAGCCTATCGTTGTTGCGAATGCCAAGTCTATTGCAAAACAGCTTCCGAAACACATTGAGCTTGATGATCTCATCTCAGACGGAATGTTTGGACTCATTGATGCGATCACAAAGTTTGATAACTCATTCGGCTACAAGTTTGAAACCTATGCCTCTTTCAGAATCAGGGGCGAAATCCTCGACAAGCTTCGTGGAGCAGACTGGGCACCCAGATCACTGAGGTCAAAGTCCAAAGAGGTCGAAAAGGCCACACAGAAACTTTCTTCCGAACTCAACAGAGAACCAACCAAAGAAGAAGTGGCACAGCTTTTGGGGTGGGATGTTGAAGAGGTGTATCAGATCGCCGGGGAAACCTCTTCTGCCACTATGTCCAACTTAGATGACCTTGTAAACATCAATGGAACTAAGTTCTCTCTTTCAGACATCATTCCAGATCAAAACGTTGTCACTGAGGATTATTCTGAGATTAAAGGTAAGCTGATCGCCGCGTTCGGTGAAATGAACGACGAATCCCGCACCGTCCTCAGCCTGTACTATGTACAAGATCTTTCTTTACGTGAGATTGGCGATCTCATGGGTGTTACTGAATCACGTACCTGCCAGATCCACACTTCAGCCCTTTCTAGTATTTGGGAGCATTGTTTAGCATGAGAAGGTTCATTAAGTTAGATGACGTTCTGATCAATCCAGATTTTATTGCTTTTATGTACGCTCATACTATTGGGCGGGATCGATATACACTACTTCCGGGGGAAAGATGTGTATTGGACATCAGGACAAGTGATAACACCTTGATGTGGACTCGTCAGTTCGATACTCCTGTGGAGATGCAGGATTTGTTGAATCTTATTCTTGATGAAATCGGCTACAAGGTAACGATCGATGCTCGTTAAGATTGCTAATTCATACATTGAAGCCAACGATGTATGTTCGATAACTCATTACAATCCTCGCATTCCTCTGAAAGAGGACTTAAGGGTCATTTCTATCCGTGATGACAAAGGTCGCGGCATTTTAGAAGTGAACAATGTCAGCAAAGATGATGTAGACATGCTAAAAGCACAGTATGCCGATGTTATCAATGTGGCAAAGAGACGATCTGAGCGGTTAGCAAGAAGATGACGGTCAAGTATGGGCTTTGTTCCGCTTGCCATAAAGGTGTCTGGTTGGATGACAAGATTCGCCCAGACTTGCCGTATTGGGTGCATCCTTCTCGCATGAAGGCTGGTTGCAAGAAAGCGATGCGAGAGTCGCAAGTTCTGCCAGATCCCCGGCACCCTTAACTTTTCACAAAAAAGAGGTCTGTTAAAATTCAACCTCTCTCGGCCGTTCCTTATTTAGTCAAAGCTCACGCCCTTTCTGGAGGCACCATGTCTGATCTGCTCTCATTCCGACTACCCGATACATTCATCGAAGGATACGCAGAAAAGACACCAGATTGGGGATTTCCTATCGGCGGGGGACAATCTCTGTCAGAACTCATCTATGTAGACAAATACTCTGCCCTCAAAGAAGACGGAACCAAAGAACGCTGGCACGAAACAGTCCGTAGATGCATCGAAGGTTACTACAGTATCCTCAAAGATCACTGCAAACGTAACCGCACCCCATGGAACGACTTCAAAGCTCTCGCCTCAGCCAAAGATGCCTACGATCGCATGTACCACTTCAAGTGGATGCCACCCGGTCGGGGACTACAACACATGGGACGCCCAATCGTACACGAAGAGCAACATTCGTCGGCTCTTCAGAATTGCGCTTTTCTCTCTACAGCCAAGCTTTCCTCACATTCCGCTGAGGAAGCCACACTGCCCTTTACACGCATGATGGAGATGTCCATGTGGGGAGTAGGGGTAGGCTACGATCTCAAGGGAGAGGGCAATATAACGCTACATGAGCCTAATCCAGACAAGGTAGAGGTCTTTGTGGTGCCCGATAACCGTGAAGGGTGGGCTGAGTCGGTCGGAAAACTACTAGAGTCGTACTTTTTCAAGAATCGTCCAACGGTAGAGTTTGATTACTCGGAAGTGCGTCCTGCTGGGAGTAGACTGAAAAGATTCGGCGGGAGGGCCTCCGGTCCCGGTCCACTGATGACATTACATGAGAGCCTTTGTTCCCAGCTAGGGAAGAGAGAGGGTGAACTCATCACCTCCAGAGACATTCTGGATATCATGAACAAGATCGGTAAAGCGGTAGTGGCCGGTGGAGCCAGACGTTCAGCCCAAATCTGCTTCGGTGACCCAACTGATACCGACTATGTAAATGCCAAGAACTGGAACCTTCCCGAGAACGCTGAGCGCACCGACCCTGACACCGGGTGGGCTTGGAACTCCAACAACTCTGTCTTCGTCAGCGAAGGGGATAACTATGGTCCCATGGTGGACGGTATTCTGACAAATGGTGAGCCGGGGTTCATGTGGTTGGATCTTGCTCGCAGCCATGGTCGCCTTGTTGATCCTCGTAACGACAAGGATTGGCGTGTAGCTGGCGGTAACCCTTGCCTTGAGCAGTCGCTGGAGGACAAGGAGCTATGTACTCTCGTTGAGGTTTTCCCGAGCAAGCACTCGGATTATGAGGATTTCAGAGAGTCGCTCAAGCACGCTTACCTCTACGGCAAGGCTGTGACGCTGCTCCCGACCAAGTGGGCTGACTCCAACGAGGTCATGGCCCGTAACCGTCGTATCGGATGTTCCATCTCTGGTCTTGCACAGTTCGTGGAAACCAAGGGCTGGGCTGAGCTTCGTTCATGGGCCGATGAGGGCTACAAGTTCATTGAGCATCGTGACCAGAAGTACTCTGAGTGGCTGGCTGTACGTGAGTCGATCAAGAAGACTTCCATCAAGCCTTCAGGTACGGTGTCGCTCGTTGCTGGTGTCACTCCGGGTGTTCACTGGCCCACAGCTTCAGGTCATTACATTCGGCGTGTCCGCTATTCAGTCAACAACCCTATTGTAGAGCATCTAAAGAAGGCTGGCTATGATATCGAACCTGCACAGGGAGATCCAGAAAACACTGTGGTCGCTACTTTTATCACGAAGGGTCCAGATGTTCGTGATGAGCGTAACGTAACCATTTGGGAAAAGGCAGAGCTTGCGGCGATGATGCAGCGCTACTGGGCTGATAATCAGGTATCTGCAACTATCACATTCTTGCCGGATGAGGCTGATCAGCTTCTGCCACTACTTGCTTCCAAGGATGGTCAGTTCAAGGGTGTGTCGTTCCTTCCATTGGGTGAAGAGGCTACATATCCTCAGCAGCCATACGAGAAGCTGGATCTAACCGAGAAGGAAATCGAAAAGAAGATGAAGTCCTACAAGTCTCTTGGCAATCTGTACAAGGTTGGTATTGAGGCCGAGGGCGACAAGTTCTGCGATTCGGACGTCTGTTCAATTATTTGAGGTGACAAATGTATGATAGAGAATCCCTCTATCGTTACCTGTACTCCAAGTGCGATCAGAACAATGTGATTGCTATCAAACAGGGTGAGATTGCCAAAGAGTGGGGTATGTCGTATCAGAGACTGTCTGGCATCATGAAGGAGTTTGTGGACCTAGGGATGGTGGAGAAGATCCGCCACAAATGGGTCTGCCTCTACGATCCAGACAAGATTCCGTGGGACCGTTTCCGGGCGCTCCGCAAGGAGTACATGGCCGCTCAGCGAGACGCTTGACTCGCAAGGCGAAATTTCGGTATACTCCCCTCATGGCTTTCGACTTTTACAATCTTCTGGATGAATCCAAGGCTGCGTTTGAAAAGATTGGCCTCTACGCCATGTCTGCTCAGGTTGGCGCAGTACCGGCACCGGGTCAGGAAATGGAGATTATGTCTCCAGATGTTGATATCGATGAGGTTCTCCGTGAGGGGAAGGCCGACTTTTTCCTCGTAATGACGCTTCGTGTCGGTAACGTGGCTTGGTCTGATCGTGTCCTGCGTCCAGAAGAGTTCGAAGCCAAGCAGGAGTTCGAACAGATCGTACCTACTGAGCTAGAGATGCTCCGTGAGGAAGCTCGTCGGGCGAAGAAGGAGTGGGAAGAGGGTTGGGATGATCTCTGATCCTTCAGATATCCAGTTAGCTGAGCCGTTTTTTGATCCACGCTCATATAGTAGATACAATGAGCGGTGGAACCCTTGTGAAGCAATTTGGGATGGGGTAAGCACTCGCCTCTTCTGTTCCAAATTCGGCGCTCCCGCATGCAGACCTTACATGACATCACCCAATGACAAATATGTTCATGATGTTGACAGAATGCGTGGCCTTAATTCTCAGTGGTTGTATGTTGTTGATTTTGCTCCATCAGACTTTATTAACAAGCTAAGCACTTCTTATATGTTGATGATGGGGCTGAAGTTTGTAGTGAAGATCAACACTCGTGCGGGAACTAAAGCAACAGTAAGGCTTTCTGATTTTCTGCAATCAGTTTGAGCGACCGAGGCGCAGCAAAAGGGGAGGTTCCGGGTTTCCGGGCCTCCCCTTTTAGGTTTTTTGTGTCACTGAACCGTTTACAATGTATGGGTGACAGTTCACGAATTCGCCGGTGTCCAGACCCAAATTTCGTACCGCAAACTTGAGCCGGTCCCCTATTGGCTTGACCGTGTAGCTCTGTTCATGCAGGTTCAGAACTCTAAGGAGATTTACAAAGACATGGAACCACTTGTTCGTCAACTCATTGCTTCTCGTATTAAGTTCGCTCTTGAAGCTATGTATGATAATGTAGACGAATGGCTTCCGTCCGCTTTTACGTTTAGTGAGGGCGACACTTTGGATGTCCATTTCAGAATCACTAAGACGAACATTGAGAGCGATGTCAAACACGCAGAGAAGGTCACTTCCTTCAAGCTGAAGGAAGCTTCTGAGGATCTGCGTGAAATGATGGCGCAAATGGAGCTAGAGGATGAAGCCATCGACAGCCAAAAGTAAGGGCGCTGAGACAGAAGAAAAGTACGTCCAGTACCTGATCAGCAAAGGGATCGCAAATGCCGAGCGCCGCCACCTTAAGGGTCGCTTTGATCAAGGCGATATTGCAGGTTGGGCTGCTCCTGACCGTAGATGGAACGTCTGTGTCGAAGTTAAATCCGGTGCTGCTCTTGATATCCCTGCTTGGGTTCGTGAGCTTGAATCTGAGATGGTCAATGCACGTTCAGAAATGGGATTCATCGCTGTACGTCCCAAGGGTAAGCCAAGGCCAGAAGACTGGTGGGCAATGATGCCGATGGAACTCTTTATGGAACTCATGAAGAAGGCTGGGTATCTATGAGGCTTCTGGTTGGATGCCCTCTTGTCGGCAATCCCGAGGCGGGAAGAAACTGGATTCTTGACAAGTGGTACGAGCATCTGATGACTGCTGGCGAGAAGGCCGGTGTCGTACCAGAGGTCATTTGCAATGTTCACCCGGACGATGCAGATACTGTCGCTTTGCTTACTGACCTCAAGGTCACCTTCTTTTACTCAGTCTTCACTGGTCGTGACGGCGATCATCGCTGGAGCAACGACCGCTACTACGAGATGGTCAATCTACGCAATGAATTGCTTGGCGAAGTTCGTAATCTATCGCCCGATTACTTTTTCAGCCTTGACTCTGATGTGTTGCTGCATCCAGACGGTATTAAGACTTTGCTTTCTGCTGTAGAGGAAAAGCCGGATGCTTGGGCCATTGGGTCCAAGTGCTTTGTGTCTCGGCATAGTACTTTGCATCCCAATATGGGTAAGTGGGTTGGCCCACATCGTGGCACCATGTTCAAGCGTGAGAATCTCAATCAGCTTGTCAAAGTTGATATTTTGATCGGTGGATATTTGATGACAAGAAATGCTTATGCGATTGACTATGTTTACAATCGCAGAGGTGAAGACCTTGGTTGGTCACTAGAGATCCAGAAAGCTGGCGGCACTTTGTATTGGGACGGTCGAGTTTGTAACAAGCATGTGATGCACCCAGCTATGCTGAACGGCGTTGACAAAAGGGTGGGTTTCTGATGCTTGATATTTCTATGGTAGTTGTCAATTATCATACGTACCCGATGATCGATCGGTTCCTGTCCTCCTATGACCAGTACCGGCCAACCGCATCTTCGGAGGTTGTGGTTATCGACAACGAGTCAACCGATCAGGTCCATAGCCTCAGTCTCCCTGACAGCGTGACGGTTCTCCCGGTAAAAGCCAATCTCGGTTACGCAAAAGCCTGCAATTTGGGCGCCAGTCTCACCGAGTCACGGTATATCGGTCTGTTCAACTCCGATACCTATTTCGTCAATGACGCCTGTATAGATAGGTGTATCAGCTTTATGGACAGTAACCCCGATGTGGGGGTTGTTGGACCACTTCAGTACTCCAGAGCCAAAGCACCTCGTAAGTTTACTGCTGCCGGTATTATTGGCACTCATGCCAAGCCGAAGCATCGTGGTTGGTCCAAAACTGATCGTGGTGAGTACAGAGATGTACTTGAAGTCGTCATGGTGATTGGGTCGGCCATGATAATTCGCCGGGAAGCATGGAATGCGATTATGAACGATCCAGTGTTCCGCAAGCATTGGCCGAACGCCAAGGGTGCTATGCCAGAGCACTTCCTGTATTATGAGGATACTGCTGTTTGTTATGCGATGCCTAAGTTTGGCTACAAGGTATTTCATGTTGGCGATCAGGGTGCCGAAATGGTTCATGAGTGGCATCGTACAATTGGTCAGACTGGTCATAATCATCTGAAATTGTCACGGCTACTCTTCCGTGAACTGATGGATGACTGGGGTATTGAACATGACTAATGTCTACGGCTTAGTTGTTGCCAAGAACGAAGAGCATAGATATTTGAAAGAGTTTATTGAGCACCATCAAGATATATTTGATGGTCTTTTCCTATTTAATGACCATTCGACTGACAACACCGTTCAGATCTGCTCGGACTATGGTGTATTGGTGCGAGACGCTGGGTCAGAAACCTTCATGGACCATGAGGGCGAATTTCGTTTCGCTGCGTGGCAAGCCTTTGAAGAGGCCATGAAGCCAAATGAACAAGATTGGGTTTTTGCCATTGATGCCGACGAATTTCTCGTCAGTCAAGAAGGTGATCCACGCAAGGCTCTTCACTCGACCATTGAGCTTGCTGAGTATCTTGACTATATCGTAGTAAAGATGAAGGTGGATGAGATTTGGGACATCATCGACAGTAAGTGCTTTTATCGAAATGACGGCCTGTGGAACAAGATCAAAGCGAGTCGGTTGTTCAAGTACCAGCCTAATGGCCGCTGGAATATGAAGGCGATGGGCTGTGGCTCGGCTCCAACGTATGCAAAGCTTGACCCTTTCAGAACAAACAACATCAATCTGATGCATTTTGGCTATGCTCGTGAAGAGGATAGGAAAATCAAATATGATCGCTACGCTAATCTAAAGAACCACGGTCATAACAATAATCATATTATGTCTATAATACGTAGACCCGTTCTCAAACAATATGAAGGTAATGTTCCAGATTGGGTAATCAATGGCTAGCTTTGGTGTCGTAATTGGAACTTTTGGCGACAAGTCTTGGGCCGACAGGGCTGAGATTGCTGCACACTCAGCCATGGAAGCGGGTGCGGACATGATCGTTACCGAACACGGATCATCTCTTGCTCAGGCCCGCAATGCTGGTGCAGCAAAGCTAGATACCGACATTGTGACCTTTCTTGATGCTGACGACCGTTTAGACAAAAGCTTTTTTGATAATCTTGATAACTACGTTGATCTCAACGAGAAGATTCTCTACAAGCCACAGACACTCGGCATGTACCCGGACGGCTCATTTGACGAGAGCGCTTGTTTTATTCAAACCAAAGATTTTTTTCGAACCAATTGTTTGGTTATCGGAACATCAATGAGACTCGTTGACTTCATGACTGACGGGCAATTTGATGACACATTACCAGTTCTTGAGGACTGGGATATGTTTCTACGTCTTTATATTGCAGGAAGTCGCATAGTTGAGTGCGAGGGTGTTGTGTATATTGTAGGCGTGAACGAGGGACGTAATTCGCAAGTTGATTTGCATCGCAAAACGTATCGGTATGTTGCCACAAAGTATGCACGGTACCGAAATCTGGTGAAGAGATAGGAAGTAGAATGAAGGTTGCCTATATCGGTAATTTCCGAGAATCATTTTGCACAGAAGTTCATATTCAAAAGACTTTAGAAAGTCTTGGTGTTGAGGTTGCACCACTTCAGGAAGACCAATTAGACCTTCCGAAACTCGGCCGCACCGTTAAAAGATTTGGTGCTGACGTGTTGTTGTACACGAGAACATGGGGTGTCAAGGATAAGCCTTTTTTGATCGACACCTTTAGACGCCTTGAGTCTGACGGTATCAAGACTGCTTCATATCATCTGGACTTGTACCTAGGCATTAAGCGTGAGTCAACCTTGCACGGTGATCCATTCTGGTCAACTGGTTACGTGTTCACACCAGACGGTGATCCTGCGTCAGCTAAGAGATTTGAGTCACTTGGCATTAATCATTACTACATTAAGCCGGGTGTACTGAAGGCTGAGTGTGTGCCGGGTAACTATCGTGAGAGTTTAGCTTCTGATGTGGCTTTCGTCGGCTCAGTTCACGGCTATCACAAGGAATGGCCCTATAGAAACAAGCTACACCAATGGCTGAGCAAGACTTACAAGGATCGCTACGTGAAGCACGGCCATCCTGAGTCCTTGGTCCGAGGTCAAGACCTCAATGATCTTTACGCCTCAGCTAAGGTTGTTGTTGGTGATACTCTATGCCCCGGTTTCAAGAAGCCCTACTACTGGTCAGACCGGGTTTATGAAACGGTCGGTCGTGGAGGATTTCTCATTCATCCACGAATTACTGGCTTGGAAGAAGAGTTTGTTGATGGCGAACACCTGAGGCTTTATGATTATGGCGATTTTACAGGATTGAAGTCGCTCATTGATCAGTACGTTGAAGATGATGCTGAGCGAAAGCGGATCGCTGCTACTGGTCAGGCTTTTGTTCGTGCTAACTGCACGTATACAGAACGTCTCATTCAAGCTTTTGGAGTTATGGGCTATGAGCTATAGAGGTCAGTCTGGTTTGGTTCATCTTCTGGATCAAGAGGGTCGTTCTGCTAAAATCTTAATTCGACCCAATACCGATGATGACATTGTTGTTGATGAGGTCTGGCGTGAGAATGTGTACAGAATGCATTCAGATCATGTCATTGGCGGAATTGTTCTGGACGTGGGAGCAAATATCGGAGCCTTCTCCCTTTGGGCAGGTATTGCTGGCGCTAAAAAGGTCGTGGCATTTGAGCCTGAAGCTAGTAATTTCAAGCAATTGCAGGAGAACACTCGTCTTGTGCCGGTAGAAGCTCGAAATGTTGCCTTAGGCTTTGCTAGTGGTTATGGTAGTATAACCAACAACGAAGTTGCTTCAGGTTCTGGATACGTTGTAGAGGGCAATGACTTTGCTGTCGAGTCGTTTGCTGACGTCCTTAGACAGTTTAGTGAGATTGCTGTTTTGAAGATGGACATTGAGGGCGGGGAGTACGACTGCTTTGACAGTATTGACGCTTCTTCGCTTAGTGGGGTTCGTCGCCTTGTGATGGAATTTCACGGCCCAGATGTCAGCGATATTCCAAATTTTGAAGCACGTTTCGGTCATATGTTGACAACTATTGCTGAATGGGGTCATCTGGAAGTTTTGGGTAGACCATCTACAGGTGGCATGATTTATGGGATAAGGTATTGAAAGTAGAACTAGGTTCCGGCAAAAATCCAGATCCACTTTATGACTTGCATCTCGACATTGATGTCGCACAGTCTCCCGATCTTGTGGCTGATGCCCTAGAGCTTCCGCTGAGGGCAAACACTGTCACTGAGATGAAAGTTGTGGACGTACTTGAGCACATTTCTTATCGTGACACAAAGGCTGCTCTCACTGAGTGGCACAGAGTTATGGTAAAAGGTGCTCGCATTTACATTCAGGTCCCTGAGGCAACTGAGGCTATCAAGAGATACATGAGAGGCAGAATCGGAACTAGAAGCGATCTAGATCCATTGCCGCTTGTTTCGTTGGCTTGGATTTTGATGGGTGGTCAGTATGACCAAGACTACATTCAGGACAAGGCAAGTTGGCGTTTCAATTCTCACTATGCTCTTTTTGATCAGGGTACTCTTAAGTGGTATCTGAAAGAAGTTGGTTTTGAGGTAGAGAGTATGCAGGTTAACGCTCATCCGAACATTCTGTGTTGGGCGGTAAAGGTATGAGAATCGGACTCATAGCTCGGGCAGATTTCACCGGTCTGTCGGTTCAGACTCACGCCCTTTGGCGGCACCTACAGCCATCTAAGACCTTGGTTGTTGACCTGTCACGACACTCTCGTCGCAAGCCGGTGATGTCTTTGTATCCCGGTGCTCAGATGTGGAATGATCGACTTTATCCAGATCTGACAGTTCAGAGTGATCCGGTGATTGAGGATTTCTTGCGTGACCTTGATGTTGTCTTTACCTGTGAGACGCCATATAACTATTGGCTCTTTGAAAGAGCTAGAGAACTTTCTGTAAAGACGGTTCTGCAATTCAATTTTGAGTTCCTTGACTACAGCAGGAACTCATTACCTGAGCCTGATCTGTTTGCCGCTCCCTCTCCTTGGTACCTCGACACCGTGAGAGAACAACTGCCCGGACGCAATGTTCAGCTTTTGCCTGTGCCAGTTGATAGAGAGATGTTTCCCTACAAGCCACGAACCAGTCTCGGTTCACTTCTGCATACGGCTGGTACTGTTGCAATGGAGGACCGTAATGGAACGGTCTTGTCAGCCAAAGCAATGGACTACATCGATGAGAATATAACTCTCAACATTAGATCTCAGCGTCCCATCCGAGACATTCGCAACAAGCGCAATATTAAGTTCACCGTAGGTGCAGTTGATTCTCCAGCCGAACTGTATGAATCGGGAGATGTGTTTCTTTTTCCTAGGAAGTTTGGTGGCTTGTGTCTTCCTATTCAAGAAGCTTTGTCGTGTGGTATGCCCATTATCGTGTCTGATTGTTCCCCTCAGACTTTTTGGGTGCCTGAAGAATTGCGAGTACCTGCACACAAAATAAAGACGATTGAAACCCGCAATACCATTGATGTTTGGGAATCTGATCCTAGAGATATTGCCGAAAAGATTCTTTGGTTAAGGGGAAATCCTGACAAGGTTATTGAGTATTCTCAGTGGGCTGATCAATGGGCACAAGAGCATTCTTGGCAGAGTCTCAAATCGGTTTATCTGGACGTTATGAGCAATCTTTAGGTCAATTAAATGTCCCTCATTCCGATACAGATCTTTGAGACGAAAGGAACCCTATGAATCAGGATTTCAACATCGGTAACATCATGGATGAAGATGAAGCTGATGATGAAGAGTCTTTTGAAGTTACATCTCCATCCGGTGCCAAGGTCACATTGATGACCATTGATGAATTAGAGCACTATAACCGCATCGCTGATCGATACCGTCAGGATAATAGTTTCAAGAACATTTCTGATCTTTTGGAACTTGATCGTATTCTTACCTTTGAAATTGCTGCCTACCGGGCTAGTCAATGGCTGACGATGGGTGAGGATTACAAGGGTCGTAAGATTAATGCTAATGAATTACAGAAGTCACTAGACATCTTTTCCCGAGAGATTCGTGGAATCAAGAAAGACTTGGGTATCGACAAGGCTACTCGTGACAAGGATCAGGGTGAGTCTGTAGCTGATTATGTCAAGAATCTTGGAGTAAGAGCGAAGGAATGGGGCATTACTCGTAACAAGCAAGCTGTGCGTGCTATTACCATTTTGATGGAACTGCGTGGTTTAATCACTCTATATGAGAACTCCAATGCGGCTGAGCGCAAAGAGTTTAATGCGAACTTGGAAGACATTGTTGGTTGGCTGAAAGACCAGTTCAAAGAGTTTGACGAGATCGATGCTGCTCTCCGTGAAAATCAGCAATATTGGATTAGGACAGAGATTAATGGCTAAGAAGATTCCTTGGGAGGAAAAGTACAGACGCATCACGTCACAGTATCCAGAGGTTGTGGATGTCAACTGGTCTGATCTTTTGCGCCAAGACTCGGACATCTTTGCACGTCTGTTGGGCGATGTTTTGAAATCTGGCAGTCGTGGTTCAAGGCCGGGTAAACGCCCGACTCTTGATCGTGCCGAAGCCTTGCAGCGGTTGGCTCGTGTCAGTGACGAGGACTTCTCTGAGTTCGATTTTCATGAGACGTTCCGTTACATGACACAAGGTTTTTCTATCAGAGGAATCGCCGCCAAGACCGGACTCGGAAAGTCCTATGTTCAGCGCTTGCTCCAAGGTGATGCCCATCCTTCGTTTGAGACGATGGAAAAGATTGCTCATGCATTCAAGAAGCATCCGTCCTTCTTTATTGAATATAGGATTGCTAAGACGATTGTTGTGATAGACTCGTTGTTACGTGATTCTCCTGAAACTGCTACTGCATGGTATCTGAAGTTTTCAAAGGTGCAATGACATGGCTGTCTACGAAGCTTTATCGGAAGAAGAGTGCTACTTGTGGGCAATCTTGTCTGATGAGTCTGGTCTGGATCAGGCTGAGTTTGCCTTTATTGATGATACTAAGACAGAACCAATTCTTGACGAAAATGGCGAACCTGTCCTGAACGAACAGGGCGAGATGACTTTCCAGCCCGGTGATGGCTGCTTCCGGGCTTGGCCGTTTCAGTGGGCGTGGTGGCGTTGTGACGACAAGCTACAGATCGACCGAGCTAGTCGTTCGGTTGGTAAGTCGTTGTCGATCAAGCTTCGAACCTTTGCGTTTCCCTTTCTCCACCCCGGGGGTGAGATGATTATTACCGCTCCTGAGGGTGTCCACTTGGATGCTGTGACCGATAACGTTGAGACGCTGTATACGAACTGTCGGTTGGCTCGTGAGATGGTATCCAAGGGCAGAGGTGGCATTAAGCATCGGCCATTCATGATCAACTTTGCCAATGGCGCACGTATCATGGGTCGTATTCCACAGCGTGACGGTAAGGGCATCAAAGGTACTCACCCCATTTGGCTGGAGATGGATGAGGCTTCTGACTGGCCCGAACAGGCATGGGCTGAAATTGCACCGACACTGAAGGAAGGTGACGCTCGTGCAAGGTGGCGTGCTCACGGCGTGACCAGAGGTGTTGGTGGTGGGTTCGATGAGCGCTGTCAGCCTGACTCTGGCTGGAAAGTTCACGCACTTCCAGCTATGTATCGCCCTACTTGGAACGATGCTGAACGAGAGCGCAATATCCGTGAGTATGGTGGCTCAACAGATGCTGTTGACTATCGCCGTAATATCTATGGTCTGCCGGGTGACCAGAACTCACCCATCTTTGTTCTTTACCGATTGATGGAAAATGTAGATATCGACACCAGTAGCGACTTTAACCTTAATGAGTATGTTAGTCCATCTATTGATGAGTCTATGGTGCGTGACGTTGAGTGTATTGAGCAATTGTTGGATATGCCCGGTAGTCATTTAAAGTATGAGAACTTTTGGATTGGCATGGACGTTGGTTGGACACTTGCTCCATCATCCATTGTCGTATTTGCAGAAGCCCCGCAGGGCAAGAATCCCACAAAGCTGAAGTTGCTGGCAAGAATTCTTTTGAAGAAGGTTGCAACCGATGATCAGGCAGATGCAATTATTCATTTGCTTGATCTGTATAGGCCACGAGCCTTTGCTATTGATGCGACCGGGGCAGGCTTTCCTCTGTTCCAGCAGGTTCAGAATATGGCCCGTAAGCGACCAGAGATTAAGCACATTGTCCCAAGAATAAAGGGCTACAACTTTTCTGAGAAGGTAATCGCTGAGTTTGACGATGGTGTCAAAATCGATGAAAACGATCCAAACGGATGGGAAGAGGCAGCCATTAAGCGCAACGTTCTAGAATGGAGTACCGATGTTCTCAGAGGTATGGTGGACCAGTATCGACTTATTCTCCCATATGACAAATCGATTATTGGAGAGTTTCAGGGCCAAACTTGGACCTATTCTAAATCGGCTTTGGACGCTTACGGTCGCAAAAAGCTATACAGCGCAGGGCAATTCCACACTCTTGATGCGTGCCGTATGGCTGTTCTTGCGTACCAGCAAGAAGCGATTAATGAATTTGTTAAAAGCAAAGAAGATATCTGGAAGCCCCCACCAATGGTCTTTTTGTAAGTGCTTCATTTGCGGCGAGGACGGTCTGCTGCGAATCGACCCCTTTAAGAAACTCAGTGTCGTGCTCTGCGACGAACACTTTGCCCATGCAGCCGTCGTTAACGTCGTCGTCAAGACCAATAGTGATATGATGGTCGTGAGATTCAAGGGTTTTGTCACAGAAGGTGGGAACATCATCCTTGATGTCGATGAGCTTATTGATTTTTACAGTCCTAAAGACGTTACCGTTGGAGATAATTGATGACAACCAGAAGTTTGGACGAGACAATTGTGGCTTGGAGAGAGGAATTGATGGGTTATCTTGAGAAAATGTGGACTTTTCAAGACATTCAAGATCCCAAAGAAATTCTCCCCATGATCTCAGCGTTCTCGGTGCGTGCAAGGTTTATGAGTTCAGCAATGGCTCCTAAAGAAAGTCGAAAAGCTAAAGATTTCCGATACGAAGAAATTATACCGTTCCTCAACGAATGTGTTTTTCAAGACAAGATTTGGTCCAGAATGGGCACACTCGTTAAAGATGAGTGGGATATGGCGAAGGGTTGACCATGGCAGAAGGCTCAGAGATAGAATACGATCCAGAATATGGTATTGCTATCATCAATGATACCGAAGTTTCAACTGAAGATATCAGGCAGGCAATTGAAAGTCAGGCTCCTGAGATCGCCACACTGCGTAAGTGGTCACAGTCTCGTCAGGGAGCGACCCGTAAGGGTACTATCTTCAACAGAGATAAGTGGGTGTCGCCAGACAACATTTTTGACAAGTTCAGGCTAGCTGCCGATGCAGTACGTACTGACGATGTTATTTCTAGTGTCGTTGAAACCACTGAGCAACTAGCATTCAAGCGCATCAACATGGAATGCGATGATGAGCTTGAGGAAGATATCTGGAATCAGATTATCGATGAGATTGATCTTTCTGAGCGTCTGCGAGAAGGCTGGCGTGAAGTTTTCACCATCTCTCAGGCATACCCCGCAGTGTTGTATCAGAAGAAGCAGTTCAAGGCGACTGGCAGCCGCAAGCAGTTTGGCGCTTTGACTGTTCCTATTGGGGTGACGTACCTAGATCCTCTGAAAGTTGTTCCTGTTGGCAACTTCATGTTTGGTCAAGAAAAGCTAGTATACCTTGCTGATCGTAGTGAAGTGCGTGAATTTGACAATGTTCTTGCTGGTGACAACTCTTCTGATCTTGTGGTTAGTCAGCTTATTAGCGCTAGGTACCCTATTGAAGACGATGATCACAAGAATGAGAGAAAACTTATTGCTGACATCACAGGTGAGTCAGATCTTGATGGTCGTACATACCTACTAAATCCCCGTAACGTCTGGCGGATTACCTCCACTCGACCCAGCTACCGGCGTTTTGCTGATGTGCGTATGGAGTCCGTCTTTGAGCTTCTAGACCTGAAGCACCTTCTACGTGAGATGGATCGTGCCACAATCCTTGGTAGCACGAATGCGATCATTCTGGTCAAGAAGGGTGATGACTCTCGACCAGCGCAGGCAGCAGAGCTACAACAGGTAGCTAACGAGGTTAAGACCACCTCTCGCATTCCTATTATCGTGTCTGATCACAGGCTTGAGATTGAGATCATCACTCCAGACTTGGATTACCTGTCTGCTGAGAAGTACAACGGCATTGATTCTCGCATCACTTCTCGCATGTTCCAGATTCTTTCTACCGGCAATTACTCGTCTGGCACTGCGAGTGACGATTCGATCAAGTTGATGCGAGTTGTTGCTTCTTCGATGGAGGCTCGTCGTGACCAAATTCGTGATTCGTTCATGAACCACGTCTTTGCGGAAGTTTTCAAGATGAATCCCAAGCTGAAGTCACCACCACGGATGGCGTTCTACCCGCGACGTATTGCGCTCGACTTCGATCCCAATATTGCTCAGTTCTTGCTTGACCTTCGTGGTATGGGCGAGGTTTCTCGTACCACCGTGCTCGCTGAGCTTGACATCATTCAGTCGGACGAGGCTATCAAGCGTCAGCGTGAAGCTAAGTATTATGATGATATCTTCACTCCAGTGCATGTGCCATTCGATTCGCCGGTTGACGGCAAGACGGGTGGTAACACTGGTGGAGGCAACAGTAATGGTGGCGGTCGCAACGCTGATTCAAACAAGCCGAACCCTGATACCAAGGGCCGACCAGATTCAAAAAAGAACAGAGGCTGACGTTAGCTAGAGCGTAAGGAGCGATCATGACCGTTTTTACTGAGGGCAAGAATTCATTATTTGTTAGCGCACCCGTGAGATTGATCGACCTTGATCGTGACACTGCATCTGAGTGGGCTTCAAAGCATATCGTCAAGAACCCGGCCATTCGCTGGATCGTTGGTTCTTATGTAGAGGCAGATAACGCCAATAGCAACGGTCAGCAGTGGTCCTTGGAGGATCTGCGAGAGAGTCAGTACTCCATCAGTCATACGCCAATGAATCTTGCTCACAAGTCACGCTCCATCGTTGGCACCATTGTTAGCTCCGAGTTGATCTACCCAGATTACGCTGATGCCAATCCTTATGTCGAGACGGTTGGTGCCTTCTGGAAGTACTACTTCCCAGATGAGCTTGCCATGGTTGAAGCTGCTCACGGTGTTGGCGCTTTGTACCAGAGCATGGAGTGTGTGGCTGAGTCAGTTACTTGCGCAGGCCCCAATGGTTGTGGGCAGGAGTTCGATTATGCGGGTCCGATGTCTGAGACTTATTGCGACCACATTCTCTCCCGTGAATCAAGCCGTCAGCTTAACAAGCCGCTGTTTTTGGGCGGTGCTCTGATCTATCCGCCTGATCGCCCCGGTTGGAAGAACGCCTCAGTAAATGAGCTATCGCAGCTTATTTCTGATGAAGAAAAGCATAAGTTAGTGACATCTATTGCAAGTGAATCGCCTGACCTTTCTCCCCAAGAGTGGGAAATGATGATGTTCAAAATCATTGAAAGAACATTTAAAGACCAGCCGGTTACTTAATTCATATTTCACACTGACGATACTTAGTTCAGCGACTAAAGGATTTCCCTATGAACCTCAAAGAACTTCATGACAAGTGGTTGGCAGAGAAGCCGGAAGGCGCTGAACACGATGCAGAGGGATGTCCCCACTGCAATCCCAATCTATCTTTAGATGACGATAACTCCACTGGAGGGGGTGACATGAAGACTTTTACCGAAGATGAGTTCAACACTGCGGTGCAGGAGGCTGTTGCCACCGCCAGCGCAGATGCCGAAGCCAAGGTCGCTGACCTAGAAGCGCAGATTCAGGCTCTGAAGGATGAGGCCGATGAGGCCGAGGCCAAGACAGAGATTGAGAAGCTACAGGCTGAGCTTGACAAGGCTGAGATTCGTGTTTCCGATGCCGAGAAGCGCTACAACGATCTTGTTGCGTACCTTGAGGCCGAGGAAACTGCCAAGGCCGAAGCTGCTGAGCTAGAGGCTCGTAGAGAGGCTCGGCGTGCTGCTGTCAAGGACCAGACCTCTATGAGTGATGAGCGTATTGAGGATCGCCTTGATGCCTTTGTCGCAATGTCCGATGAGGAATTCGATTCTTACATCGAAGATCTCAAGGTTTCTACTGCCGCTTCCCACGAGGGTGACGCTAATCCAGCGATCCCGCGTGAGACGGCTATGAGCAATGTTCGTGAGCAGTCCAACGGCAATAAGTCCGTTGCTGCCGATGTATTTGGTGCGCGCAACGCTGGCGTTGACGTTCGTACCCTTAACTGATCCCCTGAAAGGAGGATTCCACAATGTCATACGGTCGTAATTTCGAATTTCGTGTAACACCTCGTCAGGGTGAACGTGCAGGTCGCTACTACCTAGACGACACGGCCCAGCCAATTGGTGCCCCTGTTGTTCTAAGTGGTGACACTGACGATCTCGGTCGTCTAGGTGTTGAGCTTGCTACCGGTGCTCAGGCTAAGCCTGCTCCCGGCACTGGCGGTATTCTAGTATTTGAGCATATCCAGTTCACTGGCGTAGACCCCGCAGAGAACACCTACTCCGACTTCGACACCGCTCCCGCTGGGAAGGCTGTTCAGGTCGTAAATGGTACCACTGTCAAGGTTGCCTTTAAGAACACCGAGGATACTGGGTTCCTAGTGAGAACTGGTTACCCTGCTGCTCGCACAATGGTTGATGAGGTTGGCGCCACTGTTGGTGTCGAGGTTGGCGATTTCCTTACCCCCGGTGTTGGTAACGACACTGATGGGTACTGGGCCAAGACTGAGACTGCCGCTAACGCATGGCTCATCGTAACCGCTGTTAACACTACTACTGGCGAAGTTGAAGCTCGCCTGAACTTCTGAGAGGGGGTTAACTAAAATGTCAAGCATTAAACTATACGGTAAAACTGATCCTGAGCTTGAAGCCCTCCGCAAGAAGGTACAGCTTCTGAACGAAGAGGCTGCTCAGAACTTCGATAACCCCACTTGGCGTCGTGAGCGTGCTCAGGAGATGACGGAAACCATCTATGAGGGTTTCCAGCATGAGAACCTGCTAGCGCTTATGGCTGAGGTAGAGAACCTTCCATTCACCGGTCGTTCATTCGTGAAAGAGACTCGTGGCCTGAAGGCTTTCTGGCTTGCTCGTGGTGGTTACATTGAGGCTAGCACGCTACACAGTGAGGTCATGGAGATTCCCCGTGACATCATTGGTTTCCACGTAACTGAGTTCGAAGAGAAGCTAGAGACTAACTTCGCAGAGACTGCGACTACTCTAGTTGACCTAGCAATTCAGCGCATGGACGCAATGGTTAACCAGCGTGTTCTATCTCTGTTCCAAGCCGCTATCCCCGACAACTCCAGCCCCAGCTACGTTTCTGGGTCAGGCGTGTCGCTAGCTCAGCTAAACGCCGCTCTCGCTGGCGTTCGTGACGCTTCCAAGACTCGTAACGTGACCATCCTTGGTCGCCCCACGATGACTGAGCAGATCATGGATGAGCTACTCGGTTCTTCCTACAATGGTTCAGGCTTCCTGCCTGCTACCAACGAGGAAATGGTGCGCCGTGGTCTACTCGGTACGTACCGTGGTGCGAACATCGTTTCGCTCACGAACTACACCGATGAGAACGATGTACCGTTCTTCCCCGACAACGAGATGTACGTCATGTCAACCGACGCTTCTAAGTTCGCCTTCTGGGGCGGCATGAAGACGAAGGAATTCGTTGAGGAAGACAACTGGTACTGGCACTTCCTAGGCAAGAAGGAGTTCGGTGGCGTTGTTCATCGTCCCGACCGGCTTCGCCGCATTGTCGATACCTCTCTCTGATAAGAGTTAGGTGGCACGTAAATGGGGAAGGAGGCTTCGGCCTTCTTCCCCATTGTGTTTTTTGTGTTTAATGCACCTGCGGATGGTGTATGATGATTAAAGGACGATAGGAGATTTTTATGTCTGATAGCAAGACTGACAAGGAAACTTGGACTAATGCCGGTGCTGGCGAGGTCTGGATTCAAACCATTGACCCCCACACCAACAAGCTGAAGCACACCCCGGTTCGTTCCGGTGCAAAGGTGCTGATTACTACCGAGGAACGCCAGATCAATCAGGATCGTGCTGCCTCGCCTGACAAGGATCTGTTCATGAATGGAACTCTGACGCCTGTGCGTCTTGTTGACACTGCTGAGGATTATCAGGAGATTGCCAACAATCCCAATCTTCTTTCTGAGGATGACATGCGTGACATCTTCAAGCTCAAGGGCGCTGCGTTCAAGAACCGTCTTGGTACGATCACTAATGCCATTGCACTTTCCCGTATGAACGAGATGGCAAAGGAAGAAGAGTCTGGCCTAAATGTGACCATGGCTCAGTACAAGGCTATTGAGGCACGTCTGGCAGAGGTTCGTGGCAACGTGGATGTAGTTGAGGTCACTCAGACTGCTGTTGCGCCCGCTCCGATGAAGAATACGAGCTTTAGTAACGTAGATTTCTGAGTTTGAAATTTTGCCCCGGATGTCGTTCTAATGCGATAGGAGGCAATCATGGCGAACGTAGATCTTTCTGAATTGATCCCAGATCTCGCTATCTCTCTTACAGCCCCCGGCCAAGCCGATTTCTATGATGCTGTTAGTGATGATGAGTGGATTAGTCGTCTGAAGACAGCATTTTGGATGGCATATAACGATGGTTTGATCAGTGGATTTACGTGCAATGAGGATGGTGTCGTTTCGCCACTCACTGGCTCCGCAACCTTTGGACGTGATCTTCAGCAAATTGTGATCTTCTACTGCGGTCTGCACAAAGTGCAAAACGACCTTATGCAGATTAAGACACGCTTCAAGGCGAAGGCTGGCCCGGTCGAGTACGAGACTGAGCAGTCCGCTGGGGTACTGAAGGCTCTGCTGGATTCTCTCCTAAAGCAGCGTGACGACATCCTAGAGCGTCTCTCGGCCCTCAATGGGGTTTCCACCATCTATGTGGATTCGATCCGTCAGCGGGACTATGCGATGCGTGACGGGCTTATGGACTTCTGGACTAACTGATGGCTAATCCCACTGATCCGAACTTCTTGACGGGCTTTGATGCAGACGCTTTCCGCTCTGCCATTACTTCGACCATGGAGATGGCTCTGCCATTGGCAGAGTCTGAGCGCATCACCTTTCAGTGGCCCGTAGAACGCACCTTCACAAAAGCTGACGAGAAGGGCAATCCTTACGACTTCACTGCTGTGCCAACTTCTGTAGAAGAGCACGATGATGTGCAGATTCCCGCAGCCGTTGAGTTTTCGAACCGTCGTCCAGATGGTACGGCCATTGGTCAGTTTGAGAATCCTCGTGTAGTTGTCACGATTTTGGACACACACTTTCCAGAGATTGATGGCGCAACGCAGGCGAAAATTGGTGGAAACACTTACGTAATAGATTTCGTGGAGCCACCGTTGGGTTTGGGACCTGTCACGATTTATCGTGTATGGCTTACGGCGATCGATGAATCATAAGGACAAGGGTGAGTTATGGCTTACGTAGGTGGTAAACGACAGCGGTTAATTAAAGACAATCTGAAGCGCCATATCGAAGAAGGGCTTGACACTCTTGGTTGGTTTGATGCTGGACGCCCTCACAAGACTGTCAGAATTATTGCTGATCAAGTTGAGCCTTCTGAAGAAGTTACCCCTAACCTTATTGGCGTCATGATTGAAGATTTCTCTTTTGAAGAGATGGGTATGGGCCAAGACTGGAGCCTGCAAGAGAATACGATCAATGCCTTCATTGAGGTGTTTGCTGAAAATAATGCTGTTGGTCAGCACCTGACTGGAGACATTTATGATCTAATCCGGGGGAAGTTTACAGATATTTATGATGATACGAGCTTTGAAGTATTGGATCTCGGAGTTGATGACTCATTCCTTTTCCGTTGCGATTTCGAGGATTTTGAAGTAATGAAGAATCGCAGTTGGGACCTGAGCTTCAATAAGTATTGGTGGACCATTGCCGTTGATATTATTGACACTTACCGGGATGACAGGGACTGACTATGGCTGTGACGATTTTCAACACTATCAAAAAGCCTGCCGGTGGCAGCTATCAAGATGATTTTGACGTCGCTGTCACGCTTTCTTGGGACACTGATGTTTCAGCCGTTGCCCTCCACACTGAGGGCGAAGCCATGCTGAAGGGAACGTATCAAACTGAGACGGACTCAACAGGGAAGTGGGAAGTTGAGGTCATTGAGAATGATCTGGTATCTCCAGCAGATAGCGTCTACAAGATTACTGAAACAGAACGCAACACCAGCAATGTTGTAAACGAGTACTACATCTCAGTTCCTCAGGATGCTACTCCCGGTGACCGTTGGGTTGGAGATCTGATCGTAGCCACACCAGCTTGGGAGGCGTAATGGATACATCAAAGTATGATCTCAAATGCAAAGCTGGAACTACTTTCCGCAAGCAGTTTACGTTTAAGACTCGTCACGATAATCTATGGGACTTTACTGGCTTCACGGCTCGTATGCAGGTTCGTGCAAACATTGACGCAGAAGATGTGTTAGTTGAACTCAAGACAGAGTATGTGGAGAATCCTCCAGTATCTGGCGCATATGGTACTATTACGATTGATACAGAGACTGCTACCTTGAGCTTGTTCATTTCTGATGAATTTACCTCCACTTTCCCTATTGGTTCCTACTTATGGGATATTGAGATTGTTAGTCCGGGTGGAGATGTTGACTGTCCGCTAGAGGGTAAGTTTAAGGTTACTGGCGAAATAACGAGATAAGGGGTTCTGATGGTTGATGTGAACCCTAATGAAGACAACACAGTTATTATCGTAGAAGACGAGGATGAGTTTCTCTTTCCTTCTGGCGCTGTTGGTACATCGTTAGAAGAATTGCCAGATGATGAAGAGGTGCCGATTCCTGTAGCTCAGGATGAGAAAACCATTGTTATCGGCGTAGTTTCCCCCGGCCCAAGAGGCGCAGATGGGCAAGCTGGCATCAACGGTGCTGATGGTGCTGATGGGCGAGAGGTTGAGCTATCTGCTGATGCTACTTACATCAAATGGCGATTAGTAGGAGATCCTGACTGGGAGAATCTAGTTCTATTAGATGACCTACAAGGTCCTCCGGGTGCTGATGGTAATGATGGTGGCACGTTCGCTAGAGGCATGCCTAGAACTGGATCTACTGACCTGTTGGGCTTACCAACAACAAATGTGTATGCAGTAAGTACCATGACGGCTGGTACTTACAGATCATTCAACAGTTTTGAAGTAGATGCCCCCATTTCCGTCAAAGCCTTTGATACTGAGGTTGTATTTACTGGATCTGAAACAACCCTGAGAGTTGGGATCATCGCTGCCGATACCCGTAACCAACCAACTGGCGCTGTGCTAGCTCAGGCCAATCTGACTATCAGCAGCACTGGCCCTAAGAGACAAACAATTACCCCTGTCACCCTTCAGCCCGGTCGTTACCTTTTGATGCATCAGGGGCAGAACGCTGGCTCTGTTACATTGCGTAGCTTTAGGGCTGCTACAAGGGCCGTGAACACGACAATGGGTACTGCTGGCTTAGTGGAGCGTTATCGTTACAATCATTCTTCTGGTCAAGCTTTGGACGCTTCTCCTTGGACTCAGTTGGTGCTTCAGAACTTCGGTCAGTCCTTGGGTGTTTTGATGGAGTACGAGTATGTCTGATGAAACAGTAGTCGTCGTCATACCTACGGAATCGCCGGTTGAGGTGTTTGTCAACGGTGAACAGGGTCCTCCCGGTCCTGCTGGTGCTCCCGGTGACCCCGGCGATCCCGGCCCACAGGGCGACCCCGGTCCACCCGGTGAGGCATTGTTCCTGCCTTCAGAACAAACTCTTATGGGAGATACAGTTACGCTTGCTGCTACAGATGGTGTTGTCGGTGGCACAGGCACGATTAATCTCCCAGAGATCAGTACTCAGCCCGAAACCCCACAGGCATTTGTGATCTCTGCATGGATGGACGACTTGACTGTCATTCCTCATGAGAATGACGAGGTGATCTTTAACGTCAGCAACGAGATGGTCACAGAGTTGGTCGTTCCTAACGGCACCGCCATTATTTTGCTTCGTTATGTTGGAGTTTGGCGTGTCATAAACGTTAGTCCGTCTGGTGGTAGTGGCGGCGGTTTTCTGAGTGGCACAGTAGATCCAACTACAGAGGGTATAGATGGGGATTTCTATATCCGCACTGATACTAGTACTATCTTTGGTCCCAAAGCTGCTGACGTGTGGCCTGCTGGGGTATCTCTTATAGGTCCACAGGGAGAGCAGGGACCACAGGGAGAACCCGGCTTACCCGGTGATCCCGGTCCACCGGGTAATGATGGCGCACAAGGCGATCCCGGTCCTCAAGGCGATCCCGGCGTACAGGGCATACAAGGTGAGCCGGGAATAGACGGAGACGATGGTCTATCGGCTTACGAGGTTGCTGTTGCCAATGGTTTTGTTGGGACTGAGCAGGATTGGCTTGCTTCTTTAGTTGGTCCTCAAGGCGCTCAGGGAGAGCAAGGTATACAAGGAACTCAAGGTATTCAGGGCGAACAGGGAATACAGGGGATACAAGGAGATCCCGGCCCTGCTGGTGCTACTGGCGAACAAGGCCCACCCGGCAACGATGGTGTAGATGGTGTAGATGGTGTAGATGGTAAAACTGTTCTGAATGGTACAGTTGATCCTACGACCGAAGGAGTTGATGGAGACTTCTACATTAGGACTGATACGAGTACACTATTTGGCCCTAAAGCTTCTGGAATTTGGCCTGCGGGCCTTCCTCTGATTGGTCCCGAGGGACCACAGGGAGAACAGGGTATTCAGGGCATCCAAGGTATTCAGGGTATACAGGGCATTCAGGGACCCGCTGGCGCAGATGGCGCACAGGGGCCACAGGGCGACCCCGGTCCCGCTGGCGCAGATGGCGCAGCAGGTGCGAACGGAGTTGACGGCAAGACTGTTCTACACGGAACGGTTGATCCCACAACTCAAGGAGTAGACGGTGATTTCTACATAAGAACAGATACTAACTATCTGTTTGGACCTAAGGCTGCTGGAGTTTGGCCCAGTGGTGTTTCTTTGATTGGCCCGCAAGGTTTACAGGGCATTCAGGGCATTCAAGGAGATCCCGGCCCAGCCGGTGCTGATGGCGCTGATGGCGCTGATGGCGTAGATGGCGTAGATGGCGCAGTTGGTCCATCGGTGGCTTTTGGAACTGGTGCTGATGGTGATGTTACTATTGCTGTTGATACCACCATTACTTCGAACTTTTACACTGGCAATGGTATCAAACACTATCGTAACTTGACCATTGATCCGGGCGTCGTGTTGACGGTCCATGGGATTATCTATGTGTCAGGAACTTTGACTGTAAATGGCACCATTAGCGCCAACGGCGGCAGTGCCAGCGGTGTGACTGGCGGAAGCTTTATAGCTGCCCCCGGTACAGGTACCAACAGCGCAGCGGGTGGCACAGGAACAAGCACTGCTGGTGTTGCCGGATCACCAACCACCAATCCTTTGAATGGCAATATTATTGCCTTCGGTGGTGCAGGAGGAACTGGTGGTTCGGGATCTAGTGGCTCAGGTGGTGGCTCAGGTGTTGCTGCAACCTTGTCGTCAACCACGGAAGCGGCGTTGAGGTCGCATGTCGTTATGCTGGAGCAAGGTATCGTTTTCTCTCGTAACTCGGCTTCGCCTCTCATTGTTTGTGCGGGTCGCGGCGGCGGGTCGGGTGGTGGTAATGGCTCTGCGCTTGGCGGCGGTGGCGGCGCCGGGGGTGGCTTCTTGTTCATCAAGGCCCGTGAAGTAGCTGGGAGTGGCACTATCAGGGCCAACGGCGGCGATGGCGCGCAGCGGACGGCTGACAATAACAATACCGGTGGTGGGGCTGGTGGTGGTGGTGGATTCATTGCTTTAATTACTGGTTCTACTTCGCACTCGTTCACACTTCAGGTAAATGGTGGAACTGGAGCATCTGGTCGCGGAACTGGAACTGCTGGAACAAATGGTTCTGCTGGTAATACGCTTGTTCTTCTGGGGGCATCATGAAATTCTGGATTACGAATGAACCATTACCAACATCTAATGCGGTGCGTGAAACAGCAATTGCGAATCAATGTGGCGTTATATTACATGGGATTCCGGCATCGATGAAGGATCTTATTCCAGAAGGAACTTTAGGCGCTTACGAGGTTATAGAGCCTACGTATTATGTAGATCCAAGTGTATTTGAAGAAGAAGGTGTGTGATGAGTAGAGTTGTTGTAGTCACAGATGGAGTTCAGGGACCACCGGGACCGGGGGTAATAGTCCGCACGACCGCCGAATGGGAGGCCAACGACAAGGTGCTTGCTCGTGGTAGGGCTGGCTATGACGAAGACACAGCAACGCTGAAGATTGGGGACGGTTCTTCTACTTGGTCGGAACTTCCCAGTATTTCGGGTGATGGCTCTGGTGGCTCTGGTTCTGGTGGTCATCTTGTCGCCAATGGCATTGTTGGTGCAGACGTTGATTTGGTTGGTGGCAACTTTACTGAAGTTGATCTTCTGAGCCTTGATGGAGTTACGGTCGAGGCTGCCAACGTCCCAAGGTCGATGGGTGTTGGGGTGACTGTGTTGTCACTGTCTGGTCCAAGCGCTGGATTGTGGAGAATCACTGCATCTGGTCCATGCGAGAGAATCCCGGTGCTTGGCGGTGAACAAGTTGTGGCTTCCCTTTATGCTGAGGCTACAGCCACGTTCTTTGGTATGAACAACAATCCCTTGGACCCCACTGCACCTGCCACGCTCTTTGTCAGGGAGGCAGTTATTGGCTCCCAGCTTGTTGCCGGATATGGGCTGGATGTCAGTGTCGTAGATGATGTAACTACTTTCAGCGTCGAGAAGCGACGACCCATTCCTTCTATTACCGCTGGGTATCATGATGGAACTGATGGGGATGCGCTTCTGGCTCATGCTGCTGGTGACCCCGATGACGTGAGACTTCCTGCCGTATCTGATATTGATGGCATCGAACTCACTGCTCCCAGAGTCGCTGGTCTTGGTGGGCAGCCAACTGAGGCTCACAATGGCTTCTGGGAAGTGTTCGAAGTTCAACCCAACGGCACGAATCACCCCACCTATCTTGAGGTTGATGATTTCGGGGGATCGTCAGTTGAACCCGGAGACATCTACTTCCATAGGGTGCATCAGTTGAATGGCCGCTGGGAAGCTGACTCTCTCTTTACTGGCACTCCTGTCCATGTTGGCTCTGGCGACAAGTACGGCAACTCCATCATTTTTACTGCCAACGATGGAATGGACTGCAACTTTACGACTCAGGTTTACCCCTACGACAACACTGCCTCGGGACTGAATGCAGATACGCTGCCTGAGGCGGTTGATGAAGTTGCTGAGCGTGCTGGATCTATGCGAGTAGCTTTCATCTCTGGTAATCCAGAGGCTGATTTTGGTGGGTCCTTCTTTCAGGGTGTGTGGACTGTTGGTATGTTCAGCGGACTGCCTACTGTTGGCAATGCGCGTTTGCTGGCCGTGCTCGGAGCGAATCCCGATGAGATTTCTGGTCAGTCAAGCGGCCTGTTTGAGCATGTCGGTGATGGGGCTTTCGTCAAGGTCCGCTCATGGAACACTTCTGACGCTGGTCTGTGGCTGGTGTCAAAGTTCGAGCTTGCACCCGGTCTTGGCTCTTCGGTGGCTTGGCTGTATCTGATTGGTGGTGCTACGCTGGGGTACAGTAGCTTTGAGCAAATACTTCCCATTATCGATTTGTCTGAGATTGAAAGTAGTATTGATACACTAGAGAACAGACTGAACCGCTACCATCCGGTCACACCTGTTGTGCCTCATCTGCATGTCTCTAAGTACGTCACGTTTGACCCCGACTTCCCGCTCGACGGGACCGCCACCCATGTCGGTGGTCAAGCTATTGAGGATGGTCAAAATTTGACCATCCTCAATAACAGTGATGGCAATGGTGGGGTCTGGACGTTGCATCTGAACGCCCCGGCAACTCGTGCGACTGGTTTCGGCTCTATGCTCGATACCGATATTGGCAACTACGATCATGTTAGCTACACCGGCACCCGCTGGGCGTACTGTGCTTTGTTTCGACTGTATGGTGACCCAACGCAGCGCGGCATGACACCCGTCGCAGGCCCGTCGGGACGCACTGGCATCACGGGTGGTGAAGGTGTCTCCCGGTCCTATCGTCCTGACTGGATCGCCACAGATGTGGTGGGCAATAACCTGAGCGTGCTCAACGCCAACGGAACCACTACAAATGTTGCTATCAACGCTCAGACCGGAACGTTTTGTGTGCTCGTTCTGGACGATCTGAGTCTACTCACCATCCACAACGGTGCAGTTGTGATGACTGAGCATTTTGATACGGCTGACGGTGTGTGGATTGCCGGGGGTTGGAATGCTATCGGTGGTGGCGCCATTGTCGCTACGAACGGTCAGGGTGCCTATGTTGGTTCCTACTCCATCCTGAGTGGCAGTCCATCAAACGCTGTCACAGTGAGTGCGGGCTATGACGTTTCTGCCGGTGACTACATCACTGTAGACACTGCTCTGACAACACTAGTTCTTCAATTACCAAGTGCAACCGTTTGCCCCGGTCGATCGATCAAAGTGAGGGTGGCCGCAACTGGGGGAGTTGTGAGGCTTGATGCTCAATCGGGAGAGACGGTGGATGGTGCTGCCGATTACGAAATTACTGCTGTTGGAACAAATTTGGAGGTGACATCAAATGGAAGCGACTGGGATGTCACAAGTGTATATGTACCTTAACAGAAAAAGGAAACAAGATGGATAAGAAGGCTTTTTTAGGAAAACGAAGAGACAGAGCTATTGCGACACTGTTGAGCTTCAAAGAACGAGAGTGTGATCACTACTTGCCTCCTGAGACTGCTCACAAGCTTCGCAAAGAGATTCTCGACCAAATCAATGAGCTTTGCGATACAGCTTTTGATCTGATCTCAGATTCAGACGTTATCTGGAATGAAGAGTTCATGGACAGATTTGATGAACTTGCTGAGCAGATAGCGAACTTAAGTAGGTCGTAATGGCTACAGGCTGGAGTAATAGGGGCAGAAACGAAGGTGGTCGATTCGTTTCTCAGGGTGAATCTCAGTACCTTGGATACCTTTATGCTCGCCAAGCTAGTGAGCGACTTCTTAGGGATGTTCGCATTCAGGTAGGTCTAAAAGTTTCTGATCAGGTGTACAATCGTCTTTATGAGGGTTTGTACACTTGGGTTAAGGTGATTGGTCAAGAAGAGGCTACTGATGCTGCTTTTGAAGAGATGCATGCCAAGCTTGCTGATGAAATTCAGGACAAAATTGTAAGAGCCTACAAAAGAACGCAACGAGCCGATAGAAAGTCGTATCGTTGGGATGATCCGGGCAAGTTGCGTCGTTTTTCGAATAAGGCAATGCTCAAGGCTTTGCAGAGTGAAAGTCTTGTAGAACATGATGCTCATGGTATTTATTTTCCGAACAAGAAAATTCTAGATGAGTCTGCCAAGCAGTGGTATCGACTGAACTTCGGCGCAAAGCCAGCGACCACGCCAACGCCCACTTGGGGCAATATGAAGTTCGGAACTCGTCCGGGTTATCCAACAAAGACAAATGTCAACTTCAATAGCTTTAAGCCATCCAAGGGCTTCATGGTTCCTCAGCTTTCTCCGGGTTCGGGTGCTAGAGGCATTTGGTCTAAAGCGCATGTGGCTACATCTTGGGGTAACTTTAAGTCTATTCGTGATGGATATACTGGCGCTTTCTCGCCATCCTTAGCGAGACGTAGTGCTTTGTATGTCATTCCGCCCTTTACTACTCTTGGCTTTGAAAGAAGAAAGTCTAAGGGTATTGTCGGTACCCGCTTTATTGATGAGGGTGCTCGACACCTAAATAACCGTTACGGTCAAGAGGTTAGCAAGATCCTTGATGAATGGCGCAGAAAAGCCAATAAGGCAGGAAAGGCTGTTGCTGAGCGTAGAGGTCAGTTTGAGATTGCTCCTACTGCTACACCTCCCGCGAAGGTGTTTACGGGTGCTGCTGGTAGTCTTGATACATCATCGCCGCAAGCCTTCCTTGAGAGTGGTGGCGATCCAGACGCTATGAGTAGAGGCGAATTCGCCACACTTCTTCGCCAATGGGGCCTTACTTCACGACAGTTTGGTTCCCTTGCTTCAGACTTTGGCCTCTAACTTTATTAGTCCTTAAGCCCACCGTTACTACTTTAGGATACACCTAGAGGTAGTGGTGTATAAGATTTTATACGGCCTGCTGACACAGTAGGTTAGGGCAAACAAACATGACTAATATTTTGGAGGCTTACTGTGGCTATTAAAGCAGGTGCTATTCTACATGATATTAATGGTTATGTGATCGACCGTATTCAGAGCGGTGGTCCCGGTAACCTTAATATCCCTGAAGAGAAGATTTACGAGCTTGGTAACTGGAACAGTGTCGCAACCGTGCGAGACATTCCTGATCTTTCGTTCGACCTTGAGTCGTTCGATATGACCACCGAGTTTGAGTGCATCCTCACCAATGAGGACCCCACTACTTTCGCTCACTCTGACGACCCCGGCTTCGTTGCTGGTACGAATGAGATCGATTTTGCGAACCACGTTCCGATTGACGTGATCTCCCCCTTCAAGTCCCGTCGTAACCAGTTCGACATTGTTAAGGGTCTTGCGGTTCCTTACCTGACCCTAGAGCGGGCTTCGTACCGATTTGGTCTACGTCAGAATGCTGCTCAGAGCTTCACCCTTCGTGGTGACTCCATCTACTACATCCCCGGTCAGCCCTTCTACCATGAAGAGGCATACACTGGTGGTAATGGTCTAGTAGGTGACAAGATTCAGCTAGAGCACACCCCCATTCTTTACAACGATGGTGGCGACAGCGTTTACGCCATGTGTGTCGTGCTCGTGAACACCAGCAATGGTGCTTACAAGCGTCTATACCACAACAACGGCGGTAACGACGGTTACTCAGATGCTGCAAACGGCACCGTCTGGGTGAACAATGTTTCCGAGTACCCACAGGGCACCGGCGAGGGTCAGTACAACGTTATCCGTATCGTTTACGGTTCAACTGACGTCAACGTCGAGAACTACAACCCCGGCACCCTAGGTGATGGTACCAACCCAACTGGTGGCACCGCTGGTGGCAACCTCGTCCATCAGGGCGTTTCAGTCAAGCCCGCCGCTATCCGTCCCAAGGACATCGACGTAGTGATCTGGCCTGACGTTGACGGCACCCCCACCGAGGTTCGCCTCACTGGTGTACAGTCGGCTGAGGTTAACTGGTCAGTGCAGCTAGAGCAGGACGAGGAATTCGGTAACCCTCACTACGTAGCAATGGACTACGATACCCCTGACGTTGCTGGTTCAATTGGTGTTAAGCCAATCGATCCCGCTGACCTGTGGCAGAAGATTGCTTACGTGACCGGCAAGCCCGTTGACGAGATCATCGGCCCGGACACGTCAGTGCCACTGCCCATGGAGGTCCAGATCAACAACCCCGATGGTGGCCGTCTCAAGACGCTATACGTCGAGGATGCTCGCTTCCAAGTTCCCGGTATGCAGGGTCGGGTTCAGACCAAGCTTGAGACTACTCTCAACTTCTCGTCTGATCAGGGTCTGCTCAAGGTTTACAACGGTGAGCGTGTCTGATCGTAACTGACAATTTGTTGTTGGATTGGCGGGGCTACATGCCCCGCCTTTTCAATTTGTGTGGGACTTGCTCCGTTAACTTTTTCAGGTCGTTTGGTATGTTACCGTGATGATACGGTATTGGATATAGGAGTTTATATGGCTAAGACCACCACTAAGGAAGTTATTGCCCCTACCCGTCGTCGGTTGACGGATCTCTATGTAGTCGGCAAGGAACTTACGTTTGATGACGGCACTGATGAGCCTATTGTTGTTTGGCTTTCAAAGCTGTCGCCCATTCAGCAGCGTGACGCCGCTGACTCTGCTACCGGTGCTAGGGCTAAGCTTCTTGCCCTCAAGCAGAATCCTGAATCGGACCCTCGTCAGGTAGCTGTGTTCCGTGAGCAGCTAGAAGATCTTGGTGTCAAGGATCGTGACTCTATGATTGAGTTCCTGATGGCACCCAAGGTTCAGGAAGCTTATGCCTCCAATGAGGCTCGCCTTGCTGATGAGCCTGCTTGGTCTGACAACGACTATCTCAAGTCTCTCCAGACCGCTTGGAACGAGGGGCTAAACGACAAGTACGCCACTGACCCAGAGGACGAAGAGGCAGTTCGGGTCTACAACGAGCTTGTGAAGTTCACTGATCAGGTGAACGAGGCAACTGAAGAGGACAAGGAAAACATTCGTCTTGAGTTCACGCATTTCTCCGATGACGAACTGAGCGCCAAGACTCTTGAGCGCGCTATTGACGCTGAGGCTGACTTTGCTTGGGTCAATGAGTTCTCTCGCTGGCAGGTTTTCTATGCTGTACGTGATCCAGAGAATCATAAAGAGCAGTATTTCCTTGATCGCAGCGAAGTTGACGCACTTGATGCCAAGGTTCTGAATCGTCTGTTGACCGAGTACAACGAGATGACTGCTGATCCAGTAGAGGGAAAAGACTGAGCGGAGATCCTCAGTTTCTAAAACTTGTCTCGGTAGCTAAGGCCGCTGGTGGCGTTCAAACCCTGTTTCCACAGGGATTCAATGTTGAGAGCGTCCCAGCGGACCTTATGCTGACTATTGATCATGCTTTGAGAATCTTGTCGTGGCAAGAGAATTTGGCTGAGGATGAGATGCCGGAACATTGGAAGTGGCATCTCGACCATGAGCTTGATACACATTTCAAGATCATGAAACAGAAGAGGGAAGAGAAGTACTCTAGTGGCAGCAGTTCTCAGTCTTCGTCAGATCCTGCCGACTGGGAAGAAAATGCATATGCTGCTAGATTTAAGTAAGCTCTAGCCGTTAAGGTTTAGAGTGCAGGTGCGTTAAGAGCGAGGAAATATGGCAGAAGATCGCTGGCTTATTAGTGTAGATCTTGATACCTCTGGCATTCAGAGAGGCGTTCGTGAGACTGCCAACTCGTTGCGTGCGCTTGAGGCCGGTGCCCTAGGGGGTGCTGGTGGTGTTGCCGGGGAACTCGCTCCCCCCACAACTCTTGCAGCACTAGGATCACCTAATACTATTGCGACATCTGCGATTGCCACCTCACGAGGTGAGATGCGTGAACTCATGGCCGCACAGGGCCGTGTTGCTGCGCTTATGCAGGCTCAGCTTGCTGCATCATCTCGTGTCATCGGTCGCCAGATTCAGGATCTGAACAGGTTCGGTGATCTCTACTTTGACAAGCTGAAACAACAGATTCGTGGCTTCAACTTCTTTGCCCCACAGCAACAGGCAGAAATTGAACGAGTCTTCTCTTCAGCTTTCACTCAGAAGTCACAGCAACTTTTTGCCGTACTGGACAACATTCGTATTGAGGATATCTCCAAGGTCTTCAATCAGCGGCTCGACAGAGAAGCCAGCCTTATTGCCATAGCGTCTACAACTTCGTCGGTGACGAGAAACGTCGCCGCTGCCGCTCCGGTACTGACCAGTTCAGCTATCACTGATCGGTACAACAAGGATCTTGAAAGCATTCTCCGTGGACAGACTGCACAGGCACGTCAGTACACGGCTCTGCTGGAGCAGACCAATGCATTCCAGAATCAGGTCATTCGTTCTCAGAAAGAGATTGTTGCGGCCAACAGGTTTGCTGCCCAGAGTACGAGGGATAGAGTTGCTCGTGCCTATAATCAGGTTCTGGCCGTTGCTGTCGGCGGGCCACGTCAACTTCCCACCCCATCAGTACAGGCTTCACAGCCCGCTCTGCCACGTCCTATTGCGACCTCTGTGCAGCAACCCGCCATGGTGGCGATCCCCGCTCCAGTGGCACCTCAGGCGCTCGTAGATCGTCGCAGAGAAGAGCGTCAGTCTGCTCAGCTTGCTATTGCTATTCCTGTCCAGCCTGTACTTAGGGCGGTTCCGACAGCCCCCGCCACTGAGCCAGCAAAGCCGGGTTATGGAAATACTGGCAGTCAACTTGCTCTTGAGGAACAGGTACTGATTCGTGCCCTTCAGAGCAAGTCCCGTGCCCTAGATCGACAAACCTCTGTTCTGACTGGTAGCTACGGTCGTTTCGCCGCAGCAGAGCAGGGTCTGATCGATGCTCTGGAGCGCAAGGCGGCAGCGGTTTCTGGTCTACCAACCGGTTCTGCTTCGCTAGCCCCAGCATCTCAAGCTGGGGCTTTGCCGTATCGGCAGACATTTGCTTTGCCTCAGTATGTTCCCTCCACTTCACTGTCTCAAAGAACGTTTGGTGAACGTATCGGTGGACCACAGGTAGTAACAACTGGCTCTGGTCAGGTTATAACTCCTGCCGACATTGCTTTCAATCGTTGGCAGCAGGAGAATGCTCTACAGAACGTTGCACGACAGTCCCGTCAATTGACTCCCGGCAGAAATGCTTATAGTTCACCGCTACAGAATTCTACCGTTCCACTATCCTTTAACTACAACTTTGGACAGCCCGGTGATTCTGCCCGTGGCTTTATTGACTGGAATGTTCCAAATGTACGGCAACCATCAACTGCTAGTGTTGCATTAAGTTCACTTGATGCGAGCGCTCGGGGTCGTGGTCTTGGCTCTGGGATGTACATTGATAGTATGCTAAGGCTGATGTCAGGGCTTGGCGTTACTACGGCAAGGTCTGATAATGTTGTGTCATTGCAGGCTAATGCGCTATGGGAGAGATTTGCAAACGCCGGTGTTGCACGTATGGTGCAGCCCGGTAGATTGCTAGACGGTAGACTCTCTGGTGATAAGTTCTACTCTGGCCGTATCTGGGAAGCTGACATTACCAAGCTTGGTGACGCTGGACTTATTAGCAAGGGTGCTCGTCTAGCTCTTCAAGCTCGTTCAAATGATCCTTTGGCTGACCTTGGCATCCCAGCGCTTGGTGCGGGGCAGACCGCTTATTCGACGCCACGATCGGGCACAATCTCGCAACGTCTTGAGCAACAGCTACAGCGGACTCGTGAGTACCGAGAGATTCTACCCAAACTAGAAGCTCTTGTTGATCCATCTATTGAGCAATGGCATGGACCGACGCAGTTTATGGCATCTCGTGCTAGGGCTAAGTCTCTTAGAAATGCGCCAGCACTTGTTGATGCAATGCTCTCTAGTGCAGGTAATTTTAATCCACTCGGTGAAGCTGCGAAGATTATTCCAAACTTTAGCAGTGAGCGTGAAGCGGTTTCTGCCGCTAAGTTCTTGTACCCTCAAGCCTTTTCTCAAACGAGCCGGTTCGCCCCTATCCAGCCCTTCCCATCGTTTGATGATGTCGGTCCCCGTAGAACGCGTGTATCTCGAAGTATTAACCAAACAAGTCTTGATGCGCTTAATAGCGTATTCAATGGTACTTTTAATACCGATATCCTCAAGAAGGGCACTGACCTTACGCAGCTAAGACGGCCATTTGCCAATGCTCCAATGCCTGTTTTGGCTTCCATGATGGCTGACTATGATAGCCGCTTTGGTTCTGGTGTAGCAAAGTTCGGTGCCTTGGGCGTTAGGGTAGCTTCCGATGCTAATAGTCCTTGGGAAAGGCAGTATGGCAGGATGCTCGGTGAGTCTGGGTTTGCTCCTAGATTTATGGGTGTTCGTAGTCGTCTTTTCGGCGGTTTACAGCCCAAGAGTGTTAATAATGAAAACGCACTTGTTGGTAGAGGTTTGTTTGGCACCTTGTTTGCTCATGAGGCTGGACATTTCCTGCCCGTGCCACAAAACCGTAAACAGTTAATTGCGGACATTGGCGGTAGATGGACCGGCGCACCGTTTGAAGATCAGTCTAGAAGAAGTCTTGTTGGTGGTACAGGATTTGTACCAAGCAACTACTCTAGAGCAACTCCATATGAATTGACGGCCGAAGTCGCAGCCACTGAGCTTGCCTTCCCGCAGATGTCCAATGATTTTACCCGTGCTTGGTTCACTCAAGCGTATGAGCCGCTACGCCAACAGTTTGGTGGTATGGCACTGGACTTCAATAAGCTTCATAAGCAAGCTATGGCAATGGGTTCTCGTGAACTCAATCTTGAAAAACGTTGGGCCAGAGATGAGCGCCTCGCTATTGGCATGCCGCGTGACGCTTACAGTACTCCTTCTAATGCTCGTCTCATAACACAACTGCAACGTTCGTCTGATCGCTTGGCACTAAATGAAATATTGAGAGGTGGAAACTTAACCCAAGAGGCGTTGGGTACTGGTATGAACAGTTCCGCCTATGGTTTTGCTGCGGGTTCGCAAGAGTATGTTGCAAGAAGAGATATCAGAAGGCTAAATCCAAACATCTATTCTAGACTAGATAGTCTTAAGGCGGCTATTGGAATTCCGGGTGCGGAGCAGTTGGTTGCCGTTAGTGATGGTAGGCCAATTACTCGTCGTGCCCCCGGCCAAACTATTAAGCAAATAGTTGATAGACAAAACGAGGGAACGTATTTCGGAAACATCCCCACTAAGGATGAGATTCTTGCGCTTTTCAGGACTCAAGCGGCTTTGGGTTTGCGGGGTATCCATGGCGACGGTCATTGGAAGAATGTTCTCTACGACACTACGGGCGATAGAGGATTTACATCTATTGACTATCAGCTTGATATGTTGCCTCGTCAATACAGTAAGCGCGGTTTGGTCGAAAAAGCTCTTGGTAATGTAGAAAATGCTGCCCAATCTGTTAGAGAAATAAGGGGAGTGCCGCAAGCCTCTTTGGACCTCGCTCAACGACTGCGTAGACTTGATGGTCCTGAAGCTCAGGCTCTTTTGGTTGAAGCTCAAGCTCTTGCGACTCCCCTTATTTCTCGCAGTGTTGCTGAACGTCTTGCACTGCCCGGTGCCTCAACTCAATACAGTGATCCCTCTCAGTCACGTCTTGCTGCGCAGCTAGCCAGATCGAAAGAACGCGCCGCTCTTGATAAAGAGTTGGCTCTCGCTTATCGTGGCAAGATTCTTGGTTCACCCATTGGTATTGGGTCACAGGCTGCTGCCTATGGATTCAAAGCAGGCAAATCTTCTTATGTTTGGCGTGAGCCGCTGCCAGAGAACCCCTCAATTTATGAGATGCTGTATGAGGGTACTGGAGAGTTCCCAGAAGTTGCAGATGCTCGACTACTAGAGCGTACTAGAGGGTTACAGCAAGTAATCGGCATTCCGGGTGTTGAGCAACTTGCTGCTGTCGATAAGCTCGGTCACCCGATTACTCGCCTAGCGCCCGGTATGGCTCTTGGGCAGGGTAAGGGTATTGTGCCTGAGATCGTTCAGGTACGAGCCATGCTGCAATCTCTGATTGCGGTTGGAATGCGGGGCCTTAGTCCAGACACTGGTTCAGCTAGTAACTTTATGTACGATCCTAGGGCTGGATTTACTCTCATTGATCTTTACTCAGAATTGGGTAGAGGCGGTAGTCCAAGCTTGGCTGCTCGGAATGTTCGTGATGTTGTTTCTCGCAATGAGGGTGATATCTTCGGACAAGTTTTGAGCAAGAGTCCTCGTAACAGGGAGCTTAAAGACTGGCTGTATGGTCTTGATACTGACTCCTTCGTGCGTGAGCAGCTTGCTCTAGGCACGGGCCGCACTATCTTCAGCACTCCGAATAGGCCGCAGTCTTCTGACTACATGAACTTCCTTGCCATGCAGGCTATAGAAGACGCTGCATTGCCCTTCATGCTAACAGAGAATAAGCCGGGTGCAGAAATTGCAGAAGCTTTCCCTAGAAGCCGTCAGCGACAAGGAGCAATTCAAGAAAGATTGGCTCGTGAAGGGCTAGGCGGTAGTACTATAGGTCTTTCTTATGATCTATATGGTAACGTTATTGGTCCTTCTCCAAGACGGGTATCTCGTTTTAGCCCTGTACCTAGTGCAGAGGTTATTGGTTACGATGTTGGTCGTGGCACTGCCGAGCAGATTGCTCAACAGAAGCGTGTCAAAGACATCATGTGGAACAAGCTGTTTGCTGGTTCCGACGTTGATGATAGTAGCGAATGGACAGAAAAGCAGAGGCTAGCTGCTGGTCGGCTTGAGGTACCTGCCAATTTGCGAGAGTCTTTGGAGCGGCTTCGTGATTCTAGTGTAACAGCGGCCGCAAGTATTGAGCGCATGATTCGTCGTGGCATTTTGACCGACGACGAGGCTCAGTACAAGATCTTTGAAGCTCAATGGGATGCTAATAAGCAAGCTTTAACACCGCCTCCTTATACTGGTTCTCTGCCCGGAGTTACTCGTCCCGAATACTCAGGCCCCGGTTGGGGACTACCACCTTACACTGGACCTATTCCTCCGCCACTGCCAAGCTACAGAACACAGCCACCACCCTTCAGGGGAGCCTTCTCATATAGCGAACTCTTCCCACCACCTTTCAGGGGCGAGCTTGGTTCTGGTGAGACAGCATTCAGTCGTCCCAATAGATACCGTAAAACCCAATCTTCTGATGCTATCAACTTCGTTCAAATGCAGCTTGAGGACGAGGGTGATGTACAGTGGATTGAAGGGTTCCGTGACAACATATATGATCACTCGCTTCGTACTCGACAAAGGATGATTAGAGCCTATAATGAATGGCTAGATGCTAAGTCTGGAAGCTACGGATCGCTTTACGACACAGAGGCGGTGTCTCAAAACTGGGGCCTGACGGGCACCAGTAAGTTGTCTCATTACTATGGAAATGATGGTTACCGCACCATTTATGGGCCAAGCCCAAGACAAGTTAGCCTTATGCCAAGTGCAGAGGTAATTAGTCAGCAGGTAGAGGAAGAACTTCGCAGAAGTCAAGAAGGCAAGCGCCCGCCAGAGCTTGGTCCCGGTTCTGACGCTTATAGCACCCCTCGTCGTCCTGACATTTTGGGTAGCGCATCTGGTATTGAAGCATACATGCGTTCTATGCAAGCAGGGGCACCTAACCTGCTGGGTGATCTAAGAACCGAGGTTGTTTCAGAACTAAGCGATGAGTTCCGTGGCCGTCTAGGGGCAATGACGGGTGATGGTCGCTGGGTAATGAACTCAGAGATGATTGCTGGTGTTGACGATTGGGTAGCTAGTGGAGGCACGAGTCGTGAGGTTGGTGCTGCTGGTGCAGCAACTCTCGGCGCTGGACCGGCTACAGCCCTGCACGAAGCTCAGCATCGTATGGAGAATATGCTGGGTCTAGATCCAGCTTATCGCCAGATCCTTGAAGATCAGGGGATTATTGTTGGTAGAGGTGACAGACTAAGTGGTCCCGACGCACTGTTCCCAACGAGTCAGTCAAAGCTATCTCCAAGTGAGTACTTTGCTGAATTGCGACCCCTAGTTGCTTCGGGAGAAGCCACACCAGAACAGATCGCTATTTTCACAAGAGCTAATGAAGTAGCAAGATCTCGTACTACTGCCACGGGAGTCTCTGGAGCCGTTCTTGTCAGTGAATTAGATTCCCTTACAGCTACTGCATCAGAACTGAGGCTAGCTCTCCTTGCGGACACGGCGGCTCTTGAGATGCATGCAGTTGCTGTGGGCACTGATGCTGCTGCAACCGCTGCTGAGGCACTCGGTAGATCTGCAACACCTCTTGCCTTGGGGCCGGGAGTTACCCCTGAACAGCGCCGCTTCTCTGCTAGAGAGTTAATGATTGGTACCGACATTCCGGGTACTGGTGTGCCAATTCCGCTTTATGGGCCACGACAGCCTCTTGCTCTACCTCCAGTAGACCCATATATTGAAGCAAGAAGAGCTAGACTCGCAGAGCGCAGAGCACTGGGTGCAGGTACTAATGTTATTGATGGTGGTGGCACTCCTTTTGTCGGTCCTGCCACTGAAGCTGATCGTCTAGCCGCTATTGCTGCGGCTGCCGAAGCGAACGAAAAACGGCGACAGGAGAAAGCAGAGCAACGTCGTCGTGCTCGGGCCGAAAATGAAACGGCAGATGCTGATCGTAAAGCCGAGTCTGACGCTGCTGCCCGTAAGGCCAAGTTCGCTGCTGACCAGCGTCAGGCTGCGCGTAACTTGAGTGATGGTAATTGGGAAGCCTTAACCCCAAGACAAAAAGCTGCTGCTCGCAGAGGACTGTTCCCAGAGGGCAAGAGTGCCGACATTTGGGATGACGTCGTTTCAGGTGAACTGAGTGCAGACGAGGGTGCTGCTAGGTGGCAAGAGAGAAGAGCGAAGGCAGCTACAAGAGCATACGGCGCTCTGGGTCAGGCGTTCAGTCCCGGTGCTGGTAGCCCAGAAGATGTTGCTCAACAACAAGCTCAAGCTGCCGCTCAGTACGAAAGATTAAAGAAGAGCTTTAACCTTTCTGATCAAGAAATTCTTGATGAAGAGTTTAGAAGAACTGGTCGTTTGTCAGATCCTGTCACTGCTGCTGGTGGCGGAATGGGTGGTGGATACGGCGGCGGTGGCGGCTATGGCGGCTATGGTGGGTACGGCGGTGGCGGTCGTTTTTATGGCAATAATGGTAAGCCAAGTCGGTTTACGGCGTTCCGCCAAGCTGTGCGAGGCGATGACAGCTTGGGCGGTTGGTTTGGTGAGGGCGCAATTCAAAGTATGAAGTATGCTTTGCCCTCTATGCTTTTGTTTGGTGTTGGGGCTGGTCTTGTTGGCGCTCTCAAGGAAGCTGAAGAACTCAAGTTTGCGCTAGCACGCCTTGACTCGCAGCTAGCGCAAACATTTGGTGAAGACGCTAAGGGCAAGATTGATGGCATTAAACAGGCTATCGTTGATCTTTCGAAGGAAACTGGTGTCGGCGCTGATGAGATCGCAAAAATGGAGATCTCTATTAGAGGCGCATTTTTGGGAGAAACGATTAAGGGTGCTGGTGATAGGTCGATTTCGGGCGAAGAGTTGGTTAAGGAGCAGCGAGAAGCCGCAGCGAAGCTTGCGGTTGTCGCAGACTTGCCGACCAAGACTCTGAGTGATCAGGCTATTGCGATTGGCCTCTCTTTCGGAGAGAGCAATGAGCTTATTGGCAACAAGCTTACGGCAGTAGCTTCAGAGTCTGGTGTTGACGTAGCTTCTCAGGTTGAGTTCTTGTCAAGTATTGCTCCTATCGCTAAGCAGTCTGGGTTTACGTCAGATGAAATTATTGCCATTGGTGCAACCATTGCTCAGACATCTGGTCGTACCGGTGGCGCTCTTGCTGAGCAGTTGGGTCGAGTTTTGCCATCTGTTCCCGGCAATAAGGACGCTCTTCTCCAGCTTGCGTATAAAGATCCGGGCTTTGGTCCAGATTTTATTGATGCATTGCGTGAAGGAACTACAGCAGATGTCTTTAAGGCACTGCCTCAAGCCCTGCCAAATATCAGTAAGGAATCTGAAGAGCAGCTATATCAACTGCTTGGTGGCCGTCGTGAAGCTGGTGTGGTTATTGGAGCATTTGCTAAGCCACAGAACACGGAAAGGTTTGAGGCCCGTGCCTCAGATAGTGAGGGAGCGCTAGAAAAGAGATTTGAACGACAGAAGGAAACGCTTACCACGCAGATGAGAATTCTTGGTGAGCAATTCCGTACTATTATGGTTTATGCTCTGGACGCTGGTCTAGAGGATATGTTTAAGGTTCTAATTGATAGCCTTAAACTTTTGGCAACCGTTATCTCTCCTGTTGCTAAGTTGTTTACTTTCATCAATGAGATTCTGGGCGGCACACCAGCTAAGATTCTTGGTGCCGTAGCCGCTTGGAAGCTTCTGCGTATGGCTATCCAGCACGGTGGGGAGGTGATGACCAGAACTAACGCTATTTACACAGGAGCCATGACACAGGGCGTTGGTGGCTTCTATTCACCTGTTGGCAAGGCTACTGTATTAGATCCTACAAAGTATCCAGATGGATCAGACGCAGTTGCTAAACCTATGCCTGATGGTAAGGGTGGCTACTATGCTGTTACTCCAACTGGGGCAAGATATGCTGTAGACGAAAATGGCAAGTCTCAAGTACTTTATTCTGGAACATCCGAGCAACGTCGCATGGCTGGCAATGTCTGGGCACCTGACTCCTTTGCTCAGTATAGGTCGAATATTCAGAGAGGAATGTACGATCGCGCTGGTGGATTCGCCGCCAGATACGAAAATTATCGTTCCGGGGCACCGATTGGTCGTGGTGGGGTCAGACTAGCCGGTCCTATCTTGCCAGATTCTGGTACTGGCAAGATTCAGGCTGGTTTGAGAGCGGGTGTAGGTACGGCTGCTACGAAGATTGGTGGCGGTGGAGCAGCGGCCCTTGCTGGCGCTGTAGGTAGTCTGGTATCTAATCCATTTATTGCGATTATGGCTCTTACGGCAGCTTATAGCGCCGTAAACAGCATGCTAGATCAAGATACTGCCGCATTGCGTGAGCTTTATGAAACTTCCAAGGAAGGTAATGAAGGGGCACGTAAGCTTGCCGCTCTTGGTATAGATGGGTCAGAGTCGGCACTGTCAAAGCGTGCGGCCGAATTAAGATCCCAAGCAAGAACCGCTGAGTCGGATCGTGGTGGCTGGGACCGCTGGTGGCGACCCATATTTAACCGTGAGTCTGAAGCGAGTATTTTGCGTGGTCAGGCCGTGCTTGCAGAGATCCCGATTGAACGGGCCACTGCACTAGACGATTTGCGAGCCAATCCAGAAATTGCAAGAGAGGTTTATTTCCAGACGTTTGGAATGACTGCTGCATTGAGTGGCGGTTTTAACGATCGTGGGGTTGCTGGTGGTGCAGCGATTGCTGGTGGTGGAAGTCGAGGCACTCGACCCGGCAGAGACGCTACTCCTAGACAGATTCGTGAAGCTTTTGGACGGCAATCCCCTGCACTTCAAGAAATGCAGCGCGAAAATATTGACGAAGCTCGTTTGTCACTTCGACGTAGGGCTAAAAATGAGCAATCATTACTAAATCAAATTTTTGATGATAATGGTATTGTTGGTGGTTCAAGTGGAAGATTAAGAACAGAACGTCTTTCTGATAATGAGGCTGCACTTAAGGCTGCCTACGCTGAAGCATTAGGATATCAGAATCCAGACAATATGTCTGCTGAAGTTGTTGAGGTTATTACCGCCGATGATCCACAAGCTGAGCTTGAACGTATGCAGGCCGAAGGCAATCTTAACGAGGATCAGGTTGCACGCATTCGGGCTGGTTTGGAAAAGGCTGCTCAGGTTTCGCTTGATGATCCTGAAACTCAACGCAAGATGCGTGAAGCCAAGCTAGAGGATATGACGAGGGCCGAGCGCCTTAACTTTGATATTACAGAGGCTTCTAGTCGATTTAGCGCTGGTAGAACGGGCACTAAAGGGCTGATCGAAGAGTCCACTGAAGCATTGAGAACGATGCGCCAGTCGATGTATGGCGGTGACACGGCACCTTCAGAAGAAGATCTTCAAGCATACGCTCAGGCTAAGCGTCAGGCTGAGCAACAGATTTCTCAGGCTCTCAGGGGCGAGGTTGATAGATCTCTCCAGATGATGGAGATATTTGGTGCCTCTGAGGCTGGGATTCAGGCTGCTCAATTGAGCGCTTATGTAGACTTGCTTAACAATGCGTCTTTTGATGATCGTGATCAAAGGCTAGAAGTAGCGGCACAGGTAGTTGACGCTAAGAAGGCTTTTTATGCAAGCTTGTTTGCCAATACTACAGATGATGCATCTGTCATTGAAAGAATGCGTCAAGATGAGGGACTGCGTGCTGCAAACAATGCAGTTATTACAGATAGTTTTAAGGCTTCGGAAGCTTTTGCCGCTGGTATCGAAGCCTATGATGCTATTCGCGCACGGTCTGGTTCCAATGAAGCTGGACCCGCTGACGGAGATACGTTCTCAAGAAAAGATGCTCTTGGGGCGAATGTAAATTACACTTATGATGCTGATAAGGAATTGTGGATAGCTGAGGATGATCAGGGTACCGCTCAGCCCGGTAGAAATGCAACAACTGCACAGCTAGTTAAGGACTTTGGATACACGCCACCAACTGGTGAAGATTCAGTATTTGGTGAGGGTCTGATTCCAAGGTCTGCTCTAAGTGGTGAAGCATTTACTGAGTCTATTGTCAGAGACTATCTAGACGACAATACTTTGAGTGCATCTAATACAAGAGACTTGAAGTCCAGTTTTGCCGTCACAAAGGATAAACTAGCTGAACTAAAGGCTGATCCAGAAGCTTCTGAAGAGGATATTAAGAAGCTGGAAGAGCATCTACAGTTCCTGTATGCTTTGTTAGAATTTGTTGGCATGGCAGGGGACGTGAAGCTCCCTGCTGGCGTAGCTCCACCACCGGATCTGCCTAGCCCAGAAGAGGTTGAGAGAAATCTCAAGCGTCAAGAAGATGCATTTATCTTGGCTGGTGAAGAGCGTGAGGATAATAGGGAGTATAGGCGTTCAAGAATCAACGCTATGCGCAGCAACGACCCCGTTGCGGCCGCTGTGGCTGAAGAGAATGCTGCTCGCGACAAGCGTGACAGAATCATTAGAGATAGAGATCGTGCTCAAGCAAGGGGCGGCGAAGATTGGTCTGAGGAAGCTCAACAGCAGTACGCTGATGATCTTGAAGATGCTAATTTTGACGTTGAAGAAAGCGAGATCGAAACCAGAAATGCCCGCAGACAGCAAGAGCGACGTACCCGTGCTGCCCGTGCAGGTGCTCAGGGAGCGAAGCAGGCCGCTACTGGCGATACGCTGGGAGCGGCGAGAACGAACTGGGAGGCCGCTGCAATTGAATGGCAGAAGGCCAAAGAGTCTTTTGCGGCGGGCGAAGCCACTCAGGCCGATGTAGACGAAGCTGAGCAGGCTTATTGGGCTGCCCAGAGTCAGTACATGGACGCTATTACAGCTTCGGCAACTAGAAGATTTAGACTTGCCAATTCACGTACATTTAACCCAATGGAGATTGCTCGCAATAACGTTCTAGCGGCCATTGCTGCAAGAGATCGTTACGCTCCGGGTACAGCAGAATGGGATGAGGCTAACGTTGCGGTTGGTGAAGCTCAGAAAGCTGAGTTTGAACAAGGTATTGCTGTCAATAGATCTAGAAATAGTCTCAATATTGCTCGTTGGGCTGGTGGTAATGACGTCAAGCGAGCCTACGGTGCTCTGCTGAACAATCAATTTGATATTGATGTAGCATCAGGTAAGGGTGATGAAGCGGCACTGAACGCTGCTCTTGAACAGAAACTAGAACTACAGAGAGCATTTGAGCTTGCTCTCAATGCTCAAATGCAGTCTCTTGGTAGGCTATTTAAAGCTTTGGCTAAGGATTCGCTGCAAGGTGCTAACATCGACGTTGCTGTTGCTCAAAATTCACTTGCTGACATGGAGAGAATCTTTGGCAAAGATAGTGCTCAGTATGCTGATGCTTGGACAGCCCTACTTGAAGCAGAAAAAGCACAGAGGGCTGCGTATGCGGCTAGGGTGAGAGCACTATTTGGGCTTAAGAAGTCCAGAACTAATGACAATCTCGCCAACGCAAACATGGATACTCAGGCTGCTGCTCAGATTCTTGCTGATGCAAGAAAGGGTGGCGATATTGATGAGATCATGGCTGCTGAGGAAGCCTACAACAATGCCATTAAGGCAGAGCGCCAAGCTTACCGTGCTCGTGTAGAGGCACTGTTCGGTCTGCTAAATGCTCGGACTCGCGATCCAATGCAGCAGTCTGATAACAACATCAAGATGCTCAATCAGCTTCTAGCAGATGCTAAGAAGGCTAATGACATTGATGCAATTATCGATCTTGAAACAAGACTCGCTGATGCTCAGCGAACGGCTGCTGATGCTATGCAAAACATTCGCACGTCTGCTATGGAGTTGCGTCAAGCTGAACTTCTTGCGATTGAAGACGAGGTTGGTGCTGCTCAGGTAGCTCGCCAGCAGGCTCAGGCTCAGCTTCAGTACGGTATTGATCAGGGTATGGGTGAGGCTGAGATCAATAGGCTTCGTGCCGCTGCTATTAGCGCAGACAAGGCCGCACAGGATGCTGTCTATACTGACCGTTACGATGAGTACAAGTACATGCTAGAGATGAACGAGATTTCCAAGTCTACGTACATGGCTCACATCAAGAACCTACAGTCTACCGTCATCCCCGGCTCCAAGAAGTTCAAGGAACTTGAGCTTGAACTGAAGCGCCTCAAGGATGATATGAGTTCTGATCTGTCGATCAACATGCCATCAACTTTGGGCCTCCCAACAGTGTACGAGATTCGCCGCATGAACCAGCAGACTTCCTATAATGCTGGCGGTCAGGCGATGGGTTATACTGATGGGCGTCAGTTGAACATGGGTGGCGTGACGATCAATAGCGGCATGGACTTCCAGCAGTTCATGGACGTGATGATCCAGTTCATGGGCGTTCCGGGCACTAGAGGCTCTTACGAGCCTCACTACTGAGGGGGCTTCGATGGCTAGAAGAATTGCTTGGGAGCTTTACGATCCAATTACCGATGAAACCTATTACATGCCCGTGAACCCATATGAAGATGGTGGTTCACATGCTATCAATCGTACAGTGAATTATGCTGCACGTTCTGGTATGTATCTCAATGATGCTGGGGTAGACTGCATTAGCACTATTTTGTCGTACTCACAGAGAAACTTTGAAACCTTTAATTATGTTGGCAAGACCTATAATGAGCTTGAGCACGGTACACTTGAGGATTGGGTCAATAAGGATTACCCAATCTATTTGACTGATGACTTGGGTCGTATCTGGTTGGTTATGCTTGAGAGCTTTGTGATTCGTCGGTTACCAACAATGAAGAACAAGCCTTTCAAACATGAGTACACGTTGACTGGTTTTGTTCTACAAGAGGCTCAGGAGGCTACGATCTAATGCCATCAGAACGTACACCGTGGCTGTTTGAGGATGTTCACGCCTCTCTCTCTTATGAGTTAGAGATCAACCCCAAAGATACTACAATGCCCTCTATTGAAAAGACCTTGACACCGACGCCGATCACTCGGGGCCGTCCCGTGCTGTTTCAGGGCCGTAACCGTGAGCAGAGCATGACACTTTCTGGAACATTGTTGACCGAAGATCAATACAATGCGCTACGTGCGTGGACTCAGACGGATAAGCAGATCAAGGTGACTGACGATCTCGGTAGATCGTATTGGGTTGTGTTCACATCATTTGATCCCCGCAGAGTTAGAACCGTTGAGTATCCATGGCGACACGAGTTCAGCATTAGCGGGATCGTGGTCGATTGGAGCAATACCGAGGATCTAGGATGAGATGGACAGCAGCACTTCAGCGCAAGATATTTGATCGTATCCAGAGCGGTTTACTGATTGGCGACGAGGGCGCTCCCAATGGGCGTGTAACGGTTCAGGCTGACTGGACGCTACGTAGTACCAGCCCGGTCTATGGCAACTCTGTACGAGGCTCCTACCGCTATTACAGAGATCCTGAGGCTGTGGAGCATGAGATTCCGTCCATTCAGTCTATTCAGATTACTCGCAGCCTCTCTCAAGACATTGCTACTTGCCAGATCACGATCTATAACGCTTGGCATGAAATCAATACTGCACAGCCAGAGCTTGCTGGTCAGCTTGGTAAGCCCGGATATTTCTGGCCCAAGCGGGGGGACGGAGACTCTGGTCCTTCATGGAATCAGAGTCCTAGCATGGGTGCGTACCGTAAAGATGGCACTTGGGACAATGATTTTTCGTGGAGAAACGTCCTCGTAGAAGATGCGTTACTATTTACATATCAGGGTTACGGTGGGCGACCTAAGCCCGGAAACTTCTTGTCGATTGATCATAACTTAGCCACATCCAACGTCGTAATGACTGGTGCTTGGCTAGTTGATTCGGTGATTGGTACAAGTCAAGGTCTTATGACATTGAACTGCCGTGACGTTGGGCGTCTGCTGCTTGATCAGATCGTCTTTCCTCCTACCATTCCCAGCGCTCTGTATCCCCTTGAGTATGTACCACCGGGCAAGTCTCGTTTCGACTCTCTTTGGGGTCCCCGTGCCCGCAGTGTCCCATCCTCAGCGCCCGGTTCTCGTGGTCCCGTACAGGTTAATCCCGGCAACACCAGTGCTGACGGTATCGCTGGTGACCCTTTTATCGGCGGCGAGCACGCTTTGGCTGCTGCTATTGATGGTGACATTCAAGACTTCTACCTTACTGAAGCATTCCCACGTCGCATTGATGGTCCCCTAGAAACTGATACTGCTTGGTTTGAGTTGGAGATACCTGCTGGTCATGAACAAAACGTTAGCTCTATTGCTCTGACGGCATGGGCTGGTGGTTACAAGATATTTGTGTCCGTGATGGTGGATGGCGAGTGGGCAGAGGGCACCCTTGTGAATGGCACTATCACAGAGAACAAGAGTGTGTTGGCACCCTTGGGCCAAGGTAAGGACATTCCTTATGTGTCTGAAGCCTATATTCCAGAGACTACACCGGGCGGTGATTCTCAGCGTGGTGAACAGGCCGTCAACATTGAACTGCGTCGAATGGTTAGCGAGCAGGAAAGTTTCTATTCCGGTGTCCTCGCTGGCAGCGAAGACCCGGCAGATCGTCGTTTACATCAGAGACTGTATGGAAAAGAAATCCAAGTACAAGAGGGCGAACTTGTTCAGTTCAACAACGTCGATAAGATTCGCGTCTCCATTCAGCGTTTCTACTACTCCGGTATGCCAAACTCTGCCGGTGATCAGTATCGTGCAGGATTTAAGACCGTACAGGTTTATTGTCTGGGTCAGAACAAGACTCCCTATGAGGCACTGGCTAATGACGTAACTTGGACATGGAGTATTCAGCCTCACCCAACTCGTGGTTACTGGGTGCTTGAAAACGGTGGCACTATTCATGGTTTTGGTGACGCTGCCGACTTCGATTCTGATTCACCGGGCTATGACCCGTTAGATGACATTCAGTCAGAGCGCAGGTACATTCAGGCTTCTTACAGAGCTTTGCCAGCCCCATATGGTCACTTCTACAACCACAGAACTGATCCCTACATGGCTGGTACACCAACCATTTCTGGTACCACATTGGACGGTTCTCCGGGTGAGACGGGTCACACGGTACTGGCTGGCGGCAAGGTGTATTCTCTGACCCAGAACCGTGCTCACGATATGGCCGTAACACCATCTGGTAAGGGTTTTTGGATTGTGGACTGGATGGGCAATGTCAAGGCTTATGGTGACGCTGAGCTTCACACAGGCTACAATGGGCAAACAGATTATGTAGTCAACAGTCCTCAGCGTTACTATGATTGGCGTATCAAATGGCTCGAAATCTATCGGGGTGGCGCACAAGAATTCTATGACGGTAAGGGTGTTTTGCATGCTATTGATCCAAACTGGAAATATAATGGCAATATAAACACCGCTTGGGACACTGCCCCAAGAGTGACGTGTAATGGTATTGCTGCTACTAATACCGGTAATGGCTACTGGATTCTTTTTAGTAATGGCTCAGTCTTTGCGTTTGGTGATGCGATTGATAACCCTAAGGGACTACCGTCACACATTCCTCCACGACCCAATGACCCTACAGCTACTGCTTTTAGGGGTATCCAAACTAAGTATCTTCATTATGGCCGAGTTTCCTATGGTTATACTAAAGATTACTATGTGGGCGGCAAGGGTACGGCCATTGAATCACATCCAAAGAAAAAGGGCTTTTGGGTAGTTGATGAGTGTGGTCAGGTCTTTGCCTATGGTGATGCCGTCCATCATGGTGAACTCAAAAATCGTATCTACAATGAAGGTGCGGATAGTAGCTTTACTTTGAAGCTCTTTGATTACGCGGTAGACATTACTTCAACAGACACTGGCGATGGCTATTGGATTCTGTTTAACTCGGGTCTAGTGGCTGCTTTTGGCGATGCGGTTTCGAAGGGTCCGCTGGAACTTGATTCAATTAACAAACAGTTTGAGAACAACGTAGCCGTTGGTGGTTCACGTCTAGATCCAGAGTTGGATTACTACAAGAGATTGTTCTATTCAATGGCTCGTGACCAAGATGGTCGTGGTTACTGGGTTTTGCGTGCTGATGGTGAGGTGTACTTCCATGAGGCGACCGACTGGGGTAACCCCGGTTGGAATGGTTTGACTGGGTATCGTTGGCATGAGGGTAACTTTGATGGTGACTACGCACAGATTGTGAAAGAGCTTGCTATGTGGGCGGGCTTTACCTTCTTTGAAGAGATCAAGGATCAGAGCAGTATTCAAGTTACTGCGCCAGAGGGCTATACCGTTGATGAGTACGGAAACTATGATCCAACCTCTAATACCGCAGGTACACTAGAGCAGTACGAGCAGATCAATATGCTTGGTGGTATTGAAACCACCGCCATTAAGCAAGACATTGAGATTCAGGGCGATAAGTGGGACAAGAAGTACATTATCGACGTTATTCGTGAGCTTGCTGAAGTGGTTGGTTATGTTGTGTACGTTGATCAGGAGGGTGGACTTAGGTTCCGTTCACCTAACTGGTGGAGATCGGGCAACTTTGACTACAATGGCTGGCGTATTTGGACCTATGAAGAAGATGGGGAAGTTTTCCGCATCCCAGAGCAATGGGTAGAGGATACTGGTGCTCAGCCCTTTATTCCAGAGATTCATGAAGAAGTGGATCTTATGTCATACTCTGCCACTATCAATAACACTGATAAGCGTTGGCAGATTTTGATCGGCACCGAGACACCTGACCCTCAGGACATAAGCCGTACTGGGCATGTGCAACACTTCCCTCCATTCGCTAACGAAGAGGTCAGACCGGGCGTGCCGAGCAGTCGTCACATTCCACGCACATCTATCTGGACTTCTCACGTTTTCGAGAACGCTGATGAACGTAAGTTGATGGCTGAGGTTATAGGTATTCACAACTACTTTGCTGGTCGTACTGGTACCGTTACAGCCACAGCTAATCCTTGTCTGGACGTAGATGATCAGGTACGTTTAATTGAGCGTTCCACGAGCGAGACTTTTATTCATAGAATTCAGGGGATCACTACTCGGATGAACCTTGATGATGGTACCTATATCATGGATCTTCAGACTCACTGGCTTGGGTCCGCTGATAACTGGGTGCTGGTGACTACTGCTGAGGGTGAGCCATGGGACGCTGAGAAGGAAGGCGGATATGGAACGGGCGCTCGTGTAAGTTACAATGGTGTAACCTACATTTCCACGATTGCAGACAACGCCACTACTCCCGGCACTGGCCCTGAGTGGGTGGAGCAGAACTCGGTAGAAAATCCTTACGTTGTGATCTCCGATCAGCTTGACTCATGGCAGCGTGAGACTGATCGTGGCCTTGAGTTGTCTGGTTATGCTGCAAAGAATCCATATGACCTTCAGGTCACTGGAACTTTCACTTCTGGAATTGTTGGGATGTCTGACAATGGAGCCAAGTGGGGAGTGTGGGTAGACGATCCAGAAGTTGTTGTCAGTAATGATGAAACTACGTTCCCTTGCGTTAATTACAAGTCATTCGGACGAGGCTTAAAGTGGCCGTTTACCTCAGCCACTCCTTTGGAGTATGAGGACGATGGAGAGACTTACAACGCTGCCGTTCTGCGCCATTCAGGTCAAGACTTTTTCCTCACCTTGGGCTACACTCCAGACCATTTGCAGGGCTTTACTTCGCGTGTTCTGGTTGTTGAGGATCGTCTTGGCGTCAATAGTGAATTTGCTACACAAGATGTAGACATCGCTTCAGACCTTGACCCAGCGGGTGGTGTGACAATTATTCCGTCTCCATTTGAAGAGGTGGTAATTGGTCCGGGCACTGGAACTGGCACGGCCTCTTCCTTCCACGCTTGGTGGCATAAGGACCCACCGATTCGGTACGAAGAGGTATCCGTTACTCTTGAGGTTGTTGAACAGCCCACTGTTGATGACCTGTATTACTGGGCGATGCAGCTTGACTTTACCGATGCTTCTAATGTGGTGCTGTCTGGCGGTCACTGTGGCTTGCAGTGGATTGATGGTTACCCTGATTACAATGCCGTCAACTGGGGTGGTTACATTAGTGATGAGGGTCAGACCGAATTTGGTCCGGGCCTACCATCGCAATTGGTTGGGTCTACTTCATCACTGCCTTCTGCTGCCAGCAACGACAACACTCGCAACTATGCATGGAATGAAGCAACAGAATACAGATTCCGTGTGTTTAAGGTAGCAAATCAGGGTGGCGAGCCAGCAAACACTACGCGCTGGCGCTGCACGATAACTAACCTGACAACTAATGTGACTACTACGATTCGTGACCTCTATGCTTATGGAGACAGAATCCACGGTGTCGCCGTATGGTCAGAAATCTTTGCTGGTTGTAACGATCCAACAGCGACTGTGCGTTGGTCTGATTTTGAGGCGATTGAATACGGTTCCGGTGATTCAATTACTATTGATGAGTTCTATATCTGGTATCAGGTTGACGGTTGTGAGAATACAAACACTTACTCAGATGGATCTGGTGGTATCGGTCAGAGAACGAATACTACTCGCACGACACCACACGATAGTTACCTTAACCTCGGACCAGCGCCTCCACCTCCTATGATTAGTGAGGGTACTGGTCCGGGTCCAACTGTTTGGAACGACTTTCTCAACCTGCCCGACCCTTATTAAGACAGGAGGGGTTACATGCCTTATGATGATAATGGAAACTTAATTTTAGCCAAAATCGCTCTAGATAGTTATTCTGAAAGATACTTTCAGGTTTATTGGCGACTTAATCCGGTCAACAGTTTCGGTGCTACTCACACAGCTTCCGAGCTTGCACCCCCAGAGTATCACCGCACTTTGGTGAAATTTAAGCCCGGCGCTGCTGCGCCTGCTACAAGGGCTGGTGCTGTGCAGGGGTTTCCTGACGGTTTGCGAGCGTCCGAAGTGTACAATGAATTTGAGCAACGTGTTCAGTCTTTTGTGGACGACCCCGGACAGATTTATGCACCTGATAGTCTTTTTCTTCCCGAAGACCACCCCGGCCTCCAAAGGTTTGCTGGAATCTGGCTAGAGAATGTGACAGTTAATGGTACTGGTTGGAATTCGCTTGTGAAGGTGAATCTTAGGAAGGGTGGCGTCTTTGAATATTTTGGACCTCGTTATACTACGGGTTTGTTAGGTACAGTTGAGATTACTGGACCCGGCGCTAGTTACTGGCAGGTACATCAGTCACCAATTACTGGTACTAATAGACTGGAAGTTTATGTTAAAAGAAATATGGTGGGACAAAATATTCCAGCCACGACCTTTAAGTTTATTCCGAACTATCAGCAAGAGAATCCTAATTTCCCAGCTTGGAACGGAAGTGTAAGTTTTCCAGAGCAAGGACCTAATTGCCCCATTCTTCAGGTAGCTTCTGAGCATTACGCCGATTGGCAGGGGAGTTCTGCTCTTATTCCGCCAGACAATATGACGTTCCAAAGATGTTTTACTTTTTGGGAACTATTACCCTAAGGGTCTTGATATGTTTACTAATGAATCTACCTTTGATGAACAGATTTTGCAACAATGGTGCTCGGCTGGTGATGAATTCTATGTTGGGCTTTTAACAGCATTGCCCTCAAGTGGTTTAGATGTTCCGGGTACAGAGGTATCCACTTCAGGTGGCAGTAACTACTCTAGGGTTTTAATGCAGTGGTCAGGTACTATTGGTTCACGCTATTGTGAACGTCTGAGTCCTACGTACTATGACTTTCCTGTCGCTGGCTCCAATTGGGGTTCAATTGTGGGTTTAGGCTTGTGGTCTACGCCTACTGGCGGTGGGGCACCTTGGATCACTATTCCAATTGACCCTGCTTTTTCTGTTGTGTCGGGTGATACTGTGAGGGTGCTCGCAGAGTTTATTGTTCCTCGTGACGCTAGTCTTAACTCACCAATTTGGTATATGGATAATCAATCTACAGCAGAGATGAATCTTCTTGATTCGCGTATCCTTCCAGAATACGCTGGCTCTGCTCTTGATAGTGTTTTGAGTCCTGAGTCTGGTCTTTATGTTGCACTTCTTGATATCAATGGTCAAGATATTACCGAAGTTTCAGGCGATGGCTATGTCCGTCAACTTATTGAATGGTCTATGGCAACAGCTACTTTACCGGCGACCAAAACGCAAAGCAACATAGTCACATTTACCGCCACAGGCGATTGGCCTTCTTTTAATCATATTGGATTCTATGCTAGTGAGACGGACCCCCCACTGCTTGCATATATTGATGTTCCAGAAACTACACTGTTAAATGGTCAGTCTTATATTATTGGTGAGGCAGATCCTATTTCCGTAAGGTTGACCTGATATGACTATTCATACAATTTCACAGCAAAACGCCGGTCAGTCTGTTATGCAGGTTCGGACCGGATCGTTCTCAACCTCAGTTGGAGATGGGGGTGGCGGCAACGGCGCTAACTACCAGATGATTATTTGGCCTACTGACACGCCACCGCCAGACTGCACATATGTCGAGTATGTTGAGGTTGCGGGTGTTATGATTACCGGAGCCTTTGATTGTACGGTGATGGTAGCTTTTGCTTCCCCAACGGGGGCTGAGCTTACAGTCGCCGGTACGGCGACACCGGCGACTGGTTGGACCTTGACAGATGTTGGCGCTTCAAATGCTTGGGTTTATACGGGCAGTAAGTTGGGTCCATCTACAACTCCGACAACTCTGCGCCTCATCCCCACAGATCCTGTCGGCAATGAATTGCTCGCTATTTCTGTCGGCATTAACGCTGAAGCTGGAGACACAACTGACATCCCAAGTAGCGTGCAGTTTGATTCGATTACTTGGTCATGGATTTAGGAGATAGTTATGCCAGAGATTATTGATATTGGGCCACCTAGACCATCAGACACCTACCTTGAATACATTCTTAGCATGCAGGCTGCATATGAATTTGATAGTATTTTGGTTTGGGAGGATATGGAGGGTATTGGTTACAGCGATTTTAATCGATACATTGCCTTTTACAATGCGTTTTATGATCAGTTCCGTCCCATGTATCCAAACGTGAAGCTGTACGGTCCGAACATTGATGTGACATGGACCGACTCTTTAGATAGTGATCATGAACAGATGTTGCTTGATTTTATGGATCAGGCCAATGGATTTGATGGCCTTTCCTTTAGATCCGATCTTTCAGCTTCTGATTGGGCAGATCTTATCACTTATGTTAAAGAGAACATCTGGGACGGTGCTCTGGCCGTGACTCTCAAGGGCACTCCTTCAGATCCTGCACCCATTCATTCAGCGCTTGCCTCTACTGACGTAGTGTTTTGGCCCGCTTCTCAACAAGAGGGGTTTACTTATGAATCAGTTGGTAGCTACTGGAAGCTTGAGGGTCAGTTAACTCTAAATAATCAAGCAACTAACTTTCGTATTCGCACCGATATCCTTACGAATCCCTTGCGTGGACTTAATCGCACTATTCAGATCTTTGAGGATTCTTTAGACGGTGATGTTGTCTATAGTCAGCAGCTACCAAACGTCAACACAACTTTAATGTTAGGTTCGCTAGGCGTAGCGGACGAAACACACACATATTATTATCGTATTTCTGGTATGCCAGCGGCTACGGGTGCTGGGGTTCTAAAAGTCACGTTTTTGGCCGATAATATTGTAGCAAAGTCTGTGCAAGATACGATAACGGTGGTGGCATAGTCATGAATTTCAGTCAACAAACCGCCAATTCCTATAGGATCATGCAGCAAAATATTGCCTCACAGATGGCGGCCCTCCACAACGCTCAGCAAAATGCTATCAATAAGAGAACGAAAGATTTGGAAGAGTCTTTTGCCGGTGGAGTGCCAGTACATGGCAAGTTCTTGGTTAATGGTCCCGGTGAAGCGGAGAAAGATATTTGGTTTAACGTTCCCTTTACTAATGTGCCAGTCGTTACATTCGGTTTTGAGATTAAAGGTCCTGACAACCTGTTGTGGACAAATAATCCTAGCGAAGATTTCCCTGCTTTGATCGGTGAACCTGTGAGTGGCATGATTGAGGGCGAAGCTCCCATTATTACCGCCTTAGTTATTGATTGGCATGTGGAAGAAGCGATACCTTCTGATCAGAAATACATTGGTGCTAAGGTTGTGAGTGTGTGTGATGGTCCAGCCAACACAGCTTTCATCGTACATTGGTCTGCTTCCGGTATGGCTCTGAGCAATCCTTCATCCGGCACTATGGCTGGCAACGCTGCTGACACAGCCTTTGTTAAGGCTGCCTCTAAGTGGAAGCCCCCGGCCGAAAACGGTTCCCCTTTGTCCTACGAGGCTTGGAGAGCATTGCAGCCACCTATGGTATTTGCTCAAGATATGGTCCCTGATGGCAATGGTGGTATGGTTAGTCGAAGCACTAAGTATTATCAGGCTGAGTACGCAAAGTACTTGGCTGGATTTAAGGGTACTGCTGGTTGGTGGAACGGTCAGTGGTACAGAGCAGACGAAACCCCACCCGGATATCCAGATGATGGTGCTATTAGGCCACAGGTTCAGTGGCGTCCGGGCCATGCTGGTTACTGGAACGGTCATTGGTACCGTGCGGACCAAACTCCACCGGAATATGAGATAATTGTTAGGCCACAGGTTCAGTGGCGACCCGGTAGTGCTGGATTCTGGGATGGAGAGTGGTATGAAGCAGATGAAACGCCACCGGGATATGGTGGTTGATCATGAAAATGTACTTTACTCGCGACGAGTCTCCTGCACGTCCTCGTAGTCGTCGTCGTGAATACGCTACAATTCCGCCCTTTAGCCTATATGGCCCGCTTGATGTTTCGGACTCTGGACTGTGGTACCCGGCACGATCATTGCTTTTGACTGGTGGAACTATTACCGCTAGCAATTTACCGCCTACTGACGAATTTTGGGGTTTGTTGCAAGTCATTCGTCTAGATGATCCACGACAGGAAACGTCACTTGCAGTGAAGTCACTCTCTCCTAGGAAATATCAGACCACCTTTACTTTTATGAGTGAAAGAAGTAATAACCCACCTATCATTTCTCCATTTGAGCCTGTTTTTATCAGAAGTTTGGTAGCTTCTGGACATGAGAATGTTGTTATTCAGTTGGTTGGAGAGTATGTTTCATGACTGTTTCTGGCAACTATGTATCTGGTAGAGACACTTTTGATGGAACTGGTATCGTCAATGGGCAGTTCATACCACAGACCGGTGGTAGACTAGCGAGCATTGTTCCTCTTCAGTGGTCTGGTGAGGGATTGATTCGGTCAAATGGTTATATCCGCCGCCTTCAAGGTATTGAAAGCGGCGCTTGGGCACAGGTTCTTCCAGCGGATATACCTGACACTTCTAGTAATCCTTGGGCTGCTGACTTGATTCGGAATCTTCTGTTGCCACAAGGAAGTTATGCTCGTGTAGAAACGGGTTTTAATCCGACCGGTTCACAGGTGCAGATGTTTATGATAGATTATTCAACTTGTTTTGCTAGTAACATTAGCTCTAATCGCTTGGCTAGAGTTTTCTCTCTTGAAGAACCAGTTCCAGAGAACTTCAGGGCCTCTCAGTCATATGTGGTTGTTGAGCAAATTTGTATCCCAAGTGGTACAGAAGCTTGGACTCAGCCTGCTTGGGCTGGTATTTTTAACGATGTTCCGGGTGCTTATTCTTGGATTTCTGCAAACACTCCATTGCTAGCTCTTGGTGTTAGTTATTTTGCTTATGAATTTGATCCAGATTGGGTACCGGAAGAAGGTAACATACTTGAAAATGGGAATGCGATTGCCTATATGTTTTTATTTCCGGCTCACTCTCGCCCAGTAGTCGAGGTGTATAATGATCGCAGTAAGTTTTATGTAAAGCAAAACCCTAGCAGGTATGGCTTTGCGGTTCGTATGGAGACTGAAAGTGGAGACATTCCATATGGGGCGGGCGGGAGTCTCTCGGATTTGTTTAACTGGGAGCGCTATCAAGGGCCATTTCCGCCTAGAGATTTACTAGTTAACCCCAAACGGTTTCCTCATTTATACAACCCAAGTTGGGCAATTCATACCCTTGCGATGATGGCCGAACCGCATGGTCCTGATTGGTCATACCCACGCATCTATGATTATCAGTTCCGTGCAGGAAGTTTGGGGGGCTGGAAGGTTGGTATGATCTGATGGCTCAGCTACGTCCTGCCGGTTATGCTTGGGCCGGGTTAACTATCTATGTGCTTGTTATGGACTCAATGCTGGTTATACAAGAGCATCGTGGCAAGTGTGACTACTACACGATGTCTTCAGCCTTTAGGTATGCCCTACAGCATCCAGTGCGTCGCTGGCCGGTAATCTTCATGTGGCTACTGCTCACCTTCCACTTGTTTGACTTTTTCTTTCCTCCTTTTGTGAGAAGATTTGAGCCAGTCGGCGCTGCCGGGAGATTTCTCGGACGCCACATCGAAGCCTTAACTCCTGTCACTGGAGCGGATCTGGTAAAATTGCCGAGTGCGTAACATCAACACCGATCCGAACCAAAGAAAAGTTATCGACTCGTTCGTGAACAAGTATTGCGTCAATTTGCAGGTTGATGATTTTTGCAACGAGGGTGTGATCCTGACCGATAATACGGGTCACAAAGTGGCTCCAGCTTATGGTGAAATTCACGGTTCGATGCTACATACTGGCGCTCCATATGCCGATATAATGGTCCTCGGTATTGACAATGGCGTACTGATTGGTTGGATTCGTGCTGATCTTATGATCAATGTGGGAGAGTATTTCATGGCTCCCATGAAGGGTTTGAACAAGTTACCAGATAAGTTCAATTTCGTGGAAGAGTGTCCGCACCTATCGGTTTATGGTGGTGTCTATAAAGAAGACTCACAAGGCTGGGAGTGTCTGGGCTGTGCCAAGGTTCTGGTGAAATGATTGACTTTGCTAAGGCAACAGGTCTGCCCTTTAGTGCGGTCCTTAAGTTGATGAGAACGGAGAAGGGCATCTCTGCTCGTTCCCTGTCTACTGCCTGTGGCCTGTCTCCATCTTACATCTCTAAGATTGAAAGCGGTGGCTCAAAACCACCAGTCGATACGTTCGTGAAGATTGCAAAGGAACTTGAATTGAATGATGTAGAGATTCTTTTCTTAGCGGGGTGTGAATGAAGTTTAGCCCATCTATGATCCGTTCCTTCATGAATTGCAGCTTGCAGTGGCGATTCAATTATGTAGAGCAACGGCCACAGATTCAGAATGCTGCTGCCTCTTTTGGTACTGCTGTGCATATGGCTCTGGAGATCTACAACAACACAAAGAAGCTTGAGGATGCAGAGCATTCTTTCCTGTATGCTTGGGACAACCCAGAAGAGTTCGACATTGAGCCGAAGTTCTATTTTCCAAGAACCTCACATGAGGACTATCGGGAACGTGGGCTGAAGTTCATTCGTGAGTATCACGAGAACTGCAAGTGGGTTGAGCGTGAGGTGATCGCCACAGAGCACAGGTTCTGTGTTGACATTGGTGACCATCAACTTTCTGGGATTGTAGACATCCTTGAAACAGTCAAAGGTTCCAAGCAACTGAAGGTAGTGGACCTCAAGACTGGTCAGCGGCCCAACAAAACGAACTTAGGCTTCGACATCCAGTTCTGCGCTGATAGCGAAACCCAAATTTTGACCCGTAGAGGCTGGAAAACGTACCAAGATGTTGTTGAGGGCGAGGATGTTCTTACCTACAATGCAGAAACTGACCTAGCGGAGTGGCAACCTGCCCTTAGTGTGAATGTCTTTGATGCTATTGATCAAGAGCTTGTATCAATTGAGGGTTTGTCGCACTCTTCTTTAACGACCAAGAATCACAGATGGTACGTTAATCATACCATCTCATCTCGTGGTAGCTGGAGGAAAGAAAAGCGAGTAGTAACCTCAGATGCCCTAACTAGCCGTGATTCGATTCCGTGTGGACGTAGGGTTTCAAATCTGCCAGATACTGCTAAATATGATGATGACTTTGTTGCTTTGGTTGGTTGGTTTTGGACTGAGGGTCACGTTAGGGCTGGCGGGTCATTGTCCTTAGCGCAAAAGAGTGGCTCGGATTATGAGGATATATACAAAACTCTTGAAAGCTTATGGGGACCACCATCAGAATGCATGAGGAATGGAAGGCAGTCTCTGCCATTTCCGGCGTGGCGAGTTGTTCCCGCTGATGACGCCAACAGGTTCTACTTGAATAGAACAGCCTCACTTGAGCTTTATGTGGCCTTTGAAGATTTGCAAGACAAGGTTTTGTCCTCTGATTTTATTACCTCTTTAACCGAGGATCAGCTTCGGTTGTTTATTGATGTATCTATCCGTGCCGATGGTCACAAAGGACCTACGGGAGTAAGGACCATTACACAGTCTCTGCGTTCTCGGTTGGATGCCTTCGCCATTGCGTGTCAACTAGCTGGCATCAGAACTAGTTTATCTCATCGTAAGCTTGGCGGGAAAGGTGTTTATGCAGATTCTGATATATGGACTCTCGTTCTTAAAGAGGGACGCTCTAACTTTATACCTTCAAAAAAGAAGCAATCTATAGTCACATATACTGGCAAAGTATGGTGCCCGACTACTAGTAATGGCACTTGGCTAGCTAGGCGCAATGGTACGGTATATTTCACTGGCAACAGCGCCTACACATACGCTGTTCAGCAGAAGCAGTTTTGGTGCGGTTATGAGCCAGAGAAGGAAAAGTACAAAGGCTTTGCCAATGGTGAAGAGTTGTACGAGCAGTACAAGGACCATGAGATAGTCGGAGTATGGTATGACCTCAGAAACGCCAAGGAATATCCTGTAGGTGCAAGGTCACAACAAGATTATGACCGCATGTTGTTCTGTCTAGATCAGATTGCTAAAGCAGTTGAGCTTGACGTCTATGTTCCAGATATCTCTGGAGACACCTGTGGCATCTGTTCCTATAGCGACATATGTCCTATTTATTCACCACCAGAAGCAAAGGTACATGATGGATGAAGAGGTAATACTCAATAGTATTGGTGTTGTTGGACCTGATGACAAGTTGATTGTGCATATTGATGATCCACAGGCACCATACGAACAACTAAAGGGCATTGCCGACAAGTTGACGAGCATGTTCGGTGATCGTTCAGTCATCTTGGTCGGTAATAGTATTCATATCAATATTGTAAGAGGTAACGATGGAACAATTTGACCTACACATTTCGGGTGCCGACGAGTTCCCGAACCGTCTCAGAATGCTCGTTGTGGGCCACGCTGGGAGCGGCAAGACGCATCTGGGCACCCGGTTTCCCGATCCGCTGTTCGCCTGCTCTGGCGGCGATTTGACAACACTTGGTCAAATCGGTAGCGTCCCCTTCGTCAACGTCAGCACCCTGAAGGATTTGTTTCTTCTTAAGAAGGCACTGGATCGACCAGCCGCTGAGCGAGAGGAACTGTTCGGGCGCAAGGTTGAAACGCTAGTCATCGATACGGTTGATGAACTACAGCGTTTGCTCATCTTAGAGCACGTCAAGAACGAAGGCAGACAAGAAACCAAGGCAAGTGACTGGGGTTGGATCGCTGATCGATTCCACTCCATCTTCACAGGCTTCAAACAACTAGATGTCAACCTAGTTGTATTGGCCCGCACCAAGGATGTGGCCTACGGTGATAATTTCTCTGTACTTCAGCCAGCACTCGGTGGATCATTTGTGACCGGCATTCACGGCTATGTGGACATTTCTGCATACCTTGCCGCCTATCGTCAGCTACCCGATGAGTTGATTGATGATCTTGCGGTCGAGATCCTTGACGGAAACACCGATCAAATCACGATAACGACAGAGGCCGTGCCAGAGGTTCAGCGGGTGCTGCACTTCGCCCCGACTTCCATGCTGCCGTGGCCGAATGACAAGACCGGCTCCTTGCCGCTGAGCTTCCCTGTGGACGAGGGGATCGTCCTTAACATTTGCAGCCATGTGAGTGCGGTAAAATTAACAGAATCTGAGACACAAGTTGTGGAGATTCCACAGCCAGTCGTTGAGAACGAGGGTACGCAGGACCCTCAGTCGAACAACTACGTATGCGAAGGCTGCGGTGAAGAGTTCGATGAAAAAACGTGGGCAGATCTTTCGAAGATCAAAGTTCAAAAGACGTTGTGCTCACACTGCTTCAAGAAAACACAATAGTAGAAGGTATAGGTAAACAAAATGGCAGGTATTCCAGCATCAGCACGGGACTTCAAGCCCGCAGAGAAGGCATTTGACCCCATTCCAGAGGTTGATGACTTCGGTGATCCAACTGTCCTCAACGTTGAGGTAGAGAAGGTCACGCTTCGTGCTATCGATGAGAGCTTTCGTAGCAAGTACAACATCGAAGCTACCCACGAGTTCAACTTCCAGTTCAAGGTTCTTGATGGTGACTACAAGAACCGTAAGATTTGGGGTAACGCTCAGGCCCTGTGGTATGAGGGCAATTGCCGCCTGCGTCTTTGGGCACAGGCCATCATGGGTGTTGAGACTTTCCCCGATGACTACGAGTTCGACTCCGAGCATCTGGTTGGTCAGAAGTGCCGGGTGACGGTGAAGAACTACAACAAGAAGGATGGCACTAAGGGTGAGTCTGTTGGTGAGGTACGTCGAGCACGTCCCACTGCTGATGCAACCGCAGCGCCTACGACAAGTCGTCAGCAGATCATTGCTGGTGAAGAGGACCCCTTCTGAGGGGCAAAGGAGATATAGGTGAACACTGATACTATTTCACGCAAGCAGCGGGTATATGACTTTCTCGCTCAGGCTAAGCGTTCAGGCAATGATTGGGTTGATGGCTCAATGATTTCCAGCGAGAACGTTGGTGGTAAGGAGGGTCTGCGTCGTCTTCGTGAGCTTCGTGCCGAGGGCTACCAGATTCAGATGCGCCGCAATGGTCGGTCTGCTCAGTACCGCCTGACTCGCCTGAAGCCCGTCAAGGGTTGAGTTCTCCCTGACCACCACGTACTTCTCAGTGGTGGGTGAAGGGGATGAGGTCCAAGCGATCCTCTTAAAGACGTAGCATTTCATGACTCGCTCTGATCTGCATGTATACATACGTTGAGGATGAGAACTACCTCATGCGACCGCTAAAGGTTTGGATAGCGGGCGCACAAGCGGCTCCTAGCTTGGAGAGTTGGCAGCCTCCCTCGTAAATAGGGGGTGGTACTGGACTCTGTTGGGTGCAAATCCCAACTGCTGCACGATTCTGGGGTAGCTCAATCGGCAGAGCATCGCACTGTTAATGCGCAGGTTGGAGGTTCAAGTCCTCCCCCCAGAGCTTTATTGGTTTACAAGTGAAGAAATAGGTATACATGGAGCTTGTTGAGTATCTAGAGTCCAAAGACCTACATATCAAGGCTGCACCTGACGGAAACATTTACACACATTGTTGGTACTGTAACGAAGATGAATCAAAGCGGGGACGACTCTACATTCAGGCTGATCCTGAGTCTGAGATGTATGGAGCGCACTACTGTCACCTATGTGGGGCAAAGGGTGGCCTGAACGCTATCCGCAAGCACTTCGGTGATGATCCAATCAAGTCACCTAATGATGTGACAATGATGCGGGTTGCGGTTGAGTTTTATGCCGAGCAGTTGTTCGAAAACGTTGAGGCATACAACTATCTTACCGAGAAACGTGGACTCACCCACGAGAAGATCAAGGAAATGAAGCTTGGCTGGGCTGACAGTACTGGCCTCCTGACACACCTGCTGGCTTCAGGCTTTGCTCTTGAGGATATTCAGGCTCAAGGGCTGGTCAACTATGTTGGTGACGACTTCCTGCGACACAAGATCGTCATCCCATACTTCTCATTTGGTCGGCCTGTAGCGATCCGTGGCAAGGACATGGACGGTAAGTACCTGTCGCTGCCGGGGAGTAGCGCACGTATCTATGGTGAAGATGCTGTGCGTGGGGAAGATTCTGTGGTTGTTGCAGCCGGTGAGTTTGATGCCGCCGTGTTGCAGATGCTTGGTTACAACGCCTGTGGTATTCCGGGCGAAAAGATGTGGAAGCCAGAGTGGACCGAGCTTCTTGTAGATGCCAAGAGAATCTACATAATGCTGGACCCTGACACGACCGGCAAAGCTGCTGCCGAAAAGCTTGCGACCACACTCGGCCCTCGTTCTCGTGTTGTTCAGCTACCTGATCCTAAGCCGGGTCAAAAGAAGATCGATGTAAGTAAGCTTTTCGTAGACAACAACTACACGAGAGAAGACTTCGACTTTCTGATGTCGAAGGCTCAGGGTGGGTTGTTGATCTCTCCCGCTCAGGCTTTCGATCGCTGGCTGGAGTTTGAGGGTAACCCAACACTTGAGGGTTTGCGTTTCAATATAGACGCTATTGATAACGAGATGCAACACGGTTTGTTGCCGGGTCAGGTCGTCACGCTGTTGGCTCGCACCAACGTGGGCAAGACGCTGTTCAGCTTGAACATCTTGCATCGTATGAGGATGCGAAAGCCTGACATCAAGATCTTGTTTCTGTCGTTGGAACAGATGCGTAACGAATGGTTTGAGCGAGCACATCGCATCCATTCATTCTACAACCCCGGCGTCACTACGCTAGATACCGTCAACTATTGGAAAGACAACCTCTACATCGTTGACGAGAACCGCATCTCTGAAGAAGCTTTGGAGATGTGTATTGAGCAGTACGCATATGAAACGGGCTATCAGCCTGATCTTGTACTGATCGATTACTTGGGTTACTACGCAAGATCGTTCGGCGGGGAAGAGTACGCACGTACCACCTCAGCCATCATGGGACTGAAGGCTATTGCTAAGCGTCACCAACTCGTTGTCCTTGCACCACATCAGGCGAACCGTAGCAACGACATGGGGTCTGAGGTCCGTCTGGATCAAGGTCGTGGTGCTGGCACGGTAGAGGAAACCTCAGATGTTTCCTTGGTGCTATGGAATCCAGATCAGCGTAAGTCTGAACAGGAGGGAATCATTACAAAGGGTGATCAGAAGAAGGAATTGATCCTAAAGATGGCGAAGTCAAGAGATGGTGGTGTGAACACGATGTGCGTACTTCAGTCAGCACCACTGACTCTGGCTATCGTCCCGAAGGGTGACCCAGTGTTCTATGAAAGAGCCTTGCGTGAACGTCAGTATTGGATTGCTGGCATGAACTACAAGGATGCTATTAGAGCATACCTCACCGGAGATGAAAGAGTCAACCTATGACAGCATACATTAAGACTGATGAAGCTAAGGCTATTTCAAGGTTACTGAAGAACCTCAGTAAGTTTGAGACTGTTGGTTGCGGTTTTACTATTGAAGCAATTGATCACAACATTGTCCTTAAGGACCCAAATGGTGATCCACTAGCAACAGCGCACAGAGTGATTGGTCCTGAGGGTCGTGCATTTTGGTGTGCAGCACTTATTGATGAAAGGGTTGAAGTTCAATGAGCAAGGTACTGAAAGACGGAGCAGAGTATTTCGACGGTGAGCTTGTCGATCTCTATGAGGCTCGATTCGCTGGAGCATTCTTCTTGGATCGCACCAATGGTGCTGCTATGTCGAACGATGATCTAGTGACCTTCATGGTGACCGCTCGTGTTGAGACACCCAAGTTCTCGCACGTCAAGAAGACCGGCGACCTGAAGCGCAGCAACGCTCTGCGGGTGGAGAAGGTTGTCCCCCTCGACCCCGAGAAGGCTGCGTGGATGTACGACCAGTTGAGCATCAAGGTAGTTGGTGTCAACGAGGGTGACATCGAAATGGTTTCAATTGAGACAACTGATTACAAAGAGCCGGATGTTGTTCAGGACTCGTTCTTCAAGGATGAGCCAGAGGTTGGAGTAGCACTATGAGTATGACGAATATGTTCATGTCAGATACAATTATCACATCCGTGGTGTTCAGTGATGAGACGCTGGAGATCACAATCATGGAGAGCAGAGATCAGTCCAACGCAATGGGTGAGTTGCGTGTTGTGATGATCCCCTTTGCTCAGGATCAGGAAAAGTCCGACATGGTGATGATGATTCAGGATCTCTTGCGTGAGATTGTGGATCGTGGCTATGCCGAGCGTCGGGCAGAGCAGAATGGTGAGCGCAAGAACGCTGAGATGAAGCGTGAGGTTGCCTCGCCCCGTCGTCTAACGGAACTTGAGTCTGCTGACGACGATGAGATGTGATTTAGATTTCTGGGAACAATTTGCAGCAACGTTCACAGATCCTTGGAGAGAGTTCGCTGCGTGTATTGATACCCCAGAGCATGTGTTTCTAGATCCAGAGTATGAGGATCAGGCACAGAGATTCTGTGATCAGTGTCCGGTGTGGCGTGATTGTCTAGATGATGCGATCTATTACGATGATGGTGGTCATCGTGCGATGAGTGAGAAGGAGCGTAGCTCTATTATTATGCATCGCAAACGCAACATCAAGGCTTTTCACTATGACTTGGGTTTGTTAGATGAGTAAAAGAAAGTGTGCATACTGCGGTGACTACTTTGATCGTGAGTCGATGGAGATTCGTGGTCTGTCAGCATTCTGCTCAAATGCACATTTTCTGGCCTCAATAAACACGGCCAAACCCAAACAAAAAAAGCCCAAGCAATCAAATCCGCATAACGATCTTTCGGCTGTGCGAGACAAGATTCTTGCGCTGGACAACTACAGGTGCAGGTATTGCGGTAAGGCGAGCAACAACCTTGCTGTGCATCACATCTACTACCGCTCCGAAGCCAAGAATGAACCATGGCTCAACCAGCAACATAACCTGATCACGCTCTGTAACTATCCATGTCATCTCGACATTATTCACGGTAACAAAAAGCTATATCAACCATTGTGTTTGCAGATCGTTTGGTTACGTACCTTCAACAACGATCGGTACACCACAATTCACAAGTTAGAGAGGTTAACCGATGACATTCGGTGAATACAAACCAGAGTGGGCAAACAACACTCTTGGTCCCCGCAAGTTCAATGAAGCAGGGCACATCGATTTTCTGAAGGAAGAGATCATTGTGACTGATCCGAATACTGGTGGAATGAAGGCGTCTAAGCCATCCCAGTTAGGCTTTATTGATCCTGTGGCTCTTGAAGAGCTAGGTAACATTGCTGGCATGGGGGCCGAGAAGTATGAGCCTTGGAATTATCTCAAAGGTTACAATTACTCCCTTAGCTACAACGCCATGTTGCGACACATGAATGCTTACTGGCGAGGCGAGGATCTAGATCCCGAATCCGGTAGACATCACATGGGCCATGCTGCTTGGCACGGTCTGGCAATTGTTAGTTTCGATATTAGAGGTATCGGCAACGATGATAGGTTCCGACATGCAAACTAAGACACACCAATACGCAGAACTACTACCACCCAATAGGGTTAGCTTGGACGACGAGGATATCGAAAGAATCCACTTCGCCATCAAGTTCCTAGCTCAGTTCGAACCCTTGTCTCACTCTACTGAAGTACTAGAGATGATGATGATGCACACCGCATATCTGATCAATAACGATAATGTGTTCGAAAACAATATCAACATTGAGCCTCGTAGACTTAAGCTTTTTACCGAGCACGTTGACATGATGAACTCGTCCGACATCAGCGCTTGGTGCCGCAAGCTGTACGAGTTTAACTTCTGGCGGTTCGACAACTTTGTTACTGTCAACATTATCTACAACTGGCTGCGTGGCACCTTGAGCGAGCCTAAGTCTTTCCTGTGAGGTATCTGTGAAAGCAACTGAACTTGAGAATGGAAAGCTTTATCGCATCAGTTGGTGTGAAGCTGTCCCCGGTAAAGGGTCATTTCTTCAACCTAACTTCACAACTGGTGTGGGCAAGCTGAGACGCAAGAGCTATCCAAGAAGTGGATGGCATCAGTTCACCCTTAAAGGCAGCAGAAAGGTCGTCTATGCTAACTCCAGATCCATTACTGCAATAGATGGGGATCATAGTATTTTCGCTGCTGAACCCAAGGTAATTGATAAGTCAGAGATTTCTGACGAAGTTTCTCGACTACGACTACTGGGGGCAGATGACGATAGTAGAAGAGAGGAAGTGGAGAGTATTGCCACGTTCCTCTCAGGTCTTGGCGTGGAGTCTAAGGCCGATGCTGAGTACACACAACTCGTCATTCCTTATCTTGGACTGGCGAACTTCAAAGCTGTTGTCGCAAGGCTGTATCAGAGAGCTTTGCTGGCGGATATCGAAAGGTAAGATTATGGGAATAGATCCAGACATGGAACCAATCGTAGCGGATCTGAAGGCACAGATCGCTCAGGTTGCATCAACCGCCTCGACCCTCAGCACTGATGTGGGTCGGTGGATGAATGAGGTGGACAACACCCTGAATGCCATGAAGGCTGATATTGCTGCGCTCAAGGCTGGTGGCGGGACCACCACTCCACCTGTTCAGGAGTGGGAACCAGCGTTCCCCGGTGACACTCGACCGGGAATGATCCGCTGGGGCTGTAGCTACAATTCCAATGGTGTTCCCTCTCCCCATGAGACTGCCGCTGGTGTGGCCGTTGGTGTACGACGCACCTTCTGGCGTCTAGATCAGGCTTCCAGCATTATCTCCACATGCAAGGCCGATCACACCGCTGGGCGACTTCCATGGGTTTCCATTAAGCTGAGCGCTACGTGGCAAAACACCGCCAATGGCGCACTGGATACCCCAATCATCAACCTTATTAAGTCCCTTGGCCTGCTTGGTCTACCTGTGTGGTTCAGCGTTCACCACGAGCCTGAGGGTGGTAACGGTACCGCCTACCCCGATGAGGGTCAGGGTAGTGAGATTCACTGGCGCAACATGCAGAAGCGCATTCGTCAACTTCTTGACTCAGCTAATGTCACTAACATTGCCTTTGCTCCCATTTTGATGGCATGGACATTCGACACTCGTTCTGGACGTAACCCCGCTGACTGGTGGGTTGATGGTATCTGGGACTTCGCTGGTATTGATCACTATGTTGAGGCCGCTAACACCACCGTTCTTTCTACAATGTGGAAGAACGCTCTGGCATACTACAAAGCCAAGGGTCTGAAGATTGGTGTCGCTGAATGGGGCAACAAGGATCACACTCTGACTGGTGCGGCAGAGATGCAGGAGTGGTTTGATCATCTCCGTACCAACAATGTTGTTGGTGCTGCCTACTTTGATACCAGTCTCAATGGTGGCGTTCCTCTGTCTGGCGATGCCCTGATTAAGTTCCGTGAACTTATGAACTCACCGTACTCCCTGTTGGTCAGCGAAGTCTGATTTGACAAAAAATCTCCTTGGAGATACTCTGGCGGTCTGTAAATCAGGTCACTGAGGTTGGAATTTCGTGCTGCAACAAGACTACAAGGGCACCATTTCAAGTATCGCCACTGGAGTGGAAGAGACTTTGCGGCGATATGCTGACAGTGTGCTGGGGCAGGATGAAAGATTGCTTGTTCCTGCTCCACCGGAGCATTTTGTTGTTGGTTACATCTCAGGCTGGCGATGGCAGCATGATGGTAGCGTAGAGACATATTTCCCTAAGCGTCGAACCTTTGAGCTTTATAGCTCTACAGGTACCTTCTCAGTCAAGCTTACTGATGAAGCGTTAGCGTCGATAGATTCCGCTGGGAATCTTGAACACACCGTGGCTTGTCTGTTGTGTGATGAGGTGCTCACAGTTATCCATGATCATAAGCGTAGGTTAATGCGATTGTCACCTAGGTTTCGGTTAGCTATTTGGGATGGCTGTTCAGTGAAAGCCGAACAGCATCTTATGACCTATACAACAGAGATTGCTCTTATGCTGAGATTCAGACCGTATGTGTGTGGGCCTTTGTTTGAAGAGGCTGAGGTACTGCGATGAATGACGTGTCCGTTCGTGACCGGGAATGGGCCAATGAGTTCCTGTCACTTGCTCGTCAAAGAGTCAATGTGACGAATTGTGATTACGGTAGTCTTTATTACGTCAAGATTATTGATGATCCAGAACAGACGTTTTTTGAATTCTATGCTAATCGATCCAAGAACAGTGTTGGGTGGATCGATTTACCTTCCACCTGTTCTTACGAGTCAATGAATGTGTTTCCAGAAGGGGATAGGGTTGCGAGAATTTTTCCTAATCACAGCATTACCCTGATGGCAGAAATGGGTGTAGATAATTGGAAGCGCCATGACTATAGTCAAACCAATATAGTTACCGGTTGGCTACGTCACTTTGATGATGTAATACTCAGAGCTAGGCGTGCGCTGTCTCCTTATGTTGAGAGTGTGAGAACGCTTGTGTGGTCAGATGGTTTGGGGGTTGCGGACCACAGTGTAATTGGTATTTACAGGTATAGTATTACATTTGACGTGAACTTCTATGGTGTTGGTCCACGTATCAGAGAGGCGATTGATGGTTAAGTGGCATTTTGTGAGTAACTACTTGCAGGGCGAGCTTTCGTCTAGCGCAGCAGAACATCGAGTCAACGTGTTTAGATACCATGACGAGTGGTGCGCTGAGGTTGAGAAGATCACAGACTATGGTTGGGCTTTGGTGAATGACAAGACTGATAACTCGTTGATTGAACTGCTCAACTGGGCAGAGGAAGAACTGAAGTTTCATCTAAGTCACCCGGAGAAGGTATGAAGAACACAATCCTCGTTTATCTGAATGATAATCACACTGTCGATACCCACGACAACTGTTCGATGGTTGTCGATAACTGTGATGGCAGTGTTCGTATCGAACGCAAGAGTGAGACTGTTGCTCACTACTCTCCCGGTTCTTGGACCAAGATTCATCAGATTCTTCAGCCCAATGATTGATATGTGGATCTCCCGTGGCGGTGTCGTCACGGAACTAGAGAATGGATTATGGAGAAATAAAATGGATAGATTTAAGCTAGAGTTTTACGAAGATGATGCTGGCGAGTTCCGGTGGCGTTTGGTTTCGTCCAATGGACGGGTTGTAGCCACCAGTGGCGAGGGTTATGTTAACCGTGGTGACTGCGAAAGCATTGCGGATAGCATCTTCTTTAACAAGGCCGAACCAGAGATCTCGGTTCAGTGGTGAGATCATGATTCCTGCTATCTTGGGTGTACTACTCTTCTTTGGTATCATCATTTATGTCCGTGTGCGTACTGGTTACTGGGAGGGTATTTTCTTTGCATTGTTCTTTGCTATTGCGTACACCTTCGCTTTTGCTATTATGTGCATGTTGGTTGCAGGCTCTGCTGACGAGGCTCGTCACGTTGAACGCAAGACCGATATCATTATGATGACAGACGGTTCCAGCACTGAAGCACGGTGGAGTTTGTTCGGTGGATACCTAGAGGACAAGGCTGTGTTCAGCTTCTACACTAGCGACCGTGGAGTGAAGCGTCTGGAACAAGTTGATGCAGACAAGGTATTCATCGTAGAGGATAGGCCAGAGAATCCCTACATACATGGAGATGGTCTGCACTGTGGACGATATCGAACCGGGTTGGTACCTGTGGTACTACAAGACTCCCATCCAGTGTGATAAATGGAGCGAGACTCTTCGTTACGAGTTCCATATTCCACCCGGCTCTATCTCTAACGACATTGTATTGGATGGTCCGTGATGGTTGATTACGATGATTACTACGAACTTGTTGAGAGAGTGAACGACATCAGCACCACGCTGAGCAGGGTGATGGAGGTTCTGTCTGAGCACATTACTAATGATACTCCTTGTACGTGCGGCTTCGGCGGGGAGCATCATGAGTACAGAGAGATTTGCCAGCGTAATCAGGAGCGTGATCTTCTTATGAGAACAATGGAGTACCGATGAAGAATGACCAAGATGTGGAGCACGCTGTGGAATGTTTGGCCGCAGCCATTGAGAGGTTAGCGATGCGTTTAGAGAATGAGGTTGGTACTAATACTGTAGTTAATATTTTCTCTTTGACAAATTCCGCCATAGACTCAGTGAGAACAAATGAAGAATCTTGAACAAAAAATCGAAAGAGCCATTGCTGAGTTGAAAGACTCTGATGAATATGGATGGTCTAACGTTATCGAGACTCTAGAGGAATGCGCCAGCGAGCTTGAGGGGTGGAGAGAATCTGCACTGGCCTCATTTCAGGGCGTAAGATACCGACGAGTTGACTTGGATGCCGACCAGTGAGTGAACAAATTAGGGTAGTGAAGTTGGATCGTGATGAGATGCGTCGGCTTCGGCAAGCTGAGTTGGACAAGCTTGGCATGACATGGGAACAGCTTGTAGATTGCCTTGATGATTGCCAATGCTGTGTAACTTTGCCCGAAGAGTTCTCGCATCTCAGCGAGTATTATGTTCAGAGGGTCTGGGAAAACTTTGATTGGATGAAGCTAGATGACTGAATTGCATACTGCTACAAATGGCCCGCTCGTCAAGGAGTTGGTTGAGGACGTTGTTGATTTTATCATGAAGAATCAACAGTATTGGGCGAACCAAGCCGCTACGCTGTACTCCGGCGACCCAGAAACCAACCGCAAGGTAGCTGATGCAGCTATCTATGAGGCGTGGACCGACATCATGGACCACCTACAGACTAGTATTGCTACTACACTCGCATCTCATGGGGTTGGTTCATGAGCTATGAAACCTGTTCATCGTGTCGTGGTTCAGGACTACAGGATTCAGGCTGGGGTATAACTGACTGCTATTACTGTAGAGGTAATGGGGAAGTTCCTAAACGTGACGCAAAGGGTAGGTTTTGTAAATGACTGATAGTATCGTTCATCTCCACAACCACACGAGCTACAGCCTGTTGGATGGCGCTGCAAAGATTGAGCCACTCGTCAAGGCAGCGGTGGCTGACGGTCAACCAGCACTTGCGATCACTGATCATGGTAACCTGTATGGTTTGATTGATTTCTATCGCACCTGTAAGAAGTATGACATCAACCCTGTGCTGGGTATTGAGTCTTACTTCTGTGACGACATCAATGAAAAGGGTGCTCGTGCTGACACCGCAGAGATCGACGGGTCGGACAAGCGTTACTACCATTTGACGGTGCTGGCTGAAAACGATGCAGGCTACCGCAACCTGTTGAAGTTGTCGTCTGAATCGTATCTAGAGGGCTTCTACTACAAGCCTCGTGCCGATTGGGACAATCTAGCTCGTCACTCTGAGGGTTTGATTGTCACTTCTGGCTGTCTGGGTGGCCCTGTGTTGCAGTATTTGCTGCACGACAACTACGAGTATGCGTTGAAGTCTGCTGCTCGACTTCAGGAGATTGTGGGCAAGGACAACTTCTTCATTGAGCTTCAGGATCATGGTATCCCTGAGCAGGCTAAGACGAACCCTCAGCTTATTGAGATTTCACGGGCACTTGACGCACCCACCATCGTTGCGAATGATTGCCACTATGTGCATCACGACGACCACGTAGCGCACGATGCTCTTTTATGTGTACAAACACATAGCAAGATCAGTGACGAGAAGCGGTTCAAGTTCCAGTCTGATCAGCATTACCTCAAGACAGCAGAGGAAATGAGGTATCTGTTCAGTGAGATTCCTGAGGCTTGTGACAATACGCTGCTCATCGGTGAGCGGGCGAACGTCAACATCGACTTCGATACCCTCCATTTGCCCTTCTATGCCCCTCCAGAGGGCTTTGAGACACCCATCGCATACCTGACCCATCTTTCCCAAAGGGGCCTCCAGAAGCGATATGGGAGCGTCTCAGAGGAAAGCGCAAATCGACTCGCCTATGAGCTATCGGTCATCGACACGCTCGGTCTGGCCTCCTACTTCCTGATCGTGTGGGATCTCGTCAAGTTCGCTGACCGAAACAACATTCGTCGTGGTCCTGCTCGTGGTTCTGCTGCTGGATCACTGGTCGCCTACTGCATGGACATCACTCGGGTTGATCCAATGCGTCACGGGCTGCTCTTTGAGCGGTTCCTGAATCCATCACGTATTGCTCTGCCAGATATCGATCTTGATTTCGATACACGATACCGAGACATGCTCATCAAGTACACGATTGATAAGTATGGCACCAATCGTGTAGCTCAGATCATCACGTTCTCACGTATCCGTGCCCGTGCTGCGGTGAGAGATGCGAGTAGAGTGCTAGGACTACCACCCTCTGCGGGCGACAAGGTAGCTAAAGCCATGCCCGGTCTTGTGATGGGTGAGTCAACCCCACTGAATGCGTGCTTCGAACTCAACCCACGCTATGAGACAGGTTACCAGAACGCAGAAGAGCTACGTCAAATGTATGCTGCTGACCCTGAGGTCAAGCAGATTGTGGACGTGGCAAAAGGTCTGGAAGATCTGGTGCGTCAGGACAGCGTACATGCTGCTGCTGTGGTGATTACACCGACTGATCTCACTGACTACATTCCCATCCAGCGCAAACCTGATGGTCCTATCGTCACCCAGTACGAAAAGAACACTATTGAGGATCTTGGTCTACTGAAGATGGACTATCTAGGTCTACGCAACCTAGACGTTATCAGTGACACCATCGAAATCCTTGGGGAAGACCCCGGCATCCAGAACACGGCCTTTGATGATTTCGATACCTTCAACCTGTTGAGAGAAGGCAAGACGATTGGAGTGTTCCAGCTTGAGTCTCCACCTATGCGTAGCCTGTTGCAGAGACTGCAACCCAATTCAATAGACGACATCGCTGCTGTAGTTGCGCTGTATCGTCCCGGTCCAATGGCCTCGGACATGCACTTGGATTATGCAGATAGGAAGAACGGTCGGGAGCCAGTCACCTTCTTCCATGATGACGCCAAAGAGATACTCAGTTCTACTTATGGGCTGATGATCTACCAAGAGCAGGTAATGGAGATCGCACGCCGCTTTGCTGGTTACACACTGGTAGAAGCTGATGGTATCCGTAAGATCATCGGCAAGAAACTCCGTGACAAGATGGCGACCGAGCGAGACAAGTTCACACAGGGCTGTATCGACAACGGATACACGGCCGAACTTGCCAAGCAACTCTTCGATATGATTGAAGCCTTTGCGGCGTACTCCTTCAATAAGTCACATGCATACGGATATGCATACATCTCGTATCAAACAGCGTTCCTGAAGGCTAACTACCCGAAGGAATACATGGCTGCTCTTTGCTCGTCCGTGGTGGACAAGATTGAGAAGGCTGCGGTGTTCATGAACGAGGCCCGGACCATGGGAATTCAGGTGTTGTCACCTGACATCAACTCATCAAACGCCTATTTCACCGCTACTGACGAGGGGATTCGTACAGGTCTTGCGGCGGTCAAGAGTATTGGTGTTGAGTTTGCCGAGAAGATTGTCAATGAACGTAAAGAGAATGGTCCCTACTCCAGCCTCATCGACTTCATTCAGAGAATCCGTCCCAAGGTTCCTCAGGTTGAGACACTGGCGTTGGCTGGTGCGTTTGAGAAGTTTGGTACACGTCTAGGCGTACACTCTGTAGCTGGTGATGTGATCAACCAGAACCGCAAGGTAGCAAAAAAGGTCAAGAAGGGACAGGAGTCCCTCTTTGACAGTAACGAAATGTGGGACGTGAAGATCCCCAAGCAAGAGTTTCCGCCACGTATCTTGTTGGAGAACGAGCGGCAAGCTATCGGAATCTATGTGACCGGCCACCCTCTAGATGAGTACACCGCTCAGGCTACCGGAGTAACGGTGAACGACCTTGAGGAAATGCCCATCGGTGAACAGGGTAAGGTGCTGGTACATATCACTGATCTAAAAACACGTTACACTAAACAGGGTGCCAAGATGGCGAACCTGACAGTGAGTGATCAGACAGGATATTTGGATACCGTCTGTTTCCCGCAAGCATACAAGAAATCTCACTTGGTGGAAGGTGAGCTTGGTATCGTCACACTCAAGGTAGGTACGAGTTATGATGGTGAACGTAACTATATTGTCACGCACTTCGCACAAATCAACGAGAACGCTGAAGAAGATATGTTAGAACATTACATCAGTTTCTATCTGCCGCAGGGTTTCGCTCAAGATGACGGCGCAATCTCTAAACTCAAGGGCGTTCTACTCAGCCATTATGGGAATACTGGGGTACTATTGTATGTCAGTAAGTCCACAAAACTACAGTTGCCAGATGGTATTGCTGTAGATCCATCGGATGAGTTGGTTGAAGATGTCAGAAATCTATTTAAGGAGTTTGCTGGTCGTAAATAGTGCATGGAAGAAGTCCCCGTTGAAGAACTTAGAGACTATCTCCACAACAACGTGTTGTACCATCTTTGGCGCAGCACTCCTTTCCACTCTTGGCCCTGTGCAGTCTGGCAACAGCGAAGCGAATGCTCGTGGGAAGCGCTCAGAAACCACGGTTTGATCCCGCCACACCACTTTCTGATCGAAGATCATCCAGACGATGTGGTATAATTGGGGCATGCATGAAGCAGTTTTGTTCATCGACCCCACCCGCTCTACCTGTGGCTCTTGTGGCCGGGGAGCGGACCCCCGAGAAACCCACCACGACACCATCATAGAGTACAGCATTGACTCTGGCTCTGAAGGTTGTCACGCTGAGTTCAAGTATGTTGCCACAAACTATACTGGTGGTATGATTGAAGATGCCACCAAGAGAATGCGACCAGACCTTCCATTCCTCACTCTAGAAGAAAGATCACGCAATGCCAACAATGAATGAAATCCAGAAGAAGATCAACAAGGTGCATGCAGGCGCACTGATGACCCTTGAAGATCAGGTGATGGATGTTGAGAGGATTCCATCAGGGGTACTAGCACTTGATGATATTCTCAGTGGTGGCTTTGCGGTAGGTCAGTGGGTTGAGTTGTATGGTAGACCCGGTGGCGGCAAGACATCTATCTCCATGCAGTTCCTAGGTGAAGCGCAGAAGCGTGGTAAATGTCTACTGATTGACCTTGAGGGTGCCCTTGACCCTCATGTTGCCGAAACCTCTGGCGTGAATCTAAATGAACTGTGGTTTGCCCAGCCCGACACAGCGGAACGAACCTTTGAACTCATGGAAGAGGTCAGTGTCGCTGACGATCTTGTCGCCATTGTGGTTGACTCTGTGGCTGGCCTCACGCCAAGAGCAGAGATCGAAGGAGACTTCGGTGACTCTCACGTCGGACTCGTGGCACGTCTGCTGTCACAGGCCACCAGAAAGCTTGGAACCGAGATGATCCGTCGTCAGCAGTCTGACGTTATTATCATTTGGGTGAACCAGATCCGAGAGAAGATCGGCTCTATGGGCTACGGTCCACAGAGCGAGTCAACTGGCGGTAACGCCCTGAAGTTCTGGTGCTCCACTCGTCTAGAGGTTGCTCGCATCGGCGCTGTGAAGCAGGGTGAGGACATTATCGGCCAGACCGTTAAGGTCAAGTCAGTCAAGCATCGCTCTGGCGCACCATATAAAACAGCAACGTTCGACATCCTGTACGAAACGGGTGTCAGCAATGAGTCAACACTACTGGACCTTGCTGTTGATGCTGGTCTAGTGGAACGTGGTGGTGCATGGTACACGTTCAAGACGACTGGTGAAAAGGTGCAGGGTAAGCCTGCTGCACTTGACTGTCTCCGTGCTGATGATACCCTGTTCAACTCTCTGATGGAGGCTATCCGTGCCTAACGAATACATTGCAGACAAAGCGCATGAAGATCTTGCCGAACTTATCGGTGAGACGATTGAAGAAACGCTTGCCAACATTGAGAACCTCAGTGACGAGTTGATTGAGGGAGGCTGGTTGAATCTGCGTATTGAACAGGATTGGATTCAGGACCACACCTACATCTACCCAATCTTTGGTGACCGCCCTATGACAGAGGCCGAGAAAGAAAAGGCCAAGAAGGCTAGAGCCAAGAAGCGTGCCGAAGCTAAGCAACGTCGTGAAGCCAAGCGTGAGGCTGAACTCAAGGAGCTTGAGCGACTTCAGAGGAAGTATGGCTAAAACTGTCTTTGTGGCAGATCAATACGTGCCACTACTATCTCAACAGTACCATTATCGGACAGTCGGAGGGTTTCTCCCCGATAAAAGCTTGATCTTTGTCCGAGATTTAAGAGATGCTTATCTTTAGTAACCCAGTGAAGAGTAAGGCCACGATGATCGTCGGTCCACTCAACCAAAAAACCAAGGTTATGTAGAAGTCGGCGCAACTCTTCCACATCCTTACGTGACATTGGTCCATCCATGTCACGCAGTTCCCAGCAGTTATTGAGAGCAACCCAACCTCTTCGTGGCTTCTCAAATGGTTGAGCTATCTGAACCATGAATCCATCCTCTTGGCCGCATGATAAATGTACGATGACTTGGGATTGTGTAGCGCTTTCTGGGATCGTTCCAGACTGACTCTTGATCATGCTTTTCTAGCATAGCATGAGGATTGAGTGCTGACTTCTGGTTCCGTGTTACCCATGGGTAAAGGAACACTCCACTGAGAGGATACTCGTATCGCTTTCTCGGTCGCAGGTAGTCTGGCATTACGTAGATAGCTCCACGCCACTCCGTGTCTTGCAGGTTTACTCTACCGATGCACTCAACCAGAGCGTTGACCATATCCATACAGTTCTGACCAGAGAACGTAGGGCAGATCGCCCGGAACAAACCTTGCGGCGTGGCAACTGAAATTACATCAACTCTCATTCGAAGATCTCCACTTCCCAGAACAGCTTATCTTTGGCCCACTCCTGAAGCTCAAAGATAATTTTGTAGTCATCAGTGCCAACTGCCATCGTTTCCTTTTCAAGATGAACGTGCCAGCGGGTGTGCCACGGTAGCATACCGAGAATCTTGTGGCGAACACAAACAATCATAGCGACCTTATCTCCATTCGTTTTGCAGTGGGATCATTGTTTCAACCAATTGCTCGGCTAGATCCATTTCCTTTATCATATCTCTAGCCACTTGCTCAAAGCGATCTGGATCGGTCGGGAGTAGTCTTCTGACAGCACGTCCATTGCGCTTATACAATAACTGGGTTGCTTCATTTGCTTGTCCATGAATACTGAACTCTCCACCGGCAGCCACAAGATAAGGTGGCAATTCGTATATTACATCTACTGGCTCAGCCTTACCGAGTTCGTAAATCTTTTCTACGCCGTAGCCAGCACGCTCGTAGTATTCAGCTACCTCTAGATCAAGGTTTGGTTTACGAGCGACAGGTAAAAGGTCCCAGTCGCTGTCCTCGGGTTGTGGCAGTTCAGGGCGTAGCCGAGCCTCTGTGAGATCAATGGTTGGTTGCCCAGCAATAGGTTCCTTGGGTTTGCGTGGCCTAGGTGGATGGGCAAAGGCTTGCTCTATAGCTGCCTGTCGCTTCCTAGGATCAGTGATAGCCTTGCCGTTAGCGTCAACAACACTAAGACCCCTGCTCTTGGTAGACTTGTATCCATTGGCTCTTGTTGAGTCTACATTCAGTAGCTCGGCTACAAAATCATGGGCATAGCAATCACACTGAACGTAAGGTTCACCGGGTTTACGAGAGATGCACTTTTCTACTTCTCTATATTCGCCCATAGGTCCTCATCAATAAGAGATACGATCTCATTTTTAGAGGTTATGTAGTTCTCTACCTTGAACTTGTGCTCAAAGATTGCTTGTTTGAGGGCGTCACGCTCATCGTAAGCACGGCTTAAAGCGTTAACGTAATAGTTGATTGTATTTTGTGAGGGTGTGGCATCCAAACGCTCGTCCAATTCCCGTATCTTTTGGTACGAAGCGGTTAGTTCATTGATTGCAGCTTCGATATAGCGGCAAGCGTAACCACGGTCATCTGATAGGTGTGACCAGTCTTCTAATAGCTCATTGAGTTCAGTAATGAGATTCATCACGCCTCCATGCTGTCGGGGGAGTGCTAGTCGCTCGGGCAGGTCATCGAGTGCCACCGAAGCCTCGACCGGCCTTCGTTCCTGATGATGTTTCGATGGCGGGGGTCGTCGCTCCCGCACGTCGGGCACACCGACGGCCGAGCGGGCAGGCCAGCGGGTGCAGCACCGGGAATGAAGCTGTGACCGGGAGGCCACTCCCCCTCGGGGTCCACCGACCCCGCCCTAGCGTTCACCACGTCCAGCAGGCGTCCCGGTGGCGGGTTGTGGTTCACTGTCAGATCGTCGCCTCGCACTGCGGCCAGCAGGAACGACCACATCTCGACGGGATACATCTCAGGTTCTTCCGACCACCGGTCAAACTCGGTGGGATCGCCGCCGAGTGCCATCCACAAGTCGAGCATGGCGTAGAGCGGGATACCGAAGCGGGCGGTGGCGTCCTCTGCTGCCTTCATACGTTCGACTGCCATGTCAAACAGGTTCATGTGGTGACCACACTCTATCCGCCACCACTCGTTGTGATCCGCCTCGTATCGGGACAGAAACTCGTCTAGTTCTGGAGTTCGTTCGCTCACTTGTCACCTCTGACTCTATCGTCACACAGATCGCAGATGTATCGCCGCAACCTTTGTGGAATGGGAAAATGCTCATAACGATGCTGCCATGAGTCGAGTACTCCAACCCATCCGGCTAGATCGTACCACATTTTAGTTTCTTGGTTCACGTAACCCACTTAGATAGTAGTATAGATTTGCTACGGTGTCACCTATAGTAAGGTCACCCTTCTTATGTATCGCAAGAGGCTTGCCAGCATTGCCAATCTCTATACTGTACTTGTAACCTAATTCGCTTTCCCACTCTATTTTAGCTGGGTCAGCTATCGAAAATGTTTTGGTTACCCTGAGCATAAAGGGCGAGCTTGCCAGAAATTCATACAAATTATGTATTACATCTGAGGTGATCTTGCCTGAGAGTATTATGTAGTCACCGACCAAACAGGTATATGGTGGACTGAGGCGAGGATTGTAGAATGGTTCAGCTAATTCAATGTTCATAGCCCATAGTCCGCTTTGTGTGTAGACCAAAAAATATTGAATGCCATCTCGACTGGTGGGTGTTCCTTGAGTGTCATTGCCCATTGCGTGAGGTCACGCAGGATGTCGCTGGAACCAATAGGGTCCAGTCCTTGCTCTAGCTCGGCATAGTCATTGAGTTCCCAGATCCATTTCCAATCTTCATCATTGAGCGGCAACCGGATCACCCCATTCTTCTGGATCGTCCTTATGTTCCTGATAGTATCTAGCGTCTTCTGCTTCTAGAATGTTCTTAAGCTCCTGTTGTGGGCATAGTTCGCCGGGCCGTAAGTCCAAGTACATATGAGCCTGACAACCACCATGGTGATCGAACCAGCAGTCTTCTGTGTCTACAAGAGACAGTAGGAGTGATCTAGAAACTTCTATATATGTAGTTCTGTTGAGGTAATCTTCTACACTCATGCCGCTACCATGATAGAATTTCTTCTACGGTCAGTTCGCCCTGTAGATAATCTGCAAGCTCGTAATCATCGAGACTGCACCATTCACCCTCAGAGTCTAGGTACTCAATAATGGAAATGTTGGCATAGTCTGGTTTGATATTATTCTCGTACTGAAAAAGATCGTATTTGCAGAGAACGTCTACAAGTAGAATGGCAGTATCAATATCCTTGCAGTCAACTTTGAATCCCTGCATTGGAATCTGGGGAATATGGTTTACTCTAATTCTACTTGCAGGGTTCATCGTACATCCATGCTTTCTCGGCAAACTCTCTCAGTAGAGATGCTGCACTTTTGAGATCGTTAATGTCATCGCTATCATATGTCCAGTCATCCTGAGGGACGTACTGAAACTGAAAGGCTATGCCTTCTAGGAAGCGTGCGTAGTATTCAAAAGGCTTAGTTTCACTCATCTGCAAAGAATTCCTCGTGACCTTTGTACTTTATTGTATGCGAGTAGTTGATCTTCGTACCACCCTTGTTGTAGTCAACTGTTTCGATGACTACCTCATAGATCCGTGGCTGGCCCGGAGGCTTGGTGTATTCCTCGTTGTAGGAGACACTGCGCTTCGCAGGTGGTTTGATGTTATGGGAGTTTACCCGCACGACCGGGGCTTTGACTGGCTTCTGCTTAGGGTCTTCGTCCTTAAACTCTACCTCGTCAGTGTCTATGATTTCAAACTCTGTCATTACGCAAAACCCTTCACAACTTCAGGATTCCATAGCTCTGGATCATATGGATGACCAAACAGTCCAACCAAGTTGTTGAAAAAATGATTCATGTAAGGCTCACCCATCCAACGCCATCTTTCTTCTCGGTGCCTGATGTTGAGTGATGGTTGTGGAAAGTCCATCCAATTCCAGATAGAACTATCTTCTAGCGAAGCTTCTACCATCAGAAAGTTACGAATAACCATGCTGTTGTCGAACATAATGTAACCATACTGAGGAAACCCGTGCCCACAACAAGCATTCTTCACGCCGGGGAGTCTCCCCAAACATGGATCAATACCAACAACCATACCGTAAGCGCTCGTAACTGAGTCTACGCATTCAAGCTCACAGTATGAACACACGTCACCCACATCCATAACTTACCCCGATCATTAATTGAGTCTCAGTATTCCACAAGCATCAAGCGTCATGCCCGAGTCCCAGTAATTTACGCCATTGAGCATGCGATACTTTTTGCCGTCAACTCTTCTTTCCCATATCAAGCAGGCACCCGATCCAGTAGGTTCAAAATAGGAGATGTTGATTCCATTATTCACAAGAAAGCTATGAAGAACCCACAAAACCTGTTCGTTTACTACACCAAATACGTGAACTCTGTTGCTAGTGATGTAGGCTATGCCATGACCATCGTATCTTGGGTTCGGGAACGGCTCAGCTACCTGAATCATTCGATCACCTTAGCAAAACTGTCCTTAAAATGCAAGAGTCCCCGGCCTCTCTCTGTGACCGGGGACTCTCTCTGTGACGGTTGCGACCCCGCCCAGTTGCGCTCCCTCAAGACCCCGAAGGATCTCAAGGGAGCGACTTAGATATTAGTAGTTAGTGAGTCGCCACGGTGATGTGCCCGCAGCCTTGTAGAGATGGTATGCAGCTAGGTTGTTGCACCATGCCTGATACTTCTGTGCAGGGGTGCAACCAACAGCGTAGTAGCGATGGTCATGCATCTTCAACAACTGCCAGCAACCGGCTGCTGAAGAGCTAGGGTTCTGTGCTGTAGCTTGTCCACCAGACTCACGGCGAATGATTCCTGATGCCCATGAGTGAAGGTGTGCGGGCCATATCTGACGCATTGCTCCGTAGCAATCAAGCGCCTGTCGTTCCCGCTCTGCACGGATCAGTCCCTCGTAGAAGGCTCGTTCTTGAGCCTGTCGAGCAAGTTCGGTAAGGACAGCGTTCTGTGCAGGAGTGGCAGTCTCGGGGGTCCAAGAGGCACGAGCTTCTGCAAGTTGGCGTCCAGCTTCTTCTAGTGTGGTTGGTTCCGCTGACACTACATCGTCACCAAGTGTGACAAAAAACGTGTACTGCTCAGCGGGAGTGCAGGCTACTAAAAGCCCAGTTAATCCGAATAATGATACAACAATTGTGGTAAGTTTTCGGCGTATAGACATTTATATCCTTTGTTCGTGGAATAAGAAAAGGTCTGGGGTATCTCAACCTCAGACCTACTCGGAGTTGCGTCCCGAGATTTTTGTTACAAACACTGTAACAGTTCTGTCGTCAAACCGCAACATAAAATGAAGAGGGATCGCCCCGGTGCCAAAGGAGAACGACCGAAACCTTCGACACCGGGGACAGACACGCTCACCACAGGAGACAACTCCACCCATCATGAGAAAGTGGATTTGACTTGGTGGCTCCCTTTGTGTGTCCGTTACGCTGACGGAGAGGCACCCACCCTGCTATGGGGACGGGTCAGAGTGGGTGCCTCAATCCGAATTGGGTTGGGTTATGAGGGGCCACAGGCACGCAGTCGTCACAATTGTGTGTATATGGTGTATCCCTTCACAACCCAACGCTCTTAGCCTGCCAGTCGTGGTTCCTTGGGTGGGGCCACGATGCTGGTGGGCGGGGCTAGCTCAGGTACCGTGGTAGTGGTTGAGCTAGTGGTAGTTGTGGTTGTCTCTGGTACCGTAGAGGTCGTCGTCTCAGGTACTGTGGTAGTGGACGCTGTGGTGGTTGAACCACACCGCTCCGGGTACTTGTCACAGTCCCAAGCGTCAGCGGCTACTACCATTACTCCAATAGCTATAAAAAGAGCTAGGAGAATTCCGACAAAAACCTTTGTGATCATGGATTCTTTAATCTTTCTTCTAGGGTGAGCACATACATCGCAACCATGTCAGCAATCTCTTCTATAGACCGTCCATGCGTGTTGGTTGGTAAAATGCCTGACAGTGTGTGATGTAGTCCATCAAGACGATGGATGAGGATCTCGTTTGTTTCCTTAAAAATCTCACAAGCCTCAGCGTATGTTGCGATACTCTCACGGTATTCTTTAGTCGCATTGCGATAAGCTGCAACCGTTTCTTCCAGTATCTTGTTTTTGGCTCGTAGATTTTTGCGAAACATCACACAGTCTCTCTCACAGCTTTGCTATTACGTCTCTGCCATACTCTGTATGCACGCAGACGGTTGACTTCATTCACGCCGCCGTAGACGCCAGCAAGGTTCTTGGTCTGGATGGAGAACGAAAGACACGTCTCTTTCACCTCACACTCAGCACACACTCGTCTTGCCTGTGCTTCATTGGATGGATCAATGAAGATTTCAGGGTCCATGCCACGGCACCTAGCTGATTTCTCCCATCCAACAGGAATGACAGCCTCTCTGTGCCGATTGTAGTTGGCAGCTAGGTCATAGACACTACCTAGCCCTTCACACTCTTCACACCTACATCCCTTGTTGTATGCGTACAGTACGCCATGCTTGGTTAGGGATGTGATCTTCACTTGATGCCGATACCTGCTGCCTTGAGGACACGAGCGGGCACACCGATCTCACGCCATGCAGCGTAGGAGATGCGCTTACGGTAGCTGTACGAGCTAGCGATGTCCACGAACCGATCCTCAAGCTCCTGTAGGTGATCCTCAGAGGCTCCACCATCGATCCAGTGCTTGATGTCCATGCGGCGCTGCACTAGGTCGAGACGACGCACAGGGTCGGTCACAGTCTCAAGCTCCGCTTCAACACGAGCTAGCTGCTCCTGAGGCTTACGGAACTCCTTCAGCGACCCCTGCTTGCGGGTGCCGTTGAGGCTGTCCAAGTAATCCTTCACGATCTTCCACTCAGCCATTGCGCTGATGCCGCTCAGGGTCACGGGGTTCTTACGGGTACGCTTGGTGCTTACTTCGGTGGTATTCATCATTCTCCTAATTTAGTGAAATTGGTTTTGGTTTGTCAAGGGCTGACGGGATTTCCTTGGTCGTCCACGCCGAGCGCCTTTTTGATTTCCTCATACGACATATGGTTGACGCTGAGGGTTTTGCTGCCAGCCTGAATGTATGTGGTGTTGAGGCTTATTGCGTTTAGTTGCATATTTACACGCATGTTGTAAGCAGACTGCTGGAGCGTTGATTTGTATGAGATGGCGGATTGGATCAGCAAGTCCATGTCCAGATTCATTTGCTGATGATCTTGACAGTACACTTCTTTCACCCACATGGGTTTGCATAGAGTACAGTCACTCACCCCACACTTGGTGTACGTCTCATGCTCTTCTCGTACAAACTCAACTACATCACCAACAAACTGGTGTGTGTCAAGAATCACACTTTGATTCACCCAGTCCCAAGCCTTGAACTTTTGTACATACAAACGCCTGTTCCGTAGGGAAAGGAACTTGCCAGCACGCAGCAGTCCATTCTCTTTGAAGTAAACATGAATTGTTGGCTTAGCGGACATGCTAGATTCCAGTGAACTTAGGTCGTTAATAACTGTAGCTAACTAGGTGGGCTTAATTATGGACTTGGACGAAGAAGTGCAGAAAGAACTGAATAAAACCAGTACCAAAAAGCTCAGATTTTTTGAGGCATTTGGTTCGCTAGTGATATGTGCAGCTATTATCCTAGTAGTCATATCTGGTGGAGTCTTATGGCGTGAGGCTCGTGAATGGAATCCGCTTGGAGATTACCCTATTCAGATAGTAACCACAGAAGAGGTCATCATAGAGCCAGTGCAAAATAGTGGACGCAACTCTCAAATAGGCTTGCCTGTTATTTACTTGGATCAAACCGCCAACTCTACTGGTATCAAATGCGTCAAGCCAGAAGAGGGTCAGGTGACAATTAGGGGTGATCTCTCATGGGTGTCAGATGAACCACCCGGTAAGTTCATCAAGATTATTGAAAACGTGAGCAGTACTCGTGGTCCCGGCTGTATTAACTATGAGTTCAAGAATGAAGTGCCGCCACAGGTCAAAGCTGAGATAAAGAAACTGACCGCAGCAGGTATCAATCAGTCAACTTGGCACCTTACGGGTCACGAGGTGCCTATCCGTGACGATGGAACTGAGGGCGAAGGTCGTACATGGCAGACCACTAGTTTTGTCGTACTACACAGTGAGGCTCCGTGATGGCAGATGAAACGCAGTCAGATGAAACTAGAATCGCTCTGATCAAAGAAGTTTTAAGCCGCATTGAGCGTGACCTTAAAGCCTTTGAAAAGGACCTTGAAGAACTCAACAATAAACTGGATGAGTATGTGTTGAAAGTTCTGTTTGAGGTACATAAGGAGCAGTTAGATACTCGCATCAAGCCTCTTGAGCGGCTGTTGTATGGCTTGGTTGCTCTTGTGCTTGCAGCGGTAGTAACTGCCTTGATCGCTTTGGTTATCAACGGTGGCGGGAGTGGGGCAGTACCGTCATGAGGATCGTAGAGTCACGAACCGTCCAGTGGGGTAGCATGGCTATTATTGCCGTAGCTTTCATCCTCCAACTGGTCGGTATCGTGCTGCTGTTCTCTTTGTGACTGTAGTTCGCTGAGTATACCGTCAATCAACTTGTCAACCTTGCGGTTAGCTTTTCGATGCTGATGTAGTGTGCGCCTTTGTCTTCCCATTACCGTTCCTTGGGATCAGAATCTCGATAGTGTTGCCGGTCTGGTCATCTGTCAGGTAAGCCTCTTGTGCATAGATAGCTACTGTGCGGCTTTCATTCTTGACACATAGACTCATGACATACGGCTTACCACTTGCAACTCCGAGAGGGACAGCACCTTCCGGTGGCTCATCCATATACCCAAGCGCCGTGGCCTCCCCCACATTGGAGAGCCAATTCCATTTGCCATGCAGGTCACGGTACTTGATGATCATTTCATCTTCCTTATAGATGTCTTATGTAGCCACACTGGCGGCTTCCAAGTGTTGAGTAATTCACGTCGCTGCATCTCTTCATAGACGAACGACTCAAAAGCTATACGTTGCCTCTCGGGGTCTTCAATGATCTGCTTAGCCTCTTCGATGATGTCATGCATCTCAGACTCAAAAGCGAGTACGGCAGAAAGTGGGGGGTAACCCTTGGGTCTGTAGGAGTCACAGGTGCGACAGCAGTCTCGCAGCTTGTCTGGACTATGCTGATTGTAAATGTAACATCGTCCAGACAGTACCCTGTCACAGTTGATGCACTGTTTCTGGATACCTTTGAGGCTCTGTTTCTTCACCCGTACTACCCTCAGCTTCTGTCGAGTAGCTCTAGGCGCAACAGGTCACGTCGTGGTGTATCCTGAGCAGGAATACGATAGCCGTGAGGCTGACGGTACATCCGGTAAGATACCTGACCACGAGCATCGATCAGATCAATTCTATACATGCCACAGCCCTCACACTCAAGGGCAATTGGCTTGCCCCATCTAGTCTTGGGTAGTGTGAACTGAATCTGGCTGAGTCGGTTCCATCTGTGACCAATGGTACGGCAGTACAGGTGGTCATTCGACAGGTGCTTGGCCGCATTACGCTGGCTGCTAGTTGCTTGCTTGCTCAAGAGAAACCCCTTCTTGATAACTCTACGATGATCGCAGCCCGAAGGCTGTGTTGTTCACGTTGCCATTCTGTATGGTTCTTATACAGACTCTTAGCTTTGGTGATCTCTTCTGTGATGTCATCCCTCATATCTATGAGGTCCTTGGTTGAGAGTGTCTGCACGTTGATAACTTCATCATCAACATTCAGGTCTAGACCATCAACTATGGAATCAAAAGGATCATCATCAACTGCACTCATCTATCCCCCTACGGAGCTAAAGAGCGGCCGCATGTCTCGCTCGTTCGTGAGACGCTTCAGTGTGATCACGTTGCTGTCACACAAGGTATTCATAGGCTCAGACTCTGGATCTGCACCGATCGCAATGCCGAACACCTTGAATCCCATGCGCTCCTGCTCTTGCTTAAAACGCTCCAAAAACTGCTGACTCACACCGGCCTGCCCATCGGTCAGGAAGATGATATCAGCCTTTGTAGCGCCGGTCGCACTGAACTCTGCGTCCATAAGGTCGAGTGCCTCACCGAACGGCGTCATAAAGCATGTGCCTCCGGTCAGTCCACCTTCAGCAAATGCGATGATGGCATCTGCACCGTAATGAAAACGCTCCGTGTTCTTATGGGTAACACGGAGCATCAACTCATCTTGGGTTGTATCAAAGTCATATGATACGAACAGTCCGGGGCTGGAGAATTCGATGGCATGGAACGGACGGCCCTGCATCTTGGCGATCTTCAGCAGTGCCAGAGCAATAGCCTTGGACCAGCACAGACGATCACCAGTCATAGACGATGAGCTATCGAGTAGAGCAATGATGCCGCCACGATTGACAGTCTCTTCACCCTCTAGCGCATACTGTGTAAGTGACCGCTCAACAAAGCGATGCAAGAAGTCGTAGACCAGCAGATCATTGTTGAGTGCAAGTAGCTCGGTGGGAACAAGACGTGCCAGATCGTTGCCTGACTCAAGTTCGTACACCTCTTCCATTGCGTAGTCAGCCTTCTGTGTCTGTGCAGTGAACGCAATGCGCTGCATTCTGCCGATCACTTCAGCCATACGCTTGAACTGTGGTGTGCGAAGCTTGCTTGCCAACTCCATACGTGACTTGGCATTCATCTTCTTCAACGAGCCGGGGGTCAGTCCCCATGAATCAAAATCCTGTAGAGCACTGTTGCTCTTGTTCATGTCACCCAGAGCCTCTTCCAAGGACTCCTTGATCATGTGACTCTGACCATCTAGCTCTTGCTCTAAACCACTCTGCGCTGCCTCAATTTGCTGCTTCAGCGCCTCCATAGCCTCTTCGATTTGTGCCGCCTGCTCCTGCCAATCAGTGGACCCTTCAGTCTCTTCAGTATCAGCATTAGCCAACTGCATGACTGACTCTAGGTCTTCGGCCTGAGCTTCTAGCTGCTCTAGCATCTGTTCGATACGCTGAGCATCCTCACGAGCCTTCTCTAGCTTGTCGAAGATGATCTCTAGCTCAGGCTCTAGCGTTGCTGCTGCTAGGCCAGTAGCTACAGGATCACCCACCGAATTGCGGCGGGCATCCTGTAGCTCCTTGACTTCGAACATCTCCTGCATGACTCGGTGGTTGACCAGATATGATGGTCTGATCTCCTTCGGGTCACGTAGCTTTGGCGCTGCCTTAAAGAGTGTGAGCAGGGTATCACTCATGGCTTCGTAGCCAGTATCCACCTTGTCCGTAAGACGGTTGGTGGCGAGCACATAGTCCTTTACTTGCTCTTCGATCTCTTCTTTGGTCTGACGATCCCACTTGTTACTGTCTACACAGTACTTCGTGCTTGGATCTTTGCGTACCTGTCGGTTGTTCAAAAAGCTTTCAAGGAATCCCATCAGAACCCTTCGGATCGGTTTTCGATAGCCTTGTCTAGCTCGTCAGCGTCGTCGTCGTCAACACCAACACCATCTGAGAGGATGATGGGTGCCAACTCCTTGAGTCGCCGCCGCAGATCCTCAAGAGCCTTGGAGTGACGGCCACTCTCACGCTGCTGCTCGGCAAGCGCTGAGTACTCGGCACGAGCCTTCTTGAAGTACCCATAGGTGAGCATAGCCTGCTTGGCACGAGTGTGCTTGTTGTCCTCATCATCCATGACGGCCTTGAACTCGGCGTAAGCCTTCTCAAGCTCAGACCGTAGCTTCAGGACCTCACGCTCAATGGGGTCAGCAAGATCAAGTACCATCTTGCGTACCGTCTCAAAGTGTGAGGGGTCACGCCACATGACATAGACCAGAGGCTTGGTATCCACAACCTCTGCAACGTCTCGACCAGCAAGGTATGCCTCAGCCTTGATGATAGACATGCTCTGCTTGAGGCGTCGGTCGGTGACCGTAATGCCTTCCTTACGCAGCTTGGTAGCAAGCTCTAGCATTGCCTCATACACATTGTCACCGATGACAACCTGCTGGGCCTCCTGCTGAGCCTGCTCCAGATCGTCCAGTGTCAGGAATGCCTCAGGCTCCCGTGGCTCCATGGCAAGCATCTGTACGAGCAAGTCGGGGTCGGTTAGCTCATGCACGATGTGACGGATCAGCAGTCGGTCTACCAGTGCCTCTAGCTCGGTGCTCTGTGGCATCTCGTTCGAAGCGGTGAAGAGACTCATCAGTGGAACGTTGGGGTCATCACCGGGGTTGATGAACTGACGCTCATTGATGAGCAGTAGGAAAGCATTGAGGATGGATGAGTTAGCCTTGAACACCTCATCAATCCAGCCGATGTGTGCGGTCGGTAGCTTGCCCTCGGTGATTCTGCGGTAGACGCCACTGTCCTTCAGGGTCAGTAGGTCAGGACCACCGAAGACTTCCTCGGGAACCGAGAACTTGGTTAGCTGCCACTTGAAGGCATTGGCCCCAACAATACGTGCCACGACCTGATCAAAAAGCATTGACTTGGCAATGCCGGGAGTACCTAGCAGGAACATATGCTGACGAGCGACCAGCGACAGCATCGCTGAGTGAACCTCGTCTACACGATCCAATACAACCTGATTGACATCCTGTTCAACAGCACGGAACTTCTGCGGCAGGGTTTGAGTAGTCACTTGTCTCCTTAGATAAGCTTGGTGAGTAGTTTCTTGTAATCGTCAAAGAATGTAGATGGTACAGCAACAGCAGGTAGGATATCAAAGTCCTTGTCAATCTGTGTGCTTGGCACCTTGGTCTTGCAGATCACTGACTGGATTCCGAAGGCTTCAAGTGCGCCTACGATCTCGTTGCAGTCGTCCCAACTTTCAAGAACAATCTCGTGCTCTAGTTCCTGACGCAGCTTCTCAACCTCTTTGATAAGCTTCTGCTTCTCATCTTGCGATGATTCCTGATCCATTCTACGCCTCTCTTGTAACTTACGTTCGTACTTACGGTTCGATGATTGTCTTGTTGGTTTGTATGACTTCGATTTGTGCATAGTCACACTCGTGTGGAGACTTGTCGGTTCTGATCTTTGGTTTCACTGGAAGATATAGCTTCCCTGTAGGTGTTGCGTACAGGGCACTGACTGTTACCACATCACCGACATTGACCTTGGGGCCATCTCCGGTGAGTGCAGATACCTTGCCGACAACAAAGGGTTGACCATCCCTGAACACTGATAGTTCCAGATTGTCCTTGCCGTCAATCCCCCTGTCCGTGACTACGCAATCAACATCCTTGACAAGCTTGTACTTCAGACTGTTACGTCCCTTGCCATCTCGGTAAGGTGAGTCCATCTTGACGAACACAACCCCCTCGACAGATGCGTTCACGCACTTCTCAAAGAATGCTGTCTTGTCTTGCGTACCGTACACTTGCTGTACCACATAGATACCTTCACGCTTCGAAAGGGCGGCTTGAAGAATCGCTTGTCGCTGGCTCCAGTCCCACTTTCGGATGTCGCCCTTGGAAGTCTTGAGTATATCGAAACAGTGGTAAGTGTTGTCAAGGATTTCGCCGTCGAAGATCCACTCGGTGTCGATTCCGGCCAGAGCGGAGGCGACGGAGGCTGGAACATCTCGCTCCAAACCTTGTCGTGTGTAACACCTAATTGGGCCAGTTTTGACAATCATTCTGTGCCCATCCATCTTCTGCGAGAGAGCAAAAGTATCATTATGTAGATAGGCTTGGAGTTCACTCTCACGAATCTCTGTTGGACGCTGAACGTCAATCATCTCATGTTCTCGGCTGCTCGTAGACGACGCTGATACTCAAGCTCACTCATCGGTACCTTGATGCCAAGGATAGGTGCTTGCGGGGTGAACTCCTTCTTGGCAAGCTCCTTCTTTGCATTCTCCTGATCACGCTTCAGCTTACGGTAGCGGGCTTCGCATCCCCTGCACTGACTTCTACGCTTTTCGGGATCTCTGTCCTTGGCTCTGTAGTCCTTGCGGAAATCCTCCAAGGGTCTGATCTCATCGCACTTACCGCAACGCTTAGTTTCTACCATCATCATCTCCATAGTGGAACGGGTTATGGCAATAGTCCGGTCCGTTCCGGCCCTGAAGTAAGCGTGGGCTGTTGCGTCCACCCTCACAATCTGGGCACTTTGTTTCAGTTTGTTGTGCTCGTATCATTCGTCTCTATCGGCTGCATGTCAGTGGCCCGAACGACAAGAGTTGCTAGTGCTGCCTTGGCATCCAAGGTGCTCATCTTACTTAGCGACAGAGCAAGGTAGAGGTTGAACACATCGACTGGCATGGTTGCACGCATATGAAACCATTGATCCAGTAATGAGTTCGAAGTATCTACCATTTCCTGCACATCACTCATAGGTCATCCCAATTGTCTTCATCTTCTTCCCACATCTTGTTAGCTTTTTCTCGGAGCGCTTTCATCGTGGGGTCCTCAACTGGACCTGTGACAATCTGCTCAAACGCTGCGTCGAACTTCTTCTGCTCACGCTCACGCTCTGACAAAACGATGTCAGGGTCAATACTAAAGGTGACCACGACATGATCGGGCGAGTCTTTCTCTGCTGGAACCACACCCCAAGACTCACGCTTCAGGTGTAGATCCTTAGCAAGACGATCAATAGCGTCTCGCAGTCGTACTAGATCATCCATTGGGTCTGTCATCAAAGAACTCCTTCATCGTCTTCACACGCATCAACGTTTCTTTTTGTTGGTAGATAATTTCGTTGGCTCTTCTGACACTTGCCTTTAGTGTATCAATTTGCCACTCGTTATCTTTGCAGCATCCATCACACGCATGTATTCCAAAAGTGTCATCACCCGACACCTTGATGAGCCAATCCACTGATCCGTACACAGGGTGTCCAACACCATGTTCACAGATAGCTTCGATGAGTCCGGTTGCTCTGCGGTTGGTCGTAACTGGCTTCATGCTACCTTCTTGCCATTCACAAACACTTGCACGGATCTGCCAGTCGGTGACACGGTGATCTCAACCATTGTGTCCCAAGTGTCCACCTTGAATGCATAGGCTTCGCCAGCGGGTGGGACAATTCTCTTGGTCACACGTCGCCCAGCACCTATCTTGACGTTTTCGTAGACGCCACCCTTGTGTTCAAAGGTGAACTGACGGATCTCGTAGTGGCTCATGTCTTTGTGACCTTGCCAAATCCAATCTCAACAGGAGTCTCACGACCGAAGATATTGACCAGCACCTTGAGCGTCAACTGATCAGCATTGATGTCAATCACCTGACCATTGAAGCCTGAGAACGGACCCTCGTTGATGGTCACTAGTTCGTCAAGCTCAAAGTCGATCACTGCTGGGGCAGCAATGTCTACATCATCCTTGTCGAAGACCACGAAGCGCTCTACCTCACGTCGAGTAAGTGGAGTAGCCTTATCCTCAACACGATCCGAACGCACATCGCTACCACCTAGGAAGCCTGTGACGCCGGGAGTATGTCGCAGTACGCCGTAGCACTCATCGTTTAGGTCGCATCGGACAAGCAAGTAACCCGGAAAAGTCTTCTTCTCAACGGTCTGCTTCTTGCCCTTCTTGATCTCAGTTACGTCATGTACCGGGATGTGGATATCATAGATACGATCATCAACCATCATGGACTTTGCACGAGTCTCAATGGCTTGCTTCACCTTGTTCTCGTGGTTTGCCTTGGTGTTCAGTACGTACCACTTACCGGGCAAATCATATGGGTTTGTCATTAAACACTCCTATTTTTGGGGTGGCATGTGTACCAGTGCATTGGATTCTCAATGATGACATGCTCTCCGGTTTTGAAATCAATCGAATAATGTATGCAACTTTCTTCTGTCCATACCACGCCTTCGCAATATCCGTTGCGATGGCATGCACGGTTAAGTGGTAAGGTGCTACGGGTTGAAAGTTGCTTCAGCTTTTTTGCGCCAAGCATGTGTCCACCGATACCCATATCACTCCCTCAGGCTACATCGCTGATGTATTGCTTGCGTATTGTTACCCACTCATTGCTAGCAATGCCAGCCCACGTTCCAACAATGTGTTTGGGTAGATCTCTGAAGAGTTCTGCTCGGCAGGACTCTAGCACAGGACAGGACTCGCAGACGGCTCGCTGTTGAGCGTTCGGCGGATCTTTGGTCATGTCCACGTCAGTGTCGCCACATGCTGCGTAGTCCATCCACGGAGGGCAGTGTGAATGAATGCCTTGGGCACCGTCATAGACGGTGTAGACGTGACCTAGCCCGCCATCGCTGCCTGACTGTCTGCCAGCAGTGTTGTGCGCTCTTGGTGTAATCATAATAAAGTGAGTGTGGTGGAGGTGCCCTACACGCCGCCCAACCTATTACGGCGCACTATGCCTTACGGCCATAGTACACCTCCACCACAGATCAATTACACAAACTCGGCCAGCGCAGCGTCGAGAGCGGAGGTTACATCAACCTCACGGTCGGCGTCAATGCGTGCCTTGAGCTTGGCGGGATCAAAGTCAGCGGACGTTGCCTCGGCAACACGCTGGGTGATCTCGTTCGGGTAGTCCTCAGGATTGAAGGGCTTGACGAGAGCCTCGGCCAGCTTAGCGACCTTAGCCTTCTCGACCCGAGAAATCTTGGGACTGATGACTTCGAACTCGTTCACTTCCTCAGGAAACAACTGCTTCTGAAGTACAACGTGACCACGGTAGATGGACAGTCGGAACATGCCCTCGTGACCGCTCAGGTTGCAGCGACCGATAAAAGCAAGCTTAGGATCACGCACGAGGTTGTTGAGAACCTCATACCACTTGTCATTCACCGGGTCATCAATGACCTTGTTGGACGAGTTACGGATAACTGGCAGGAACACGTAGGCGTTGGACTTGTCGGGGAACAAGAAGTCATCAACATCCTCACGAGGATGAACGTTCAGATCAATGACGTTAGCCACGAGCGCTGACTTCTTGGCTTCCTCGACCGCCGTCAAATCTACGGGGATAAGGTTACCGTCTTCATCTTCCTTGCCTCGACCAAGCTCGGGCTTGGTCCAGATCTTCTCGTTGGCGTCCCGGTAGACGATGTTCACCGGCAGACCCTCGGGAGTCATGAGGTGCAGCTTTGTCTCGGTATCCTTGCGGATAGACATCAGCTTACCACGAGTAGTGATTGGGCCTAGGCGAAATGTAAAGTCGCCAACATATGCACGTCGTGCCATACTTACTTCCTTCTTTCTTCTGGTAAAGAGTCTGCCTTCTCGTTATTACATGATGAGCAGGCGATCTTTTGGTTATGTATTGAACACCTCGGCCCGCCACGAGAGCGAGGGATGATGTGTTCTATTGTGGGGAAATCTTTGGGTGTTGGTATAGGTCTTGTGTAGAGTGTGTTGACGTCTTGCAGTATCTTGTTACAGATATAGCAACGCAAACCATCTCTCTTTTGTAACGCCTTTAACCTACGCCTTGTCCTCTTTCCGATAACTTCATAGCTCTTCTTCATTACTGATCAATGGACTTGGCAATCTTGTAGCCCTTGGTGGTGAGAACTCGACCCTTCTGAGAGTAGTCGATCATGCCCTTGCGAAGCAAGAGCTTCTCCAGCTTCACGATGACATCCTTGGGCTGACCAGTGTAGTTAGCAAGAACGTCAACACCAGCGATGTGTCCGAGCTTGTCCAGAGCTAGCACGTAGTCTACGTGATCCTCAGTCAAACCATCCGGTGTGATACCAGCAGCGCTGAGTACACGGTTGGGATTGGTGGTACCTAGGTCACGAGCCATCTGCACCAGCGTCCTAGCCTGACGAGGTACGCCAGCCGATGCCTTGCCGAGAGCTAGAGCGTCTTCGTCGGACAGGTTCCTGATACCAACGCCACGAGCCATCTGCCTTACGATACGGGCCATCTCCTGATCTGTGTACAGATCAAACTTTGGCTTGTGAGTAAAACGATCACGTAGCGGCTCAATGAGATCACGTAGCTCAGTAGTAGCACCAACGAATGTGGGTGGCTCTTCTAGCTTGAAGACCTTGCCGTCATCGAAGTGGATCTCTTTGTCCTCAAGCGGGTACAGGAGGATCTCCTGATCCTTCTTCGGTAGACGATGAAGCTCGTCCAAGAAGATGACTCCCTTGTTCTCCAGAATTGCCTTCTGCAAAGCCTTGGGCTTGAGTGGCATGACATACGCATGGAAGTCTTCCATGAGTTCGTCTGCAATGAGCTTGGCAAGGGATGTCTTGCCGTATCCGGGTGGTGCAACAAGTAGCACTGGATCTAGGTACGTCTGACGACTGAGCGCACCGTTGATAGAAATCTTCAGACGCTTCTTGAGTGTCTCCTGCCCGATATAGTCATCCCAATCTTGTGGTCTAAGTGCAGATGCATCTGCCATGTATGTTTCTTCCTTGGGTTAGGGGTATTGCTTTCTTGCGAGAAAGTTTAGCCGCTCTGGTTTATGCTCGTCAAATCATCTTCGACAATTTGATCGGCGTCAATCACGTCAAGCATCTTTAACATCCCTGTGCCAGCCTGCTTGAGTCGTTCAACCTCATCATCAGACAGAACACAATGACCATTCTTGTAGTCATTCCTGATGTTACGGTACTTATGGAACGTCTCCATCAGGAACCTTGCCTGCTGGTACCTATTGTCAAGAGCCTGTGCTTCAAGGATATTGTTCTCAATGTCCAGAAGCTTACGCTCTATTTCACTCATTGGTTGCTCTGTAACTGTTTGCTCTACTTCAGCAAATACAGAGCGCAGATCCTCTGTGCGGACACAAAGCTTGGTTGAGTTTCCCTCACCAGAGGCTCGTTCAATGGTCAGGTAGGTGACAGGACCGATCTCATTGATGTTGATCAGCATGTTACCAATGTCTTGACCCTTGCTGTTAAACTTCGTTGCTTTCACAGTCTTGGACATTTTTTGCTCCTATAGAAAAACGGTCATCGTGAAATTATTTTGGGGGCAATTTGAGGATTTATTTTTCGCATTCTTGCTTTTCTACAATTTGCATGTATGACAGCAAGCGCTCGTTGTCCATCGTCAACTCTTCCTCAATAAACGGGGCCTTAGCGCCAAGAATCGCCCCAACTGGTCTTACTGTACCGAAGTTGGGATCAGTGTCAACGTGGTATTCGGTAAAAAGGAACTCTCTGCCGAATTTCTCTCTTACGCCGATAAAGCCATTTCCGGTGTAGATCGCATATGAGAAATTACGAGCATATACCCTGTACACGTAACCGACGTAGCAATCCTCAATCGGCAGGTACTTCATGATATTACCGTAATTTCGTAACTTGTTCCATCCTGAAGATGGACCTCTACTGACTTGACGTTATTCATTCTGAGAGCTTTGCGAATATTAACAGGAAACTCGGGGGCATTGGAACCCGATCCGGGCAATCTGCCACTCGCTCGCACAACAGAGTCGTCAAACAGTATACGGCGTATAAACTCACCGTCTTCGTCGTAGTAATTCTTGACGTATCTTGTCATCTCTCAATCATCTCTAAGCTGATAGACACATTCTTCCCAAACCGCAATGCGTGATATGCGTCAATCCAGTCAATGTAGCCATAGGCAATTGCCATGCGATCCATTAGTGCATGTAGAACTGGATAATCGTCTCTCTTGATAATTGGATCTTCGCACATCACGAAACCCATAAGCAAGATAAATAGCGTTTCGTCTTCAGGACTCAATCTGATGCCTTGTCGAGTAGTGCAACAATCTGCTTGTTACAAATGTCGAGAGCGTTCTGTGAACGGTCCAGCGCATCACTCAGTAGATTTGAGTATTCCTTGAGCTTACGCTTCTGGAAGTTGTAACGCTCTTGATAGGCGAGGAATGTCGGGGCGGGGATGTTGCTGTCGCTTTTGAGTAGATCGGTGATCTCACCAACCATACGAGTCGTCTCTTCGATGGACTCATCCTCAAACGCTTGCTTCAGCATCTCACGCTGACGAGCATCGTCAACGAGGGGCAGAATGTGGAAAGAGGATTCTGGCACATGGTTGATCACGTAGTCAAGAGCCTCAAGCTTGTCGCCCTTGTCCATGCCGACAAAGTAGACGCCACCAGAGGGCCGCACACGGGTGCCGAGAAGATGAATCTCCAGACCCTTGCGAGTTGCTTCACGAACAGCGATAGCTGGCAGATGAAGCATCTTGGTGGAGAGAAACTCATCCACCTTGCCCTTCATAGCATCCCAATACGCAACAGCGGGATCATCTGCATCAATCTCTCGACTGTATGCCGCTGAAACACCCTTCTTGGCAAAGGTTACCAATCCGAGCACACGGAAACCAAGCTTGTGGTTCTTGTTGTCGAGTTCCTCTTCAACCATGCGCCGGAACACAAAACCCTCATCATAGCCAGCGTCACGCATGGTGTAGTTGTAGTAGGTGTTGTGATCCGAACGAACCTTGAGCATCTTAGCGTTGTTACAGGCACGCCTGAACACGTCTGCTGCCTTCGGAACGTTAGGGGTCTTGATAGGTGCGTCGGATGTCTCTACGAGCTTCAGGAAGTCCTTGTGGACGATCTGAGACGAATCTGGCACATGATACCACGCCAGATATCCAAGTGCGGGGATCTCAGCATCCTTGAGATGCTGAGAATACTGGTCAAACAGTGATTTAGTAGTCATATCCTCTTTCTTCCTCCCATGCAACCTGCTCTGCTCTATACTCTGCGGCCAAATCTTTCTGGAAGTCGAGCCATGAACCAAACAGTGATTCAGCGTCTGGATTGTCTGGATCTGTGTTGGTGCTGTCCAGAAACTCTTCCCAAAGCCTGTCAGATGCACCAATTGCTGAGATAGCTGAATCTCTAGCGGCATCAACTGCCTTCATAACATTATCCTCAAGACTCATATTCTCCCCAAGTTCTTCTGATTGGGACAAGCTCTTCTGAGGGTACATTCACGTTGACGTGAGTCAGGTAGATCCTGCACCCACGGTCACACAACTCTTGTCCAACTGCGGTAGCAATCGCTGGACTGCGATACTGTCCATGCTCGCTGACAAACGCAGCAAAACGTATCTTCTCATCTACGATGCGTCCAACACTCTGATAAATCAGGTTTCTGCCAGCGGGCATCCTAGAGTAATGCCTGACGAGTAGCTCATGATTGCCGTGTTCCTGTCGCAGAGCAGACAATGGTGGTAGTTCGGGCAACTCGCTGCAATCAAACAACACAGTGCCACCTCTGATTTTGGACACATTCGTGCCTGCGATAGAAAAGATCTCAATCATCACTCAAGAAACTCATCTGGAATAGTTAGCTCGGCATCCTCGTCGGCGTGACCGACCTTATCAGCCAGTGCCTTGATGCCATAATCTTCAGCGTACTCAAGATCAGCACCAGCACGTACAAGCATCTCTGCAAAGGAGTCAACCTCAATAGAGGAACCATAGAGCAACCTTACTCGTTCACCCGTTTCGCCGTATAGATCAATAATAGCCGTATACGTATTGGGATCTTCGTCTTCGCCCTCTACGAAATAGCTCGCAAGTGGATTACTGAGTTCAATTTTCCCCTCTTCTGTCATCGTTACTCCAAATCTGTACGTCTGCCGAAAACATCACTTGAGTCTCACCATTGATGCCATCCTGAATGCCGAGATCAAGGAAATCATACTCAAACTCATGGTTTGAGGGGATCATGCGCTGAATGTAGTCGTGGACAAACATTAGGGCATGATCTCTGGAAAGCGGGTCGTCAACCGGCCCGATGTCGATAATTGCGCTGATGGTGCGGTTCATTTGTCCTCAGAAACGGAGAGGTCCGGGCGCACTATTGAGATAATAGCACACCCGGACCACTTCCGTCAGTTAGTTCACCGACGCTGCTTACGCACCTCGCCCTGCTTCAGAAGAAGCGGGATGTACACGATCAGCCACAGCCCGCCCGTGAGAAGGCAGAGGATGATGTGTAGAGGATGATTGACGTAGTAGTCAGACATCGCTGTCGTCAGCCGTGCCGGGAGCGTCGGCAGCACGCCCCTCGTTGCGGCTCACGATGACCCGGTTCTGCACGTCAACCTTGACCGAGAACAGACCCTTCATGTTGCGGGCCTTGTTGATCTCAATCGCCTTCTGACGCACTGAAGCGATGGCATTCTTGTCCTCCTGCGTGGCAGGAGTCTCACCGGACACGATGACGCCGGTGGTCATCGACTGACCCACCTCAAGATTCTCCATCGCCAGACGTAGCGCCGACTTCTCCTTGCCAGAACGGAACTGGGGAGCCTCGGTGAGAATCTCAAACTGCGGGGTATCAGCCTTGGTGGCCGTAGCCTTGGTAGTAGCCATGTTGTTGTGTTTTCCTTCTTGTTTGTTGTTGTTACTGTTTGGTCCCGTTGCCGGGATTTGACTTGAACAGAGACAGTATCAAATTCCTGCACGAATTGTCAAACCGTGTTCTGTTCGTTTGCGTTTGGCCTGCTTTGCCTTCAGCCCGATCAACTTATCAAACTGATGGATTCAAAGTCAAGCCAACTTCCTCAACCAACACAAAGGGGACGGACCATGGCCCGCCCCCTTCATGCCGATAGAGATCTAGTAGAGCGTCAGTTGCGGCGCAGCCACTTCTTGAAGCGGTTACCCTTCTTCTGCTCCGGGGCTGTTGGGGCGACATCCTCAATCTCAGCCACCGTCACACCCTCAGGCTCATCCCACTGAGGGTCAGTGACCTCAGCGGTCCACTCAGCGTCCACCAGAGGCTTCCAGCGGTGAGTCTGAGCACGGGTGGTGGGGATCTCACCGACCACCTCGTAGCGCCAGCAGCGGCCCTTGCTGTTGTTGTAGTCAGCAGGGATAGACACCACGTCGGTCGGATTGATCTTCACGACCATCGTGTGACCACCAGCGTAGTGACTGAAGTGCGGGAGGTAGTCCTTGGAGCAGAAGTGCAGACCAGCCGAGCAGGTGCGGTACCTATCGGGGTCAACTTCCTCTCGGGGCATCTCGCAGATAGCACCGATGCTGTTGTCGAACGTGCCGCTGTTGATGTCCTTGTAATCATTGCGGACATTCTTGTACGCCAAGAAGCAACCATCCTCAGTGATGGGAAGGTTGGCATTCTCCAAGAAAAGGTAAAGCTCATCTCGTGAGAATGGCGCAGGGTTCTTGAACACGTTATCCGCAAACTTGATCCACGGCAACACATCCAGACCCTCATTGAGAATGTCAATGATACGCTCAGACAGAGTGTTGTTCACCTCTTCGTCATCGAAGTAGAGAACACCGCCCTCAAGACGCACCAGACCAGCAGCAGCATACACATCCTTGACATCATCGGTGATGTTATCAAGAGCATTCTGCACTGCTCGTGCCGGGGAGACGAGTCGCAACATCTCTTCGTCGGTGATGGTTGGATCATTGAGAGCCGCCTTTACACGGTCCCAATGGGTAGTGTCACCGTCCTCATCGGGACGATTGACATGGTAGGTGTCACCATCAATGATGACAGAAAGAGTCCGAGGACTCATGATGCTAGGGTACTTTGAAGTCATGGTTAGTTACCATCCTCCTTGTTGTTGTTTGCTTCTTCCAAAAAGTCGATGAGTTCGATGTACTGCTTCACATCGTGATCATCTGGATTGAACACCATAGGGTACTTAGCCTTGATATCCGTGACCACAATCTCACGACGAGCAACTGCATCCTCAAACCCAAGGTCCTTGAATGTGTGCTTGAATCGCACAACCAGACTGCACAAATCCTCATCGAAACCATCATGGCTCGCAACCATCTTCTCGATGATTGATCGACCATAACGGTTGTAACCGAAGTCCATCGAACGAGGAATCTCCAGCATATCACAGATAGTCTCTGCGTTATCCCGAATCACTGCCTTGAAGGCAACATCCAGACGATCATTGTCGTCTGGGCTGTACTTCTTCTGAGCACGAGGCGTCATCAGATAGACTGGACGGTACTCACCGAAGGCGTGCAGTGGTCGCAAGAACATCTTCAAGTTCTGACGATCATCAAAGCGCACGTAGCTCAGACCCTCAAGGTAAATCTGCTCGCTGGCGATAGCCTTGTCAATCGGCATCCAGTAGTACGACGTACCCTCAGGAATCTCAGAGGGTCGGTCAGTGATCGGAAAATCACCGACACTGCTGGGTCGCAGAGCAACGCTGTACAGACCAGACGCAACGCTGCGGCCAGTGCTGGACGAGTAAGTGTCACGCTCAGGAGGATCAACATCGTCCAGATCAGACACCTTCATGAACTGGTCACGGTCCAGATCAAGGAGTCGCATCAGACGAATGATCTCTTCGCCAGTGGGATGGTGCAGCCAGTAGGCAAGCTTGTTCTTCTTGGCGAACTCCATGAAGCGCTTACGCTTGCGGGGAGCCTTGATCGCCGGTGAGTCGATCACAAACCGCATGTTGGGAATGTCATCAATCTTGAAGAAGATCTCACCGTTGCTCGACCACGACACCTCGCTCAGACCACGACTACCGGAACGCATGATCTTGGGAATCGGGCCATTGTTAAGGATCGGGATCAAACCAGTCTTATTGGCGTAGATCATCCGGCCATGAGCCTCAATGTCACCAAGTCGCAGGAACTCGCCCCAAGCGTTGTAGGACTTGTAGGCGTTCATGTACGAGTCCTGCTCCTTGATGTCAGCAAGGGCAGTCTCTCGCACATCACGAAAGGCTTCATTGACAGCGGTGGTCAGGTACTTGGTAGTTGCATCGGTCAACTGCAAAGCCTCACGGCTAGCGGTGAACTCAACGCTACCAATCGGCACGTCCACAATGAAGGAGTGACCGTCCTGAATCAGATAACGGACATCCTCATCCAGATTGTGGAAGAACTGGTAGGGGATGGGGTAGACAACCGGACCCTGACGAACGTAGCCACGATCCGAACCGATGTAAGAGTTCGGAGCCATGATACGGAACGTCTCAGCCTCAAAGATTGCGTCAGGAGGCTCAACATCGCCACCGACAATGGTGGGACGGACATCGAAGCCAATAGCAACCTTGGTGGCTGCACGCTGGAAGTCTGTGACATGGAGGGTCTGTACCGGGAACCGCACCTCAATGCCACGAGGATCACCGCATGGCTCAGACTTGAGGTGAGTAATGGTAGGGATACCATCATCATTCATCGCAGCGAGGTAGAACCGCTTCTCGGTGCCAGAGTAGGCAAAGACGTCGAATGCGTCAGTGTATGAGAAGGGAGACTTGGAACCAAGTCCAAGACACCCGGTCTGCTCGTTGGTATCTTCCTTGTCCGAATCGAACAACGACGTGTAGACGTTCATCACAGTCTGATGATCCATCGACGTGCCGTAGTCACGAACGGTGAAGGTAGGGTCGATGTAGGTGGGAAGCTGGCAGTGGAACGGCTCATCGGCCACACCGGCAGCAACATGGGAATCAAGAGCGTTGGTCCAAAGCTCTCGGATAATGGACTGGGGCTTGTCAGTGTACAAGCCATCCAGCAGGACCCGGAAACTCTTGTTGTTCACCTTGATGGTGAACTGCTGAGTCTCCAGACCGTGAATGTTTGCCTTCACATCAGGCTTCGTGGGGATCATTTGTCTCCTTGTCTTCGTATGCGCCGCAGTTCAACTCAAGTCGTCGTACTGCTCTGCATTCTTTATGCTTGATCATCTTCAGGTGTCTAGTCGAACAGCTAAAGCACTTGGGTTCACCTACTAGGGCAATTTCTCGTGCTCTCCAGCATACATCATGTGGAATCATCATGTATTCGTTAGCGAAGTAAAAGCCCTGCTCTTGAGCTTCTGGCGGCATTGGTGTGATCCAAATGGGATCATAACCAGCCTCAGCTACACACATTCTTACTCGCTCAACGATATCATCAATATCGTCAGTCATCATAAGGCGTCCACACAGAGTAGGTGGTTGGATCAACGGTGTAAATCACCCGCCGAACACCAGCCTCAATCAGTAGCTTACGACAACGCTTGCACGGCTTCGCCAACCCAATTCTACCGTTACGACCAATGCGTGCAACGTACACGCTAGCTCTGCGTGCATTGCCACATCGTCGCAAGGCTGATTCTTCAGCGTGCAGGGATACACGCTCACGGATACCGGGCTGATCAAAGTCGCACCAACCGGGATTGCAGTTCAATCGTGACTGCCCAACAGCTAGCACGTTGCCACCACGTACAATAGTGGCACCCAATGACCACTTAGGGTACGTATCATTGGCTTCAGCTATGCGAATAGAGTACTGAAGTGGGCGGGGGAAGATGGCACTCTCAGTCTCCTTTAGTCATCTTCATCACTGTACTTGGAGTACGTCTCCCCTTCGACACGGTTGTATCTAATGACGGACATATACTTGCCGAGAGGATGCTCTGACTTGAAAGTATATGCGTCTGCCTTGCTCTCGAAAATCTCCATCGGCAACTGCTCACTGGGCAGAATAGATACAGTACACCACAACTTCTTTTCCTGCGTTTCCATGTTTAACTCCCTGTTTCCTGAACTCTAGCACAAGTTGGCTAGTTGTTGTCAATAATCCTGCGAAGGTCGAGAGCGAAGTCCACAACGTCTGAAGATGAGACAAGGGAACGCTCGCTCGCTCCGATCACGGTGAGAAATCGGTCAATCTCTGCCAAGAGCAGAAGCTCTCTGGCACTTGGTGGGGCAATCTCTACTGTTGTCATAACTGCTCCTATTGTCGTTTTCTTAGTTTCGGTTTTGCCGCTGAACTAAACAAGTTTGCAGGCAATGACTCCGGGGCAGTGAACGTCAACAATGGTTGAGTAGATGTCCCATTCACCACCACCAAGCCCACATCCCATCATGTATGGCATGTACACATCAATCACTGCGGTGTTGAATCCACAGAACCCTAGATCGTAGGCGGATTGATATACCTCGTCCCACGCCATTGTGGTGGGATCATACAGTGTCGCTCGCCCGTACTTGGTGCGCCCTAGTCTCTGTGCAAACAGGTTGGCTACATAAAGCTCATCGTCAACTTGTATGATCTGAGCCTTACCAAGCAGTTCGTCATCAAAGAACTCTAGACACATCGTCTGGTACTCATCCAGCACCTGAGGGTACATCTGAGCGATTTGCAACGCAATCCCAGCACCCATGACACCGTTTGTGTTAACTTGATGGCAGATAATGCCTCGCTGAATCTCTAGCAAGTTCTGTTCAATAACCTCAATCATTCGCCACCACACCTTTGAACTTCGTTGAGGTAAAACTGTTCCTCATTAGCAAGGTCACAACAGTCTGAGCAGAGAGTGTCTGCATCAAATCCGTTGTGGTAGTTAGCTTGAAGCGGCTGAAACTTCTCGCCGCACCTCTCACACCAATGATCAGACAGTACCTAATCCTCCACGCTCATATCTTCAACAATCTGATCCCAGTCAACCTCTTCCAAGTCTACGCCCTCAATCGGAAACTCAGTGAAGAAGTTGCGAAGTTCCACGGCAGAACCATGGAATCTTCCGGTTGGGCTGTGGAAAGTATTGTAGATACCTTCGTCGTTGTCGATCCATCGCTCAACTTCGTCAGTGTCCCATGTAGTTTCAGTCACTGCTTTTTCCTTTCAGCTATTGATCCATGCAAGCGACCAATCAGATAGCTAAGAACTACGGTGATAATAACCATAACAATCCACAGTAGCGCTGTATATGCTTCCACGAGATTCACAGGTTCTCCCCCGGCGTATCCCACTTACGAGTGTAGGCGAAAATGGGTCGATGCTCTGACTTAACGCAGTTGGTGTTACCACCGTATCCAAACGGGTCCATCGTATCTTCATGGACACAGCCCTCAACACCGCAGTACACATATCCATCAATGCGCACCATTCGCTTGGGGGGAGTCTTATATTCCTCAACGAGAACCTCAATAAGATTCTCAACGGCTTCATCTACCTTACTCATCCCGATGTTCTCCAAACTGTAGGAGTCTCAGGCACAGCGTCACGCATTGCACGCAGCACCTTAACAAAACTATCTCTGTCCCCCCAACCATTGTCAGGGTTCATGGAACCGAACCGCACAGGGTCAGCTTCAATACCTCGCACGATCGTGTTCAGCATTGCTGCGCCCTCTGGACCCTCCATGCCATTCAGGATAGCCCACCAAGACTCCTTCATGTCAGAAATGCCCTTGCGAGGTGGACGCTCAAACCCAGACTCATCCAGCACAGTATTTGCCATGCCGTTGCAGTTATGGGTGTAATTCCACTCTCTGTAACCGTTCTCGCCATCTGTTCCGCCGCATGACTTGCACTCAAGGTGTGCCCACCAACTCATTACATCCACTCCACGTATTCAGCAACATTGTATGTTGCAATGATCACAGTGTCTCCAGCAACAACGATCCCTGCCGGAACCTCGTATGTACACTGACCATAATCATCTGCGTAGACTGGAGTGTTCTCGTTCATGTAGAACTCTCCACCCTTGTATCCGATCATCTCTCGACCGTTCATGACTTCAGCGGCATCAACCAAAAGCTCTGCCACCGACATGACGGTGTAATCGCACACCGGAATCGTGACCTTTCGGTAGTCACCACGCCACGTAGTCAATGGACCGACGTTATCTCCGTTAGCGAACTTGACCGGCATCTTCAGCGGCATCAAGCTCAGCGTGTCCACATATTCCTTCAGTCTCATATCTGTCTCCTATGTCCAAAGTCCGGTGAAGTGTTCCTTCAACCAATCGAATGCCCACATCGTCTCAGCGTATTCGGGAGAGTTGATGTTCTCAAACACAAAGCCTCGGGCGGGATCAAACTCACCCTCATCCTTGGTAGCGTAGGCCCGGAAAGCATCTCGGGCACGCTTGATCTCATCCTCGGGGTAGTTGTAAGGGTATCGCATGATCTCGGTCAAACCCATGTCGATGAAAGCTGCGAGCGTGTGATCGAAGCTCCAAATGTACTGAGGCTTGAACTTGGGCACCAGCTTCTTACCCTCATGGTTATTGTAGTCGTGATGTGCCAGTTCCTCGGGGGTGAACTCAGGTTCATCATCCAGCCTTACGGGCTGTGCAAAGGACTTCACATCAATCTCGTCGCTCATAGGTCACATCCTCTTCTTTCTTGATCCATTGCAAAACACCATCAGTGAATCTGGCAACAAGTCTTACGTACTGGTCATCTTCAGTAGTGCATGACAGGTCGAGATCACCGTGATACAGAACCTGCACATCATACTCTGAGTCAATTTCCATAACTTCACGAGTACCAAGATCGTACTTGCCTGCACGCCACTGCTCAAACTTACCAGTACCAACATACACCTTAACGTGTCGATAGAGTTTGTGATCACGCACGATGTATGTGTCCATGGCCGGAAAGTCAAAGCTCTTGGTCTGTGGACATGCCCCGCCAGATGTGATCACCTTCACAGGGAAATCAGGTAGCGGATCTTCAAAACTGATGTAATCAAACATCCCCATCTGTTACCCCATCCTCTACTGCAAACTCTGCCGCAAGTCTATTAGAACAATCATCGCAGCACTTGAAGCCTGTTGGTTCAAGTTCGCCACAGTGATCGCACACTTCTGGAGCTACCAACCTGTATCCAACCTCTTTGAGAGCTTGAATAATTCTACGGGCATCATCGACACCCAACGGCTCCATGTAGTCGTAGGTGTTCTCTCCATCACCGCAGTGCATGATCTCAACTGCTGCAATAACTTCTTCTGGACTTTTCATCGTTCTTTCCTCCTTGCAGTGGGCCGGGTGAGACTTGAACTCACATGCACATTACCGGGATTATGATGCACGAGGTATAAGCTCGCCCCGGATACCGGCCCTAGTGCTGACCCCCAGCCTAATGGTTGTTGGTTGCTGATGCCGAGAACCCCTCTAAAGGTATGAGGGGCTGGGGGTCATGGTACCGGTGACGGGATTCGAACCCGTATGGCTTGCGCCGGGACATTTTGAGTGTCCTGTGTATACCGTTCCACCACACCGGCCAAATCTTTAGCCGTAATTGGCCGCTATGTGCCAGCCAACCTGTCCAACCTCATCTGGATCATCGGATCGCTCAATGCAGAGTTCACGACAACGCTGAATCAGTGCTTCCTGTTCCGGCGTGACCGTGAAGCCACGCTCAACGAACTCTGATGGGATCTCTTTGTCACCCCAGTAAGAATTGACCGACAATTCCTTGATGTAAAAGAAACTCTGAGGGTAATCAATGACGCCAGCATAACTGTAATCACACCCATCGGGCATACCCTTGTTTTCGCCCCATGTGAAATCGTCTACCCAATCAGGCTCGCCGCCATCATCCTGATTACCAACAGTGAAACCGTAATACAAATATGCGCTAGGACTCCGACCCATCAGTTATCCTCCGTATGAATCCAATTTTGGTATGACCATCGTGCCCATCTATACTGTGCAGCAGACTGACGTTGCGCTTCAACATTGCCCCGGCGAGCGTTATCATGGTAACGCCTAGCAATGATCTGCGCTAGCACTGCTTGCTTTTTTGATGGACCTTCATATTCCTCTTGAGCAGTTAGCTCACTCATGTTCAATCCCCAAGAAGCAAGGTATCTAGCTTATTCAGCCATTCATTGAAGCTCTGCTCACGAGTATTACGCAAGTTCCAATCCCATTTGATCAGCGTGATCAGTAGGTTAATGTTCATTACCTAACCCGGTTCACTACCAACTTCACAAGAAAGCCTAGTGCCAGTAGCGGCACAAAGAACCACCACATAAAGCCACTCACAAAGAACACCGCCACTGACATGGCCGCAGTCTCTGTGTCTAGAGGGGTTCCGGCATCCTTAATGAAATGTCTTGCCACTAGAAATCCAAAGATGACAGCGCAAATGATGAATATTACTGGAATTGCTTCTACTATTGTTTCCATAGTGGGGGTGGTAGGACTCGAACCTACGAAGCCCGAAGGCGATTGGTTTACAGCCAATTGCAATTGCCGCTATGCGACACCCCCATGTGCCAACCACCATCCATATGACTAGCTAGTGCATGGATGCGTTGGCTCTCGTTAGCTTTACGAGCTTGTCACCTGTACCGTGCGTTATGGGACCAAAGGTACTTACGCCCCTGCCTGTCAATTCGCTCTTCCCAAGAGCTAGGCACATATACATAAGGTGCGGGACACGCCTCATGCAATGGGGAGAACTTACCCAGCAGGTTGTACTTCCCTACCTTACTGTTTCGTATCACCATCACCACTAGCGGATAACCGCCCTCCGACTTCTAGGTCGGTATTTGGCAGAGATGGAATTAACTTATCAGTAACGCGCACAAGAATAACAGTCAAGGCGCACTCCACCGGGTCAGTGGAGATTCAATCAGCGTCTACGCCCAGCTAGAAAGCCGAACGTAAAGAATGTCAGAAAGACAAGAGTCCATAAAGCGACTTCCATCCAGTATGACATTACTTCTCGCCAGTGCTGAACTCTGCGCTAGGAGCACCAGTCATCTCAACCTGCTTGGTTTCGGTATTCCACTCAGCAGGACCAGCAACGGTGGATACAAAGCCTTCCCACCAGTGGGCATAACCCTTACCGTCCTCGTCAACACAAATCACGGTGGTGCCGGTGGTATCGCCGGTGTAAACGCCAGTAGCCTCAAGCTGCGGCAAGGCAAAGCGCTCCCAGCTACTACCGCCACCAATACGCTGCACACCCTCAGGGTTGGTCAATTGGTAGCTGCCGGGGATTGGGAAGCCAATGCTGGGGCAGGAATGGATAGGGTCAGTGACGCCCTGATTAAAGAAGAAGGTCGTAGTTGCAGTGGCGTTAGCCTGTGCAGTCTGAATCTCAATCAAGTTCTGCCGAAGCTGTGAACTGTTAAAGATTGGGACAGGCTGTGCCTCTTGGAACTGCCGCAACTGCTCACTTGCAGTCTTGGTATCACGCTCCGTTGCGTTATCCTTTTGCTCGTTACAACCAACAGCAATAAGGCTCACTGCAACAAGGAGTCCAATAACAATCTTCTTCATTTCAGCATTCCCTCGCTACGAACGACTGTGCGCTCATGGGTAGTTCGATCGTGCCGGTCAGCTTAGCTGCCGAATCACAAATCTGGCTTGTAATTGCAATAACCTGCTGGGGCGGGAGATTACCTGCCTCAACTTCTCGCACGTCGTCAAGAATCTGCTCAACAAGAGCATTCTGACGACCATACGAATCCTGTAGAATCTCAGCATTACGGTTGACTGTCTCGTCCTTGAGCCACCATCCTAGCTGCCATCCTCCGATGGTCAGCAGCACGATGAGAACTAGTCCACCGATTACGCTCGCCACAATACCTGACTTACTCATATTACCCTTTCTTCATGTTTAGTACAGTGCCCCCGGCAGGATTCGAACCTGCGACCTTGTGGATAGAAGCCACCTGCTCTCAATCCGCTGAGCTACGGAGGCGTGACACTTAGGATGGTTCCTTCATGACTTCACCACAACCAGACTCAACAAGCACATCGTTTGCTAGCTGTGCAGCAGAGCAAATCTCGCCGTTCTTCTTCTGGTAGACGACTGTGCCGCCACTGTAACCATGCTCTTCGACTCTGAGTATATTGATGTTGTACTTCTGCTCAATTCTTTCCTCATACGCTGGACCGCATCCGGCCAGAGCCAGAAGCGTAATCAGAATAAGGCCGAACCTAGCCTTCATACTTCACCTCAACTCCACACGACTCAAGCCCTTCAAGAAGCTTTGCCGCAATTGTATCACAGTTGAGGGGGTTGGCGGCGTCAATCGTGACGAGGATGTCGCCCACGATCTCGACCAGCGAATCGCCCCGGACCTGAACGGTTGTGACAGGCGGGAGCAGTTGGCGCTGCTGCGGCTTGGCACGGGACATTCCCCGGACACTCACTGTTTCAGTCATCAATCGGCCTCCACCACTCTGGCGTGTAGTACACGTACATGGAACCATCTGGGAACCACCAGAGGTTACCACTCTTCTTCAACCTTGCTCCACCATTGTTCTCAACCTCCACCACCACATTCTCTGGCGGGGGATCGTGAATCACATTGTGCCAATGTCGCTCAGCCATCTTGGTTCCACCAAATCCCTCTCACAACCTTCCGACACGCCTTCACCAGCGGGTCAGCGTCCTGCCAGTATGCACCATCTCGTGCAATGGTGTGAATACGATCATCGTCATAGCCAATCGCATTCAAAGCATGTTGTAGATCGCTGTAATCCAGCGGAACTTCAACACCAGCATTTTTCAAGACAGCTTCACTCACTGTCATCTCATGCAGTCCATTCAATTGGACTATGTAGTATCCATCAGCATTAGCCTTACGGATCTTCATGATCGGCCACGTTCCATCACTCATAGTCAGCCACCCTCACGTCGGGATCACCGACCCAGAAGATACCAGTGCCACGGCTCTTGTCGATCCACTCGTCCAGACAGGCGTGCAAGAACTGGCGGTACTCCGGGGTCACCGCGTACTCACCGGGCACGAATTGGTTGTCATCGCTCCACTTGTCATGAGTGATGCAGATGTCTGAGTGGACCATGCCACCCACCTGACGGCTCTCGTACTCAATCTCTCCACAAACGTTCATAATTACTCCTTATGTTTATCTCGCCATGCCTTAGAGTTAGTAACACTACAAGCACGACAGGCTCTGCCACCAGATGGTCGCCAATAAGTATTGCTATCATTGAACTCGTGACCATTAACGCAATGTGTCTTCACGGCATTGTGTGCCCCCGTACCAACCCCACGTAGAATATTCTCTCTGGGTAATACGGCTTCAAGATGGGCTGGGTTGCAGCAGGCACGATTTCGACACAAGTGATCAATTACTAACCCGTCTGGAATTGGTCCAATGTGTTCCTCGTAGGATTCCCGGTGAGCTAAAACTCCAAGACGATCTAGCTTGATTCTGACGTATCCGTGAGCGTTTGGTTTCTGGCGAGGTATCCAGCAGCCGTCCACGTCATCGCACAGGACGACATGCTTTTGATTGGAGGGAACGATTTGAAAATGGGTCATGCAGGGACTTTAACACAACTCAGCGCCCTGCATAAACTAACCGTAAATCACGCCGCCTAGCACAGCGATCTGCATGATCGTGTCAGCGATGTCAGTATCAATGTCACCAGCATCGTTCTCCATCGAAGCCTGAAAGACGAGACTACGCACATAGGGATTCAGGTGCTTGATCTCATCGTTGGGATTCATGATGCGGGCGATAGCTGCGCCAATCTCCTTGGTAGTAATCGGCACACCCACCTCAAAGTATGGCTGGCTCACGTCGGCGGGATCATCGTCAATCTCATGGACCTTGACGCTTGCCGGAATGGCACGGAAGTCGCCCTCGTACCACTTGTAGTCCGACACTGCGGCCCAGTAATTGATACCACCCTCAACTGCGGTGGTCAGTACATCGGAGAGGAACTGCTCTCGCTCGGTCATCGTTGTGGTAGTCATATGTCTCCTTAGGGTTGCTGAATACTCAGGGTCGCTGCCCACTCACCTGAATGGTGCGGCTTTCCTCATCTCGCTCCAACTCTTCACGGTAGTGGTATGACTCAGACACCTCGCTGATGTACTCACCCCTACCGATCATGCGCAGAGCCTCTGGCACAGTGATGCCATCAACCGGGCACCAGTCCTCATGGAACAGGTACTCGGCCTCAGCGGGGGTCAAACCAAGCTCAAGCCGACCAATGGTAGGAGTTGTCTCAGTCACCACGGTGTCATCATCGACAGCAAACTCGACATTAATCCAGTCCTGAGTGACTCGACTACCGTAGGTACGGGTCGGGGCAATGAAGCCAGTCTCGTGTGCAGCATGTCCAGCGATACAGAAAGCGGTACCGCATGGAGTGCCGGGAGCCTCTTCTCCCCACACGCTCTGATCGTACATCTCAGGGAAGTATTCGATCATGTCAGCGATGCGGTAGAAAAGCTCAGTGTTACGCACAGGGTTGTCGGTCTTGAGTGCGATGGGAGGCAACGTCACAGTACGTGAGAACATCGGCTCTCGCAGGTACACCTGCTCTGCCGCTGCGCTCAGCTTACCGCTGGGGGTCAGTGCAGGGTGGTCAGACGGGAGAGTCTTGGAGAACTCTTCAAGATCAATCTTGTCCATACTTGTTTCCTTCCGTTGTGTGTTGTGTGCCGGGTGCAACTCAGCACCCGGCACACGTAGCTCAGAGAACGATGTAGTCGGTGTACCGAGCGTTGACGATCTTCAGGCCGTCATTGCTGACGCTAACAGTCTGATCGTTGAGTGCGTGAGCGATATCGTACACCACGCCATGATCATCGTCGCCACTCAGGTCAGCCGCAGCAGTACCCTCAACCTCAATCTCAAAGGTTGCACGAATGGTCTTGCGAGCAGGCTGAGGCAGCACGTCGGACAGCGACTCACGGGCACGTCGGGCACCATCAGGGCAGGTGCTGTCGTAGTACCGCAACACGTTGTTCAGAGCCTCAAGCCGAGTCTCGTCACTGTCCGTGCCAAAGAAGCCGTAGCTTGCAAGCTTGGTGAAGACGGTACTGCGCTCCGAGCGGTCAGGGTCATCAAGGTACTCCATCACAGCAGTGAACAGGTCACGGCTAGGAGTCTCGGTGAGTGCCACAGCGACAGGGGGAGTGTCGGGAATATCCTGCCACTCAGCGATACGCTGTGCGCCAGTCAGGGTGTAGACACCGTTGCGATCGGACGGGCTGTGAGGACGAGCGTACAGCTTGCCAGCATCACGGGCACGTCGAGCAACGATTGACCAAGCGGTCACGTCACCACCAGTGGCGGGGTCGGTGTAGGGGTCGTAGACATCCAGCTTGGATGCCGGGGTAGTAGTGGTCATGTATTGCCTTTCATCCAACGGGCAAGCTGCAAGAGCCTGTCCGGGTTTACAATGAGTGTTAGGTGGTCTAGCGCAAGCTGCGCTTCTTCTTCTGAATCAAAAGCTTTGCTCAGAAAACAGTTACTGTCGTAGTCAAGCAGATCATATCTATCTGCCTGAATGACTGAGGCTTCGTTGTGACGTTCGGAGTAGTAGATGTACCAAGGTGCTCGCTCATATCCAAAGTCATCGTAGCTCATCAGCATACTCCACCCTGATCCAGCCAGCAACATCGCCCCAGTTCTTGGGACCCGTATCGGTATAGCTGCCGTCTGCCTGAGCCTGAATGTCGTTAGCCACCCTACGAGCCTGATGCGTGGCGATCAGTCCATGCTCTCGTTCCAGTGTGTTGAGAACGTCCACAGCGTTGTCGCAGAACGTTTGAGCATCGTAGCCCTTACGACTGAGCCACTCCCCGATCAGGCACCGCTGACTCTGACCCGGCTGCACCGCAAAGGTGAAGTATACGCAGTCGTCAATATCTTCGTCCATCGGATTCCGAAGGTTAGGGTACTGCTCACAGATAGCGAGAAGTTCACGAATTGCTCGCTTCTTGGTGATCTTCTTAGTCATGTCAAATCCTTGTCTAGACAGGCACCGCTGAAATCCTTATCGTGCATACACTTGGTTTCCACGTTCTTGTAGTACAAAAACCCACCAATCAAGACGATCAGTGTCACAAAGGTAATCGTACCCAAGATAACTCGCTTAGCAGTATGAGGGTATTCGGCAGCCATCAACCCTGACAGAATGAGGCAAAACACGAGCAGAATTACGTAGATTACAAAAACTGTCTGCCCAATTTCCCATACATTTACTTGTCTCACATCGCCGCCCATGACTCGTTGGCACCAATCTCAATGCCCATCAAACGCTCACCGCAATTCTCGCACCACAGGAACGTTTCATCAATGGCTTCGCAGGCACCGTCAGGCTCAAGTCTAACGTCACCGATATCATCCACCATGAGCACAGTCTGTGTATAAATACAGCGCATGTTGTGTGTAATCAGGTGCGTGCGGTGATCTACCTGCCACTCACTATCGAAGGGCAGGTTCAGAGTCTCCATCTCGTCATCGGTGAACGAGTCAGCGTCCTGAATCAGCACCCAACCATCTTGGTTGCGCCAGAACAACGGCACACCACCGTCATCGAACTCTTTGAGTGATCGAATGATCCAAGCCATTAATCCGCTACCTGCCTGTATGTCTCTCGGAACATCAACTTCTCCCACGGGTCGATCCGCTCCCACGACTCACTGCCGATCCAGTTGTAATCCTCGTCGTAGTTGCCGTCGTCATCTTCCGGGTTTGTCTCGGTCACGTAGTCGCAATCCCGATCAAGATACATGATGCGGGGAACGGGGTCCAGCATTTCCCGCAGATCCCGCTCGGCCTGCTCAAAACCAAGCCACACGTAGTGGTCAAGTGGTTCAGCAACAGTCCAGTAATCATAGGGAAGTGGACCATGCCACAGTTCCCAGTTGAGCGCTCGGTCGCAATCTTCGAATTTTTCCCAGCTAACGTTTGGGTACAGTGCCTTGATCTGATCTGCAATCTCAGTCGTCGTTGTCATCTCGCTCCTTGAATACGTAGGGTCGGAGTTTGTAACCGATGTAGTGGAAAATCAGGGACAGTGCAGCCATCGCCGCAAGGAACAGGAACAGGAACGTGTATGGATGCTCCTGCGAGAACTCGTCCACTGCCTGCATGAGATCCGAGATTATCAACATACTCCCGCTCTGTGCTGCACTACCAAGGCGAGCGCCTTCTGATAGTGCTCAGGAATATGGTCATAACCAAAGCTACTGCTCCAGCAACCGTAGTCAGGTCCATAGGACGAGTGACGCAGGATCACCTCTGTGTAGATAAGCTCACCGTTCTGGTAGCGGTCATGGAACCACACGTCGTCACCGTCAACCTGTCCAACAAAGATACAGCCCATGTCACAGTCATGAACGTAGCGTGGATTACCAGCGGTCATCAATCTCTCCTGCATCGCTGACATTACACATAAACTCGTTGATAAGATCATTGCCCCGTGCGGCTAGTGCCTCTGGCAAGGCTCGGCCCCAAAAGCGTGACTTGAGCACCTGTTCCCGCACCTCAGGCCACCTAGGCCACTGTGGATTGTCTGCACGGTACTCGTTCCAGAGATCCTCAATATCTGCCTCATCGAACACGGTAGCAGCCCAGTTGTGGTGAAACTTCAGTTCATAGAACAGATCCAAGGCTTCACTCTCGGAGAGAGCAAATAGTTCCTCTGTGAGATTCATCGAACACTCCTGTTCATCGCCCACTCAAACCACTCATCATACGTCATACCAACAGTGCCGATAGGTTCACCACGGTAATCGTACAGATCAATGATGATACCTTCGTCGGTGCCAATGAAGTTGATAGAGCTACCGTCAGGAAACTCATGGAACTGACGCAGGCTCATGACAGCCATCCTACCAATTCCATGTCATCACCAGTGACAGGATCAATGAGCGTTCCACACTCAACAAGATCACGCCAATGCTGATAGTTCTTGTCACCGTTGCGGTCAGTGTAAACCAACCACATATCCACGGTCGTGTAGTCTGGTACTTCAGTCATCATCAGCCCTCCCAAGTCTCAGGCAGATTACGCTCCACCTCGTAGGCAAAGTCCGCAGCTTCGTCGTAATCGTCATCGAAGTGGATGACAACCTCGTAGTAGCTACCGAAGTCATGTGGGAAGCTTTTGACGCCAAAGCAAGCACCCCTAGGAGGCTTACCAAAGGTCCGCTCCAAGAGTGTCATATAACGCTCACACTCAAGTCGAGCACGGGGAGCATAGTTGGGTTCACCAACCTGCACACAGTTCTCACCAGCGGGGCTAGGGCCAAGCTCAAGGTAGTCACGCATATTTATCTCCTTCAGGGCTTCACTACGGTGAACCAAAACCCGGTTCCGTAGTATCCATTACCATCATTACCTTCAAACGCTGCAAGCTCAAACCGCTGATCTTGTGCGAGCACAAAAATGCGATAGGTTCGATCAGGCTCGTAACGATCGCTGCCGTCTGTCTCGTCAACAACCTCAACGTTCATGATACCGTTAATCGGCATGTCATTCAGTCGCACCAAGTCGTAGTCACCAGCACCACATGAGCAACCACCATCGTTGCCGCCCAGCAGTAGCTCGGTGCCGTCGTCAAGAGTGACCTTGCCCTCGGTAGTCACGTACTTGTCAGTGGTGGGTAGATCACCACCAAACTGCACTGACGTGATCGAACGGCCAATCAGTGCCTGTCGCAACACGTCAACGTCATTCTCGTTGTAAATCATTCGTCCTCATCATCCAAGTCTAGCGTGATGAACCGACAGTTATTGCACTTGCGATGCAACGTGCCAGCCATGCGACTACGCTCAACTGGCCCCCATTCATGTGACTCACACATCATGTCCCTCCATTGCCATGCGGGTGATCTCTCCCTGATCTCGACGCTGACACATGCCTGTCCTGATCCACACCACAGAACCGTTAACCTTACGCTTGTGCAGGTGCCATCCACTGTCGAGCCAGTAGGTGAGATGAAGCTCCACATCCTCGTAGTTCACAATCATGTGCCGTGTTGCAGGATACTCAGCCTCACGAGTCTCAATCCATGCACCATCGGCAAAGACTTCCTTATAGAACTTGGGGTGAGCGAAAAAGGTGTCAGACATGGGCACCATTCTCCTTCAGGTAGCCGAGATTGACAAGAGCCTCACGGGTCGGCTGCTCCCCGGTAGAGTACCAATCGACCAGCACCCAGCCAGACGAGGGCACCTGAACGACCGTTCCGTCAGGATGGTGCAGGATTTGGTCGTAGTTACGCTGATTGAGATGGTAGCGCCCCGGCAGGAACTGGTTGATACGGTTACGGGTAGTGACTGTTGCCCACCCACACTCATTGAACATCACTGCACCGTTAGGGAACAGGCGCACAATGTTGTGTCCATGCAGGGTGATGTCGATGGGCTGGAACTCAGCGTCCAGCGTCAGGTGAGAGTAGGTGTTGTTACCAACCTTGCGGGTGGCGTAGAAGCGTCGGCCCTCATGCAGTCGGCGCAGTCCATAGTAGTCAGTAGCGGTCATTTGGTTCCTCGCAATCACTTGTTATCTCCGTAGTTGTAGAGTACGTCGATCAGATCGACGGGTCCACAGGCAACAAAGGCTTCATCCTCGTTCTCTGCGTAACCGATGGACTCTCCATTCAGGTACCACACATCGCTATCATAGCTGACATCGTATCCATCAGCGATCAACTCGTGAAACGGATAAGTCTCGTCAATTCTCATGCACGCAAGAGAATCTTCGGAAAGTTGTGGTGCCTGCATCTGTGAACAGCTAGCGGTCAGCACACCCGCAACGATCAACGCAACGAGCTTCATCAGTAGTCGCCCCCCATGTCAACGTAGCCGCTCTTTTCCGGCCTGAAATGTCCACCGGAGAAAGTGGATGGCTCGTTCACAATGGCTGGAACGATATTGCGGTGTGTTTCTGTCCACTCTGGAACGAGCACACCATCCTGATCTTCTACCACACACACCTTATAGAATGGGGCTTCTGGCATCAGCACGACCACAACGTAGTGGTCGTTCGGCACCTCAGCATCAGCCTCACGATAACAAGTGGACGCAATGCATGTACCACCAAGGATCTTGTCATTCGGCATTGGAACGCTCATTACCAACCGTCCTCCTTACCCAGAATAACCGGGTTGTAGCGTGTATCCTTCAGGGCTTGATGCACACTTTCTAGGGCTGAGCAGATAGTCCGCATCTTAGGAAAGGATGCAGTCTCTGCGACACACACCCACATCGAAAACCCAAGTTCGTTAGGGACACTGATAAGAATGTCCCAGCCACCAAAGTTAGCGTCATCTGGCTCGTTGCAGATAACTGCTCGGATCACTTCCTCGCATCCTGCGGGGCTGTAATCTTCACGAAACGGCATTCTCGTCCTCACTGAAGTGGATGGTGACATCGCTCCACGAAGCACCAGTCAAGCCATCGACCCAGCAGTTGTAGTTGGTGTCGTAGTAGGCCACTGTTCCGGTCACCGTGTCATACACGTTGTCGTAGGTGAGGGTGATGAAGTTACCCTGACTCGTATCAACCGGCACCGAGAGTGTCTCATCCGGGTCGAGGTGCATGTCATCAGCGAACACCTCGCTACGACTGAAGTATGCTTTGGCAATCATGCCTTCTCCTTGATCTGCTCCCACTCTGTCTGAGCACGCTCAAACAGTTCATGCACGTCATCCAGAGTCAGGTCCATGGACTCTGCCAGTGCCTCCATGTCGATCTCCTGTGTTGCTACGATCTCTGCGATCAGGCGTGGGAACTGGATGTTGCTGTTCTCCCACTTGGGCTGCTCTACACAGATGGAGGGGCCGTACTCAATGTACGGCTCATCCTCATAGCACTTGTTGAGGAAGCTGAATGCGTCCAGCCAAGTGTCGAACACTCCTGACAAGTACCAAGAGCCACCGTTCGCCGTGATACGGTTATACTCACGGTCCAAGTCACTCAACTCATCAGCACTGGCTGATTCATGGGTGACGACGTACTTGCCGCTCGGCTCGTGCAAACGAAGTGCGAGGAAGTTGTCTGCGGACATAGTGCCTACCTTTCGTGGATAGGGCATGTATCACCCTGATGGTTGTTCGGATCTGTTGACGTGCATTTTGGCATGTACCACCAGTGCTCTCGTGGGCACCGTGCATCACATCTCACAACTACACCAGCAAAACCATGATGTGGGTCAAGGTGCTCTTGTTCGTATGAGTTCATGCGCTTGTACGGGTTCGGGTTGGGGTTTGCAATGAAACTCATACGTCAACACCCTCTCCAAACATCTCGTCCCAGCACTTGGCGTGCGTGCCAGAAATCAACTGCTCTCTCAGATCCTCATGCATCTCAGGCATGAACTGCTGAATCGGACCACGCTTAGCCTTCCATGAAGCGTAAGCCTCAGCCACCACCGTCACTGTGCCAGTCTTGCCACAGTGAAAGCATCGGGGAGTCTCAACTTCGATGGTAGGGAATGCGTACTCTGTCACTCAGTCTCCTTGGTCACAATCTTGGTGTGGTCCAGTGTGATAAGGCTCACCCAATAGGGTGTGGTGCCGGGTGCGGGCGCAGGCTCCACTTCGATCAGTTCAGTCACGAACTGGAAGAATGTGTCCTTGACTTTGCGCTCACTCGTGTCGTCATCCAGCGTGACGGTGAACTCAACTGGAAACGTGATCTGTCGTGCCATTACAGCAACCTCCCTGCGAATCGGTACGCTGCATCGGCAAGTCGCCGTGCAGCACTATCGGAATAACCCTCGCTGCGGGCATTCCAGTAGGTGTTGTAGTAGATGCTATACGGATCAGTCATCCTCATCCTCCTGTTCATCTGCGACAAAGTGTGTGTCCAGATCCTCCTGAGTGAGCGTGACATAGCCCTCATAGGGCAGCACACCCACCCACATACCCGGCACCAAGCGCTCATCACCCACACCTAGGTCTGGACTGTTGACGTACACGGTGTTGGGCACACCATGGTAGTCAAGCCAAACGCTGATGTTGACAGCGTTGTCTGAGTCAAGCTGCTTGGCTTCGATGATGATGGTGCTGTCTGTCTTAAGTGTATAGATCATACTCACTCGTAATGCGGGACAGTCTCGGGGCGGCGCACTGGAGGATGGTTCTCAATCCGAATGCTGTACGCACCACCGGAGTAGAGCACGCTACTGATCGGACGATCACCCTCGGCAGGGTACTCGTCACGGATACGATCACAGTAATCCTCAGCATCTGGCTTGTTGTCAAACACCTCGGAGTGGACAGGCTCGCTGATGTCGTACCACCAGCCACCTTCCTCAGCACCACCGTAGCCACGATCTTCCTCGTAGACATTGACGTACCAAGGTGCAGGCTCCAACTCATCCTCATGCACCATCAGGTGAGTGATGAAGCTACGCCCATCCTCAGCATCATCGCCACCGAGCCAACCCTGATCTCTGTGGTCGAGCGCCACCACAAAGCACTGACGCATGGTGCCGGGGCTGTCCATGGTGGTGAAGTCTCGGTCATCGACCAAGTAGCTAGCGGTACCGACGACGGTGCCCAGCATGTTCTTGGCCGGGTCGTCGTTCAGGACGGTCACACGATCAAACATCATCATCTTCATCTCAGTCTCCCCAAGGGTTCACTAGTGCGAGTGCAGCTACTTCGGTCAATCCTTCTGGCGAATCTCCCCACGATGTGCCACCACCGATAAAGATCCAATGGTCATGCACGTTGGCAAGTACCACATCTCGTGGACTGTTCAGCACGCTATCGGCAGCGCTCAGCACCCGCTCACGAATCTCTGATTCACGGGAAGCTTCATCTTCGATGTCATGGTCCCACATGCCAAAGTATTCCGCAAGCTCCTGATACTCGTCTGCGTCAAGTCGGTCAAGAGCAGCAACAACCTTAGCCTTAGCTCTTGCAATGTCCTCAACTGAATAGGACCATGTTCTCGGATCTGCTGCTGGTGCATCACAGATAGCGATAAGCAAGTCTGCGCCCATGTTATTCTCCTTCGTAGTCTTGACTGTAGTGGGTCATCGACGCACCCGGTCGTAGATCTCGCGCAGCGTTTCGGAAGTGCCAACGGTTGCGGCACACTTCGCCAAGCCGAGCACGGAACGGCCAGCCGCAGTCAGGGCACTGCTCGTCGTCGATGTGACCCTCCGTTGCCGCAAGTCTACTCATGCGCCCATTGCCCTCTCCATGCGGTAGATGGCCTCAGTCTCGTAGTAATCCTTCTGCCAGTTCTCCCACGACTCACGAGTATCGTCATCTAGCTGTGTCTCATCGACAACATCGACCACGTTGCGCCCGTGACATTCCTCACAGCGGACGTTGTAGTCACCCCGCATGTAGCCCTCCATGAAGTCATCATCGGCCCAATCCTCACGATCAGACTGAGTGACCACGCTCAGGTCACGATGCACATACTCACCGTATCCGTCACACTCAGGGCACACTTCCCGACAGGTGGGAAGCTTCACGCCGTAGCAGTCCTCAAAGGACTCAACCAAACTCTGCTTAGCCATTAGTCATCCTCCTGTGCCAGCCAACCCAGCAC